CCGCCAATTCTCGTCCCGCCAAAAGACCAACGAATACCCACGTTGTGCTCATAGGTATATCATTATATACTTTAAAATACCACAGCACGAGAGCATAAAACAAATCGATCAAACAAGCAGAACGAACAAAGCGAGTTCCACTTTTAGAAAGAACAAGTTCTTGAATCTTGCCACCATGAGTATAAAATAAGTGACCTAAACCAGCCACCAGGATACCAATAATCCCAAGCATTGTTGGGAGCGCTACGCCTTCTCTGGGTAAATAAACAAAGATGTTGGCTATGTCATGAGAAAGCCACATATGCCACAGAAAACCTGTTGAGCACCACTGTGCTATTGTCCAAAACCTTCTGTGTTCTTCCTTGACGGGATTCTTCTCGTTAAAGAAACGAGTAAGCACCATCCAAATACCATAAGCAGCAAGAGCCGCCACAGCATAACCGAGGGCTGACTTCATTATAATCTTTTCTAACACGAGTCCACTTGAGAATGCGCTCAGAGTTAAAAGTGTCGTTGATACAGGCACACCAAACCGAGTAAGACCCAACAACAACATGGGAGCCAAGGCGTGGTACCACTGAAATTGTTCCGGAAGAGGGATTTTATTTAATCTCCCGAACGCTATATCTCCTTGCCCCCACCCATACAGGAGAGTAGAAGCCAAAATAACAGAGGTGAAAGCCCACATCAAACGCCAGTCAGTTTTCTTCTTATTCGAACTAATAAAAGTTCCAAGCGTTTGAGCGCTGTCGTTTCCGATAACAGCATAAGCAGCCAGCAAGAAACCAACCGCACCAAATATCATAGATAACATTGTTTGCCTTCCTTTAAAAGTTTACATCTATTCTAAGTGTTGGCCCGTATTCTAAAGCCCAATCGTTTTTGCGTTGATTTTGAATGAAAATGTGTGGATCAAGTTTTAAATTATTGTCAACTTTGTGACGAATTCCAAGTCTAAATTTGTTCTTATCCAAAACATTACCGAAGTCATGGGGGTTAAACGCCATCTCATTGGCAACATAAAGTGTAGCCCTAGCCTCCGTATCAAACTCCACTCGTGTATTATTGACGATAGACACCGAAACGCCGGCGTTTGCAATACCCACCAACAGTGCTAAAAACATAATAAATCCCCCATGTCTACTTAAGTAGACATGGGGGGATTAGTTCAGTTTAAATGGATCGGGATGTCGCAAAAAAGAGACATTTTAGTTTCTTATGGGTCTAAATTACCCCAATCGCAGTCACAAGGGATACAACCACATGCTTCGCAAATTTCTTGTCTACGGAACAAAGAAGCCACAAACAACATAATAAAAAGCAAAGCATCCAAAGTGTCGGGCGAATAAGTGCTACACCCTGTTTTAATTGGCTCTTCGTCATAAGATAAAGAAGGTATATCACTATCGTCGGGGATATTTTCTGTTTCATTCTCCGTTATCTCTGGATGCTCTTCTTCTACAATTTCTTCTTCATCTGCCGGTTCTGGAGAGTTTTCCCACTCTTCTCCTTCGTCTTCTTCTGGTTCCCAAAAAGGCGTATTTATTTCTATATGCTGAAGGGAGAAGCCAACTTCTTTTGCGAATGGATTTAGGTTTCCAATATCAAAATGAGAAACAAAATTAATCTCATCCAAAACAAAAGTTTCCCCTTGTTCTACTTGGATGCTCATAAAGTATTCGTGATAAGCGGATTGATCTGCTCTCACTCCCAAATTGAGATAAGTATCCCACGCCATAAGGTCGGCGCGACCATTCACAAACACATCCCATTCGTATAGGGTGACTTCGTATTGGGTTCTCACGCTATACTCGGGGCTCATATACCCTTTCACTTGCACATTCCCTGCTGCTTGCACGTTTCCTTCTTCATCCAATGGGATTTCACCATGTGCCATAACAGCACCTTCGGCGTTCATACCAATACCATATTGATTGGAGAAGGTGACTTGACCATATGCGTCGATTCCATAATTCTCAAAAGGAACGGCCCAATCCCAACGGAAAGCACCTTGTTCGCGATTGACATCGGTCATAGCTTCCACTGAAAGCACTGGGTATTCACCCCAATCTTGCCAATCGTCAGCCCATAGTTCACAATTGTGATCAAACCACAAACTTTGCCAGCCGGGGCAGTCATCTCCCGGGGTGGCACGTGCTTTAATAACTGCGACATAGAAATCACTACCTCTATCAATCGAAGACTGAAACCAATAAAATTCCACGATACCATCAACTGAATTTCCGTATTCATCGGAATTTCCGATGTAGAGGGTGTTGCCTTCAAACCAAGCATACGAACGCGTATCTGATTCGTAATCAAGATTAACAACACTGTTGAACGATACATCAACATCGCCTTCTAAGATAGTAGCACCCGTATAAGACGTTTCCGAGTCACTTAGGGGTGAAGCCCACAAAAGACTACTCAATAATAAATTAAACATAACTATTCCTTAATAAAAAATGGAGCGAGTAATGGGGTTCGAACCCATGACATTCACGTTGGCAACGTGATGCTCTACCAACTGAGCTACACTCGCGATTCGTTAAGTAGTCGTAGCGCTCTACATATACGTGTAAGCCCTATTCCGCCTCCAAATCTTTGGAACATGTTTAAAGAAAAATAACTTTCCAGTTCTCTTTCTACTCTTAATTTTCCAAAATGATTAAAAAGTAATTTTGCATATTGACCATCTGAAATTGTATAAAACAAATCTCTCATTTCATTAACATTACAAGAGCGTTCGGCACTGCCGATTGTTTCCATCCCATAGAGCAGAACATCTACTTTATTAAAATGAGATCCGCCTTCTATTTGTTTCATGTTCCAAAATGGATCGGATCTTAAAGGAAAATCTGTAAGGAAAATAATATCACTAAGCCGTTTCTGAAGATACGTTTCGTGTTCTGCTTCTAAGTGTTGAGTTCCTGTGTTGAGTTCCATACACGCTTCATCATATTTTATAAAATAGGGGCCGTTATGAGTTTTTTTTGCTTGTGATGGTGGTGGCGCGCCATTCATGCCATTAGTTTCGAATCCTAAGAAATCCAACAATTCTAATTCTAGATTTATCATGTCATCAACATTTCCCTGTGATTCAAACTCAAACATTGGAAAAATTTTATCATGCCGGCCTGGAATTGGATCGGGCTCATTACGATAAGAGGTCGAGATACAAAAAACACCCGGAACTGTTGGGTGATTCAGTAGCTCTTTTTCTAACCACATTTGCCCCGTTTGAGGAAGTGGCCAGTTAACTCCACTAAAAATATATTGGCTAATTGTTTTTGGATCTTCGCATGCAGCCAATATTGATCTGCGAGATTGAGAAGGGATCTCTATAAATCCTTTTTCTCCTTGGAAAAAATCTCTCATTTTCCTAATTGCTTCGCTGTATTCAAATATGTTCATAATATCTCCTTATGATGTTAATGGGGGAGGTTCAGGTGGTCAGCGTTATTGGAATTATGCTCTCCTTTGGTTTTGAAAGAGCAAGATTGAATGCGTTCTGTAGATTCATCCAAAATTCAGGTGTGGTACCCAGTGCCTGAGACAAGAGCCAAGCGGTTTGGGGCGTAATGCCTCTTTTGCCACGGATGATTTGGTTGATTCGCTGCAGCGGAACACCCAAATGGGCGGCCAGTGCCACTTGCGTCATTTCAGCAGGCTTTAAAAATTCCTCAAGAAGGATTTCTCCAGGATGAGTAGGAATTCGGTTCGAGGGCCTCATAATATCTCCTTATGATGTTAATGGTGGAGGCGGCGGGAGTCGAACCCGCGTCCGCAGCAGCTTAGATTAGAGTCATTCACAGGCATAGCTAATTTACTATCACAAATTAACAAAGGTAGGCAGCTTTAAAACGATGCTTACTGCCCTGTTGCACCGAGTTTTTTGATTTTTACAACTTGTCTGTTGTGTTGCTCTAATTGGACAGATGGCTTAGAGCAGCCACCCGATTAAGCCGCTAAGCGAACTTCTTCGTAGTAATAATTGTTATTTGCAGTTACTGCAATTTGAACTTTTAAGGTTGTATCTTACCTACCTGCACTCGGCCTCCGAGTTCTACCCCGTCGAAACCATTTCGCCCCCGTTAATTAGTAATAGTCAGTGCGTTTATCCAACTGACGTAAAAATAGAAAAAATAATACCACAATTACAAGACTGAAGAGTGGTTTGAGCCCCCAAAGAGTTGCAGCTTATTCCACCAGATTCATTAGCAATTTCAGCAGCACTCTGATGATCATGTTCGTCATCCCAGTAATGCTGAAATCCTGCGTCTTCATTTCCTGTATCGGCTGTATCCATAATAGTTCCTTAAAAAACGATGGCCGTGGATCTTTTGCTCACCACTCGCTAGCCCCAGTTTATTTTTTGAATTAATCCTTACTCCGACGGTGAAAGGCTCTTGGTGGACATGGAGCCTCCTGGTTCATAGATAGAATGGCCTATAGGAGTCTCTTCTTTAAAGTAATTATCGATATTAAATTTTTTTAATACTTGTTTAAGCTCCAAATAAGTAATTCCCAAAAATCTAGCTGCATCTTTTTTTGATTTAGTGGTAGAAATAGCAAATTTAAGAATAGCTTCTTTGGTTATTCTATTTGCTTGCTTCCATATACTAAAACCATATAATCGGTTATTAACATGGTGACATGCAAGTTCTAACTTGACAGCAATAAGATCTTCTAAAGAAAGACCTGAGATTAAAGAAAGTAATTCATCATTTACTTTGGCTTCGTCTTGTAATTTGATTATAACACTTTTAGATTTAGTAGTTATATATTTTTTATTAGTATAAGTCATTATAAATAATAGTATATTAAATAAGAATAAGATTAAGAAGACCGGTTGCAGAACATACTAACAATATAACAGGGTTCATTCAGTCTGTCAAGAAAAAAGTTAAAATTCTTTAAATAAAATCTGTTTCATAATTCCCTCACCGGCACCACCAGACTTCTTGTTCCAAACTATTGGGTTAACTGATACCTGAGTTCCACCTTCGCGGGGCCATAAATCAAAATTTAGAAACGTTTTTCCATTTTCCACTCCAGCATCTCTTATGCCGGCTTCTTGGGCAGTTTCATACCATTCGACTGGAGTATTAAATGAAATATTTGCATTGGGGTATTTCTTCTGTAAATTACGTGTAATAGCTTCAGCATCAAACCAATCGGGCAGTAATCCGTTAGTTTTTACTCTAATCTCCACACTGCCACTATCAGGAATAAACTGTTGCATTCCTTGCATTACGCGACGGCTAGCGCCTCTTAGGCCTGTGGGTGGGTTGTCACCATAATCTATATTTGCTTGAGAAGAATCCTGACTATCCTGGCTATGTATATTGTTGTCCTCCGCGTCAAAGAATCCCGCATCAAGATCGAACATACTAGTATTTAAAGTTTGATCCATTTGTTTAGCCATTTGTTGTGCAGTTTGATCATTTACATTGCCTAATTGATCTGACGCTTGTGAGGCAGTCTCCATTACTTTAGACGCTATTTCTCCAACAGCTTGCTTATCCGTACTCTGAAGCGCTTCGCTGGCTTGTGCAGCAATTTCTGGAACCACATCGCTTCCGGCCTGTACCACTGCTTGAAGATCATTAGGATCGCCACCCAATGCTCCATATGTAACCAACGCCGCCGCAATTGCGGCCGCAGCCAATCCACCAAGAGCATATTTTGCAATCTTGGCTTTTTTAGGATCTTCAATTTTAGGAAGCGCGCCCTTAATTTTATTAATAGTCTTCGCCACACTTTTAAGAGCTTTGTCTTTTCCGCGTCCAAGCAACATCATTGCTTGTACTTCTGCCTGAAGGATTGCTTGACTAATATCGCCGCCGCTAACTTCGTTTAGATTTTCAAATACATAATCAATTGATCGTTCCCAATTTTCTAAGAAAAGCTCTATACTATCCTCAGATTCTGTGAGAGAGTTGAGGCTATCATAAAAACTGCTTTTCTTTATATTATTCTCTTCAAATAAATATATATCACCACAAGCAGATCTGCTTTCAGTTTCGTCGATATAACGATTCCAATTCTCTAGTATAAGCTTCATAGTCTTATGTACCTTTTTGTTGTTTTCATAATTCTATATCCAACTCTTCTTCGCCTTCTTCACCACCAAGTTCTCCACCCATCGGATCTTCTGCCGCAGTGTCATAAGCTTGATTAGTTGGTTCTGGAACCGTGGCTTCAAGTTCGGCTTCAAACTTATCAAAATAAAGTTTTAAGTTTGCGATCAAATAATCATAAAACAATTCCTGGTCTTCTTCGTTAGATAACAATTGATAACTATCAACCACTGAAGTCTCGATTTTATGAAAAGTGTTATAAGCCATGTTGCGACCAGTTTCGTCATTTTGACCTTCGACTCCTTGCGCAAAGTCTTCACGTGGATCGACATCTTCTTCTTCTGATTTCTTTTCTGCATCTGTGCGAATGTCAATAAACTTATCGTCGTCTTCGCCTCCAAGATTAACTTCAATATCTTGTTCGTTTAAGTCTGATGCTGCAGCATCGCCGGCTTTATCATTTATTTCAACAGGGCTGAGTGTTTTTATAACAGCATTAACAATGTGGGAACGAAAAGACTGTCTCTGATCCGGATTAGTGGTCAATTGTTTGTAATCCATTTCTAATTGAGGAACAATTTTCTTCAATAGATCTTCTAAAACATTAATTCCCGTAGATTTATTAGGAGTGGGATCTACGTCTGGAACAGATCTCTCACTTACCATCGATTGTAATTCTAGAAACATTAATTCTTTCAAAGCTTCTTGTATTTGAGAGGATTTGTGGTGTTTTTTCCGTTGAATGACTTTAATTAACTCTCTAATATTTTCTCGCAATAGTGTTTCTTCTTGTTGATTCATTGTAATATGCCTCTTTCCATAATTAGTCTCATAACCTCATCTATAGTTACAATACTTTCATTTTTTCTTGGGTCACGCTTTCCTATAGGTTTCGGCGCACCTGCCATGGCGCCTACACCGGCCGCACTGGTCTCTTCAATCTCTTCAGAATCTATTCTTGGAGGTTCAAGATTTAGTATCGAGAACAAAACATCGATTCTCTTTTTTGGAAAAAACTCAGTTAGATCATTATATGCTTCTTTGTCTGTCGGATCGTCAATAAGTCTCTTTAACAAATCATCTCTCATCGTCGACGCACTAAATGGTATACCACAATCCCTTTCAGTGCAATTAACCACATGTTCATCTCCATATAATACTTCTAGACCGTCTTTAGCATATTTCTCAGCACCAATCCATCTATGCCAATCCGGCAGATCTGTTTTGTCATCTGTTTTATCGCTGGCCCCCAAAATAACTCGATCGGTTTCTGGATTAAAAGGGCCGTCTTTCCCAATAGCATCAAACACAGCCTGAAGTGGACTAGCTTTTGGTGATTTTTGAATTTTAACATTTCCGGGAAGATCGGGGCCAAACACCTCATTCCAGATTCTTTCGGAATGCTTCGCTGTTACTTCTTTTCCATTTGGTAATTTACGCGCAAATTTGGTCGGATTGGATATTAAAACAATTACTTCATCTGCCTTTTCAGCATACTTTCTTACCATGTCTGCGTGACCTTTGTGGGGAGGCTTAAATGCTCCCGGAACAATAGCGGTAGTTTTCTTGTCCGGGATCACTTCAACTTCTTCCTCTTCAAGAGTCTTGACTTTTTGAAATTCAGATTCTGTACCGCCAACAATAAAATCACCTGTTATCTTAACAGGCTTTTGAGTGCCAAATATTTCACTATTCCGGAAAATAACACCTTCGTGATTTTTTAAATTTCCCAATTCGCTTTCGAGTGTTTTTAATACTTGGTTTCCCAACATTCGAGTGGCATGCAACATAACTATCCCATCGACGGCCTTATCCCAATCCACCGGATTTTCTGGATCTCTTTCTATAATGTAATCCATCAAAGGAATGTCTTGATTTAAAATAGTTTTATACAACTCTTTGTGAAAGGGGTGAGAAGGTTTACCATCGGTTCTTTTAAGAGGAAAATAGCCAGGATTATCAGCTTCTTTTAGCCACTGTTCTATACTTTTAGTAACTATGTTATCTTCACTCAATTTAATCGAGAAGGGCTCTGATAATGCCTCAGAAAAGTCAATTTCTATGGTATTTTCGGATGGTATGTCGCCATAAACGTAAAAACCATATTTTTCTCCAAAAGGTTGTAGTATTTCTACCAATTCCTTTAAAGCTTCTCGATCGTAAGGAATTTCACTGCTAGCATCTGTAATTGGTCTCTCTTTTCCAGTTTTCGGATTAACAACCAAGGGTCTGTCAAGACCATTGCGAACGTTGCCTTTGTTGGGCCCAGATTTTGCAATTTTTTCATAAAATTGATTTACACCATGAAGCGCGAGTAGTTTACGATCATATTTGATAATATTTGTAACACCCTCTTTGGCATATTCGGCATTAAGAAATTTTGTCGGGTCATCCCACAATCCTAATTTCCGGAGAGCAGGCTGCGCAGCGTCTATTGCATCATTTAAAAATGTTAACATCTCAGCAATATAAATGCGCATACCATGACCTTCCGGAAACTTTTCAGAAATCCGATCTATGGTTATTCCGCTGATATCTACTTCTGCAGCCGATCCCCGATCAACAGCAAATTGTTTACCCGAAGGGGTGTCGATAACCTTAAAAGATACGTTTACACCGTCAATTTTGACACTGCTAACATTTTTTTCTTCTAAATAGCTCTTTGCCTTGTTAAAAAATTTAACGAGGTCAGAGCCAGTTTTTACCCACCCTAAATCAAAAGGGTGATTCATGTGTCCGGCTGCGCCACCCATTGGAAATTATTCCTTGTTCAGTTTGGCTTTGGCTGCTTCTTCAAGTGCCTTGCGTATAATAGAGCGAACTCTCTGTTCTGGCCGAAGGTGAGGATCGGGTGTGCCACGGATGTGGGGCCCTTTTCTGCCTTTACGACGACGTTCAGCAACTTTTTCTTCATCGATATGCTCATCGTCATAGTCGTGATCTTTTTTAAGAGCAGCCAAGTGGTGTTCAATTGCCTTAATGTGATCATCGTCGTTCATTTCGTTATCTTTATAATGACGACCTTCTTCTTCTCCTGAGTCTTCTTGAAGTTTTGATTCTTCCATTTCTTCATCTTCTACGTCGACGAAAGCGTTTGGATCTGGGTCTGGGGTTTGTGTTTTTCCTGATGCTGGATCGCTCGACATTGTAGCATATTTGCTACGTTCGGGCTTCATTTCACCACCCGCCATATCGCGGTATTTCCGCCCCCTTCCTTGTTTACCCATTCCGCCACCTGGAGCCCTGGCGTATTCATCCATTCCTTCTTCTTCTCGCTTGCTATCAGCTTTGCCTTCTTTTTCTTTATCATCAGGGCATAGCCACGGCATCTCCTCACAGCTAGGCATCGCATGAGGATCATTCCGGGGCTTTGTTCCGGATGTTTGGCCCTCTTCGATTAATTTATCTAAATTCATCTTAAATCCCCATGCTTCTGACAATAGTGACTTAATTTCTTTGTTTTTCCAATTTTTAATCGACATTTTCTTTTGTTCTCCTTTATTCAAATGTTCAAAATAAATAGTATTTTTTATGCCATCTTCCCAATCTCGGAAGCACATATTGCCCACTTCATAGGCTTCTCTTTCCATTTCTCTTAAATGTTCGTCGTTCTGAGCGTATCCCTCTCCCATTTCACCGCAATTTTCGAACTCACCGCGCTCATGTTGAGCATGATGAACCAGTTCATGAGCCAAAGAGCGCATAACGTCTTTGATATGGCGGTCGGTCGTATATAAAGTCACCGAAACGTTGTTTGGGTCGTAAAATGCGGTTTTTCCAAGAGGATTTTGGGCATTTTCGGAGTCATTACGCAAAAACATACGCGGAGGCTTATTGAAGCCAATACTCTTTTGCGCAAATGGCAAAAACTGTTTAATTAATGGGGTGATAACGTCGATCATGTCGAAAAATCCCTTTTTTCTTAAGAAGGGGGTCAAATATACTCTAAATAGTTATAAAATAGGTCTTTTTACTCATTGAATGGCGGGTTTATCTTTTATCGGGGATATCAATCTCAAACTAAGGGTAAAAAATTCTAATTCTGAAGTTTGATCTTGAATGGGAACCACTTTGGATATCGAAACAAGACGATTTGCCTTAATTTCAGTTTTTATTGCTGAAATAATTCCATAGTGAGGTTCCCAATCCCCTTCTTCACTATTCCACCGAGACCACTGCACTAAATCTCCAATATTTAAAGATTTAGCCAGCATAGCCCCAAAACTATCCTTTCTTTCCATATTATATATACCTAAGCCACTTAAATTCTAAATAATTAGTGTCTTGTTGACATGTCTATATGAAAGAATCTGTTTTTTCAAAATTTACCGATATCAAAAGAACCAATAGAGTAATAACACAGAATTCATATCCCCAAATTCCATAAGCTATCCATGTTGCAACTAATAAACCAATAGTTTTCCAAAACTTATCAAAACTAAATAACATTTATATCCTATTTTTTACCAAGCACTTAAAGCTATGCGTTTCCACGTGGCATTTCCTTCGGCACCGATGGAGCCTCTATTATATTTATAAGCCATAATTAATTCCTATATATCGATGAATTGGATCCCCAACGTTGCAAATGCCATAAAAAACTGAACTACCATGAATACTGTAATTGCTTTTGTTTTAAACATTTTAAGTTCTTCCACATCTTTCATGGCTTGTTGCAATTGTGTAGGAGACATTACTTCATCCACCCTTTCTTTCCAAACTTTTAGGTCTTGAATCCGGTCTTCTTTAGCTTTTAATTCAGTAAGTTGTTCTTTTATTGCTTGAAATTCATCGCGCAACTGCTCAATGCTTTTCGCCACACCTTCCAGTTGTTGAAGAACTAACTTTGAATAGTTATCCCATCCTGAATTCTCAGAAACCATGTTTATATCTCCTTCCAACACGTATAATTAGTATATCATCTTTAACATACCTTTTCTGTTCCTACTTTGTGTTTATATTTATTTTTCACTTTATCACTTAACGGAATTGCTTCTCCATCTCCATCCACGCGAACAAATACGATTTTAGTCGTGCATGCTACAACTTGAGTTCCATTATACACAGAATGCCGTCTGGCTTCCAATCTAAGGGTTACAGAAGTTGTTCCCACCCTAATCACCTCTCCGTAAATTTTAATAAGATGACCGGGGCGTATGGGCTTCTTAAAAAAGGTTTCTCCCATACGAACAGTAACCATACGCGGCGTATCACAGCATTGGCCGGCATATGCACCGCCGGCTTCATCGAGCCATGCTAACATTACGCCTCCAAAAAGATTTCCATGAACACCTATATCTTTACCTTTGCATATATGAGTCGAGATTAATTCCATGAGTGCTCCCAGCGCGGAAGTGCTCTAAAACTCCGGCAAAAATGGATAACCTCATTCCCTCTTCGGTAAGAACTCGATCTAAATTTTTGAATGGCCCTATCGTTCCGGAATCTTCTTTCTTTTTTATCCATAAGACTTCCCAACCCCAATTAGATGTAGTTTGTGATATATTTTCATTGTGTTTTAATGTATCTATAGGATTAAATACGCGCGCCCTTTTGGTGAGGATGCCAATTTCTTTATATTCTCTATCAACTATTAAATCGCCGGTAGAAAAATGAATGTTATTATAGGAACACTCCATTCATTATAACCTCTCTTTAATAAGTAGAGGATTATCGGTTAAAGTTCAATTTCCACCTTTCCACAAAATATTCTGCATCTTTTTTGGTGTGTTTTTTATTTAAAGTCTCGACCATCTGTTCTTGTTTTACATTTCCCCAAACATTGTTGATCGCTTTAATCAAAATTGCTTTTAACAAGTCTTCGTCATCAGTTTCTTCAATGGTGTGCTTGAAAAGATCTACCATTTCGTCAGGAACATCTTCGGTGATATTGAATGTGACATAATACCTTACGTCGTCAAATTCCTCAACATTTGGAATTTGGTATTTTGTTTCAATAGAAAGGTTATATTTAGTATTAAGTTCTTGCTTTGGTTCAGCAAGCAATAACTTTCTAAATTCTAGTCTCAAGTCGCGCGAATTTAAAAGAGTATTCCACTGATTATAACTAAACTGCGGAATATTTTCTAAATCACTTTCTTCTAAATAAATGTTGGCTGTAGCAGTTACATCATAATAATCAGGATAATCTCCATCAACTTCTGTATTCCAATCAAAAAGGTCAATTTCTTGATCTTCTATGTCTCTTGCTAATTTTATAAACTTACCACCAGACATCCAGCCTTGTAGTTTAGCAATTGTGCTGATCTCTTCTTTTATTTCTCTTCTTCCATCATCAATGGTGTTTAGCGCCTCGCACCATATATTATAATAATGAGACTCCATTGCATAGAGTATCCCGCCGGTTGCTTCCTTAAATGGTGTTAGGCCCTCTGGTTCAATTTCAAAGGTGAAGCCGATTTTGTCGCCGCCCAAATCTTGCAAATAAGTTGGATAAGAATCAGAAATCCACTCCATACCATAACCTTCCTTCAATTCACTGAGAATTTCGAAAAGTTGTCCCGCATGCGGCCATCTTACCCAATCATCTTTATCCCATTCGAGTGTTATTTCTCCCATGACTTTTATGTAAGCACCGCCAGCACCGTCATCTTCTACCTCAAAGTCGGTTTTTACTGCTGCATATCTGTGATTCCACTCTTCCTTGATTTCTTGACATTCTCTTTCGTATAACTCTTCGAGACCTCGCAAATCATCAGGAAGCTCATCTTCGGTTGATGTGTCTTGTTTAACTTTCCCCACCACGTCATCACCGGGAATATTAAAAAGATTTGTTAATAAGACTGTTCTTCCTGTATCTTCATGAGAGCCGCCATAAATTGTAAATTTGTTAAGGTCAAGCTTATCATCTTCTGTTCTGGGTGCGGCTGCCAATTGTTCTTCCTGAGAATTATGAGCAAAATGCAAGACTGTTTTATAAAAATCTTCAAAAGATTGCCCGTAGGTTCTCATTTCGGGCACTGCCAACTCTACATCGTCTTCAAATTGGGGAGATTCATACTTAAATTGTCGTAATCTGACCCTTGATATTGGATCGATCTTTCCAGCATCTCTCGTTTTGTCGTAAAAAACCTCTTCAGTCTGAAATTCTTCGTCATTTTGGATGTCTTCTATGGTTTTGTATGGTGGGTACCCAGGAAAAGCCTCGTAGACATCAAATAAATCTTCAGTTTTGACAATATATGCGACAGCACCATGCCCATGTGCCTCTGCGACAATGCATTTAAAGTAAGATCCACCCCCATCCCGGGATGGTGGGCTATGACATGACTGAATTTTGTCAAAATCGGCTGCTCTGAGGATATCCATCGGGCTTCTAGTAACAATTATTGAATAGGAGTCATCTTTTCCGGCGTTGGGGTCATTTTTGAACAGCGCTGCTCCGGTTAATTCCCAAAATCTCGCCAATTCCCGAAGTTCGTCAATATTATTTAAAATATAACGAATCGCATGTATATTACCAGCCAAATTATACAAGGCATTATTCATTCTACGCAATTTTTCCATTTCGTTGTCGTCTAAACTGCCAGATCCGAAAATTGGTGACTTTTTTCTTGTTAATTTCTTAACTTCTGTCGCAAGATTGATAATTTTATTCAAAAGTTTCCCCATTTTCATCATTTCTAGCGATCTTTTGGGTGATTCTTTGCCTGGAACGGGGGAGGCTTCATCATAATCATTCGGAGTTTTGTAAATTGGCCTATTTCGTGATACTTTTCCGGTTGAAAAGTCAGGTTTCCACTTCCAACCGAGTTCTTGGCCCTTTGGGCCCTCACCTTGGTGCAATTTATCCCAAAATTTAATGAATTTTCCGCTATGTGAGTCAGGATCGAGAGAAGAAAAGGGTATAATACGCCTCATTAAACCACTAAACATCGAATTGAAGGCTAAATCATCAGGATCCATGTGTTCAATTGCGTTTTCTATGTGTGCAACTTCGTCTTCAGTCACTTCGGAGAGGATTTTGTCGGAATTTTCGTCAATTTTGCCGTAAATATCGGTATTTTCTACCAATTTTTGCTTTTTTTGAGGTTTTTGAGTGGAAAAACCATCATTTTTGATAAAATCTTTCCAAATTTGATTGAAATTAGTCATTTTTTGTTTCAAATCCTGCTATTTTTAATGCTTTCGTCAATAAATAGTTAGGAATTGCGCTATTGTCAATAGATCCGATCTCTTCTTTTGTCGCCCACCTTAGATCATCGTGCTCCCAGATACCGCTGTGTGGATTTTGAACGATTTTCGCCTCTTTTTCCCACTTTAATGCTAAAAAATAGTGCTTTTGAACACTCACCGGTGTGTTGGGATCTTCAACACTCTTGCGTGTTTCCTCTTCATATCCTAAAAATTTGAGAGAGGATGCATCAACACTAACATTTGCTTCTTCTTTTAGTTCACGTGCCGCCGCATCTTCAATAGAGTTGTCTTTTTTATCAATGTGGCCCCCCGGCCACTCCCAATATCCCGGCTTCACAGGATCAGTAGAAGAGCGTTTTACGATAAGAAACTCCCGATCGTTATTCAAGCAAGCAACTACTCCAACCACATACGTGACAGAAGTTACATTTTCTACAAATTTAGACCACTTTTTCATATTTATTCACAATGCCTCGGTGGTGTGGCGGCATATTGGCATACCGCATCTGCCGCATCTTTAATGTTTAGGTGACGAATGGGAGAGACCCACACCATATCTTCATTTACCTGCACTTCTGGGTCGTTTTCTACATCAATTGCCCACAATACACCTACAATTTCACCCCTACTAGTGTAAACTAAAGCCCCCGACGACCCAAACCACCCAAATACATTAAGAATAATTTGTTCTCCGATGCGGGGGAAGGTTTCATAACCCGCCACGTGCCCTCGAAAAGTCATCAAGTTGTGCCACGAAGGGTACCCTGAGTAAGTAATGGCAGTGCCGACGTGAGCGTCACTGGCCATTGGATTCCATCTCATAGGATTGTTGTATTTAAAATGTTCGGTTTTGTCTAAATACAAGACTGCGATGTCGTTGGTTTCGTCAAAATAAACCAAAGAAGCTAATTTTGTTTGATTTATACCTTTAATTTGATAAGTTTTTCCAAAAAAGACCCGGCCAGGCTGAATAACATGAAAAGCTGTAATAATAAAATGCGATCCTTTATATTTAACGAGCGATCCGGATCCATGGCCATTCCCTGAATACACTTTGACTGCGGCGGACCGCACCTTTTTTTCTATTTTTGTCATTGAGACGTTGACGGGCTCGGTCAAGTGTGGTGTGGCGCCAATAGGAACATCACCAAACGCCATCAAGCTACATATTACAAACAAAAACAAACTTTTCATTTCATAAATCCTCCTACTTTTATGTTTTACGCGGTATGAAAATAAACGCTAGGAGAATAATATTTAAAACAGCTAAAGCTTGCGCTTCTGTAGAATCAAGTGCTGCCCCAAAACCTAGCAGCCCCAGATTAATAAAAATACACAACACAGATAATGCTATCCACCATTCTCGACTAGTCATGATTTTCTCTCCCTTTTATAAGTAGGAAGTTATGCAGCAGTAGAAGAAACAATTTGTAAATAACTGGGCCAATGAAACTCAACATATTCTTTATGAAAAACGTAAACAGCGATTTGTGGAAATATGCCGTTTACGGAATTTCTCCTGTCCGGAACAATTATTCCATAAGTTCTTTTTCCAAACGATGGCTCTTCTATTATTGCCCTACCATCTGCGATAAGAACCAAGTCTCCTATTTGGAAGTCTTCGATATTTAAAGTTTTTCTATTTCTTTTTCCATCCATTCGTGTGCCTCTTCATACGAATCTCGTTCTGGTGAGATAATCTCTATAATTCCAGAGGTGGATGCTCTTACTACACACCATCTCCACTTCCAATTAGTATCTTTGGCAAACAAAAGAACACATTCAATGAGTTGATTGTTTATTAAATTTTTATTTAGGTATTTAGAAAAGACTTTGTATCTTAATTTTTTTTCTTGTTCAAATTTATTTTCCGAGGTCTCTCGGGTTTGTGACAAATCCGATCGCACAACAGTAAGAGTGGAATCTTTTATTTTATGACCAAATTTTTTTATTAAAAACGGTTTTATATCGTTTTCAAAATAATTTTCATTCATTTTTTCGATCGAACAATCAAAATGATATAATGGTGCTTTGGCGCGCCGCCCATTGTTAAAGATTTTATAGACATTCCAAGTTTTATTATTCATGATCTTGCTCCGTAAATTTTCCTTGTGATTGGGAATGGTGATAAATATTGCCAATAAAAATAGACATTTTTAATCCTTCTTCTTCTAATGTTTCATTTAAAAATGGTGCTTGGGAAATATCGACGCGTCGATCGACGTTTTTAAGCCACTGAACTCTCCAAAACCAAATATCTGCCCAAATACCCTCAGTCGACTCTCCCCCTATGGGAAAATTACGAAATTTTTCTATTAATATTCCAATTAAGCCAGATGAATGTTGAATAATGATATCTCCCACGTGTAATTTAATTTCCTCTAATTCCTCCTGGATGATGCTCATCCATTTTTATCCTCAACGCCAGCAGAATTGAGTGTGATTAGCTTGAAAGTTTTATCACGAAGAAGGCTAATTAAACCCATTTCGGTATAAGAGTGGTAACGATTTTCCTTTGTAGATTGAGACCCTACCCATAATATTTCCCATGCCCAAATACTTCTTATTTCTTCACTTTCATTATGAAAATATTCCTGAAACACATCATATCGTTTCACAAGAAGGCCAATCTCTCGCGTTTGAACGTCCATTACTATATCTCCTACTTTAAATAGGCTTTTTTGTAACATGCTGTAAATAGTTTAAACTATCTACTAAGACGAACCCATTTTTCATGTTGTGTGAAACAAAATTTAATCACATTTTTCATTTGGTCATGCGAAAGTGATTTAATATCTGGCTCTAAATGACAATAAGTATCGGGCGAATAGTATTTTAAAGAATCTAATTCTATCGGCGGAGAAGGATAATAAACGCGAGGGATAAGATTTTCTATGCCCATGGTTACTCCATTGCGTCGAGGAACATCAGACAGATCAATTGACGGTGGTGTATTTCCTCCCGACACATTGTTCGAAACAATACCAAAAAGAACACAAAAAATGCCATATTTTATCGGTTTCATGAGATCTTCCTTTTTTTAGATTATATATAGTCTATATTACTATATAATGCCCATGATTTGGCCAAATTGTCCACAATGTTTTTTTAGATTTTATCCAGAAAACATTCATTCCGTATGTATCTTCATTAATTTCTTTAACTAGGCCAAGACCACGTTTTCGTGGGCTAAGATCTTTTATCCATTGGCTAACTTTAGCACGTGCACGATCCCCCTCGAAGGGGTCTTTATCCGTAGTGTCATATAGATTCATAACTAAACCTTGATTCTATCAATAATATAGGGATGATGGAAAGACAAATCTTTATAGAGTTTTTTAATTACTTTTTTTGTAATATCTCCGATATCTGCCTTAAGTTCTTTTGATTTAATTGCTTTTTCAAGTTCGTCTTTTAACGCGTTTGGGAGATCTTTTTTGATTTGGTCTTTGATAGCTTTATTAATCATAGATTTAATCTCCGATTTATCGGTTTTGGTGAGTTCTTCGTTAATAAGAGCTATAATTTGCGTTTTATTCAGTATCATAATATGTTCCTAAAATCTAATGCCACAAATAAATAGTTTATATTTTAGTTGATGCATTAATATAACACGTTTATCCGCAGCCGTCAACTTATTTTTACTACGAAAGGTTTATTGGCCCCAATCACCCTCGGCTTCTTTCAAATAAGCGGCTGTTTCTTCTTTGATGATTTCTTCGATATTTTTATTTTTCTTATATCGAGCAATCAAGTCTTCCGGGCTAGCAGTAGATAAGAAGTCTTCTTCTTCGTAGTCATACTCATCTTCTTCGTCGCCCTCATAAGGAGGAAGCCAGACATCTTCGCCGCCACCCGGTTGGCCCGGATCTGGGGTCCAATTTGAGTCATTGTATTCTTCGTCATCGTCGGAAGTAGTATAAAAACCAGAAGATCCGTCGTTCGTTAAAAGGCCGGCCTCAACCATGATGTCTATCATTCCGTTCATATCTTCAGGGCCTAATCCCATGGGTTCATATCTGCTTTTGAACATTGTTATAATATCATCGATATGTACTTGGCCGTCTTCTTCAAGCTCCATAACGTCATTTTCAAACTCTCCAAAGAGTTCTTTCATGCGGCCTTCGGTCATCATTTCTTCGTTAATAACTTCTTGAATGATTTGTCGGAGTTCAGTTGGCTTGATTATCATAATTATCCAACCCGAGTCTGACTAGTTGCATGCATTATTCGTTCTGGATGATGCTTTTTCATAAGTTCTATAAAGCGGATAAAGTCTTCTATTTTCTTTTCGCGCCCACCTCCGCTTCTGCTTACGCGCGCCAAGGCTGACCACATTTGAAGTATTACTTCATCTTGTAAAAATGGTTGTAGCTCGGGCGCTACGTTTTCAGACAAAGCGCGCCCAGTTTCTTCTTTGATAATCTGTTCTAAGCTTTCTTTAAAACCTTTGCCTTTGAAGAACGAACCAAGCTTTTGGCCAATGCCGCGTTCTTCGGGTTCAACTTCCGGAAGACCTTTCATTTTAGCCCATTTTTTCATTTGGTGGTTTCGGATTGGGTATTGGAAAGTTTTATACCCATGAGACTTAGCTCCGCCGGAATCAAGCCGCAAATCCTTTGCAATAACTGTTGCCCAACGTCCAAGATTTTTTTCATCTTGGGCAGCTTCATCCGGGTAATATTTAGCTAAAGCATCTCGAAATTCCTCAACGTTTTTTTCTTGTCGACGCTGGGCGGCCGCTTGGTTTTTTTCTCCCTGGTCTCTCATCTTTCTTGCTTTTTTCTCAGTTTCGCGTTCGGCATCGGTGGGGGCGTATTTTTGAAATTGCCGGGTTAGTTGCGCATCTTTGGCATCCGCTGCGGTTTGCTTTTTGCGTAATGTGTCTCTAGTATCATGGCCATGTCTTTCTGCACCAGACATTTTATCGCGTCGTGTTGCATATGGACGATCGTCTTCCTCTTCCCCCCATTCATAGCCTTCAAAGGTTCTCTCAACTTCTTCTTTAATAAGTTCCCTAAGTTGGTGTTTTGAAATGCGCATAATATATCTCCTAAAATGTTATGTTACCAGTAAATAGTTTCGAAATTTTTTGCCGTATTTTTTTAACCGGTAAAATTTTTTTATATTAAAACCACGCAGAACACACCGAACAACACAACCGATTCATTCAGATTCTTTTAACAGCAAACAACAGGGCACATAGAACTACCTTCTGATAGCTTTGTTTCTTTGCATTGCAATCGTGATTGAATTCACGGGGTGCTGTAAAGTATATAAACCCTTTTAAGCTTCATTAGCACATTCCCAGTTCCATTAAAAACAATACAAAGCCGCCAACAATCATGCCTAAAACAAAATACCGGTTAGTAATCTCGAAATTTCTCACTACCTGTTTCCTATTCCCGTCATAATGTAGTATGCAGCATTAAGCAGACATGCGCACACCATTGACCCAAAAAACACTAGTATGGCTAAATCGGCGGTGTTACTGACGATATCGTGCATTCATCCTATTTCCTTGACTTCTGTCTGAGGTAGGTCTTTATGTCTTCGAGGTCGTCTGTTTTAATTTGTTCCGTATCGCCGTCGATGGTAATATCAAAAATAAAATCATGACCCCACTCACTGTTCGGATCTGGTTGTACGTCAATCTCTAGCGTAGGGATGAAGGGGGTATAAGCGTCAACAAAGCTATTCTTGAACGTTTGCGCTAGTTCTTCCTCGTCAGACGGTTCCTCTTCATCATATGAAGAATCGAAAGCTTTATTCACGGTAATTTGATATCGGCCTTCTAACTTCCTAACATTAACATCCCATCCCAGCTTCCCTATCAATCGTATAAGTTCCTGAGCCTCCGCATCTTTTTTCGCCCTTTCTTCTTGTTGCTTTTTCTGTCTGGCAATGTGCGCTTTCTGTTTTCCGGAAATCTCATTTAGCTCTTCTTCTGTTGGGGAATTCTCATTCCATTTTTCAAGCCCCTGTTGTACGTGCAATAGTGCCTTTTCTAGTGCTTCTGGTGCTTCTGGTGAAGATACGACTGTATCTTGACCGGATAGTGCTTTTACTTTATGCGCTAGCCATTGGTCGTCCTCCTCTATTTCTATCGCTAAAGCACCCCAATTAAGCAAATCAATCGGCTTTCCTAATTCTAAGAATTCTTTTGCTTTTTCGACATATCTTTCGAGTTCGACTAGCCATGATGGCTTTGTTTGCTCGTTTTCGTTTATAAACTTGTTCCAATTCTCGAATAGTTTTTTCATAGTAATACTCCTTGGTTGTCTAATATTTTTGCTTGATCGAAACCTCTGAGCGCCCACTTTCGGGCTCCTTCGGGATAATCAGCTATTTGGTTTATGTAATCTTCTCTCTTCATCTTTGATTTATAGGCATCCAGCCCATGCTTGCCCGGGCTTCACCAATCTTCTGGCCGTTCTTCTAAGGGCTTTTCTGCGCACTCTAATTCATATTTTCCTGTCGCGGGATTAAGGCTCAGCGTGAATTCGTTAAGCTCTTCTGTTAAGAACTTGTTCCAATTTTCGAATAGCTTTTTCATAATCATCCAACTCGAGTCTGACCCATTGGGTGCAATACTTTTAAGATCTCTTCGCGGACAATTTCTTTAAGATCTTCGTTATATTGGTTATATTGAGCTATCAATTCTTCCGGGCTTGCAGTAGATAAGCGCTTTTCTTCATCGTAGTCGTACATGTCCTCGTCACTGTCCTCGTCCTCGTAGTCCAACTCGCGTTCAGCCGATATCTGCGCATCGTGCCAGGCATCATAATATGCTTCTTCTTCGGCGCTGCCTTCTTCGTAACCATGTTCCATGGTATCTTGATGTTCGGCGTAATCAGCATACCCTTGTTTCTCCGCTGCTTTAATGCTATCATAGTCTGCTTCCGGTTCCGGTTTTCGATCTTTATGTTTTTCTGCTGCGAACTTCCAAACAGCATACGCCTCTTCGGAGGTATCGTCTGTAACGCCATACTCATCAAAGTAATCCATCAACATATCATGTGTAAGCGCTTCTCTAATAAGTTGCTTAAGTTGTGTTTTGGTAAGTTTCATTTTGTTTTCCCCCCAATACCCCCTCTGAATCCGCTGCGTTGGGTCTTGATCCTTATATTTTTGAGCGGCTACTGCCCGGGCATGCTGTTCGCTGCCGCGTATTCTTCCCTTTGCAGCCGCTTCTCTATCTCGACCTCTTTTGGTATATTCCTCTATTTTCTCTCTTAAAGCTCTGAGCTTAAGTCTCGTCTCTTTATTGGGTTCTTTTCGCATTTTATTGGTTATTTGATCGGCTGCTTTTTCAATATATTCTTTATCGGAGCGTATCTTATGGCCGGGTGTATTTAGTTGTTTTTCAAAAACAGCAATTAACTCTTCACTAGTGAATTTGTGCGGAAGACCAAATTCAGACTGAGGACTAGCTTCACTCAAAGTATCTTTAATCTCTTCTCTAATAATCTGTCTGATTTGTTTTGTTGTAAGTTTCATTTTATTCTCCCGTATGATGAACAATGTAAATGAATATGCCGGCAATGCACAAAGCTGCGATGGTACTATAGCCCATGAGAGTAAACAAATTACCCATGCTATTAGCAAAATCATCCATGACTATAAGTAGGTGCGGTGATACTAAAAAACCCAGAATTTTTCAGCGGTATTGTGAAAGGGTATAGCCAGCCTCGCGCAACCGCGCATTTGCGTGGGACATACATTCCGGGTAGGAGGGGGGGAGGGGGGTAGTTGCGCTTACGTTAATGATTAAAGTTAATTGTTTTTAAGTTATTTTATTTGTTAGTCTCGAACAAAAACCGCACCGAACGGTGTTTACTTGTAGCACTGCTCTCTGCATGCTGCTCGAGCATATGCGTAAGCTCCGATATACATACACGCAACCATGACCGGCGCGCTTAACAAACCTGATGAGAGTTTAAGTAATTTCTTTAGTTTCTTTCTCATTGTTAGCCTCAGTTAAAGTAAGTAGTATTTATTTTTATTACTCTCGACCAAAACAATCCTGTTTATTGGTTTGTTTCACCGGTTGTCAAGAGTTTTCCGGTCACATGCAACCGCATGCCTGCGAGCAAAAGTATTTAAGTTTCTCTTAGGGGAAGTAAAAAGTGTGTCAAGAGTAATCACGTGATTGCGTAAGTTGTGGTGGTTGTGGTTGCCGAACGCATGCCGAACACTGTTTGAAACCACCGAACACATAGCCCCGAACGATGTTTAAACGAGGTGCTGCGAGCCTGTTGGGGTGTCTTGCGTGTGTATGCGTGGTGGGGTAAAGCCGAACACACAAAACCGCAACTAACGCAAACAATAAATAAAACATCACAAATACGCACAACTCTTAGAACCATCGGCGCTATCCCCACCATATTATACTCACTCACTAATACACCGAAATAACCTATCGACTTGATCAAGAGGGCAAACCATTTGCATATAAGGGTTCAACCTTCTGAACACAACCGACCTTGATCTAACTACATCCACAACAATCCACCACTCTGAATAAGAAGCATGTAAACTAATCCACAATGACCCAACACGAATAGGTTCTACTGACATTTACCTATACACCGAAAAGATTTACACAAGTAATCAACCGGGAACGTAATCTGTAAGTCTTTGCTCATACTTAATAAAGTTACGTTTATTCTGTTAGTATTTATTTTTGTTAGTCTCGAAACAATCCAGTAACAACGGTTATCATGCTCACGAATCCATAACGATCCTATTTTAACCATCGTTCACTAACCACCACAAAATAAGTTGCAATATCGTGCATCGGAATAGTCACTTGTCGAGCATTTACAAGGTTATACAACGTCACATAAGATATATTCATATCTTCGTCGGTTTCCATTGCTACAATTATCCAATAACCAACCCAATAATCAATAAAAAAAGGCGTTGGAATACACAAGGCACCGATTTGAAACTTATTGGACACATCATAATTATCTGCTCAAGGAGCAAAGAACAAATGATAATCAACAATAAAATATACTAACAAGCTCCACATGAGAATATCAGCGCTCAATAATACGCGGGCTGTTCTTCCTTGCCATGTGTTTTGTTGAAGAAGGCTATACATATCTGCCATCCATGCGTTTACGCTGTTGGCGTTGTCTATTCTGTTCATTTGTCTTGTCCTTATTGTCTTGGGTGTTTGTTGTGTCAATGGGTTGTATTCTTTTATGTGTTCTCGGAATGAAAACGGGATCCATGTACACTTTCATAACTTCCTAACGGTGTTCGGAACGGGCAGGTAGTTCCATTGTTTAACTTTTAGAACTATAACGCCTTTTCTTCGATCACTTCTAACTCTCTTACCTCTACCCATTCTAACTTGTTGGTGTCGTTCCAATATACTTGGATGACTTCGGTACTCCATGGATGACCACCATGTTTTTTCATCACTACACCAACCGCATGATAACGCTGGGGGCAACTTGTTGAATGTTCTCTTACTAAGTTACCTATTTTCATTTGATAACCTCTAAGTTACGCAAGTTTACCGATCCTTTCCATGTTCCGATCATAACCTCAACGAAACCACCGTAACAGCCGATTGTTTTCGTAACCAGCCCGATGCTATTATTCCACTTAGTATCCCACCGATCTTTCAATCTCACAAGATCGCCTATTTTGAATTGTGATTGATTCATTTGATAACCTCTGCTATACTTTGCAATCTAACCGATCCTTTCCAAGATCCGATCAAAACCGTAACATGATGACCGTAACAGGCCGTAACAATGCCAACCTGACGGTTAGGGAAAAGACTTTTCAATCTCACAAGATCGCCTATTTTCGGGAAGGGTTGCATTTTATCACTTCTAAGTCATGGCGTAAGATGGCGATGGTTTTACCGTTTGACGGTCCACCGATAATTCGTATCTGGCATAGTCGAACGGTGGGCATAGCTTCAACAATAAAATCGGGATCTATAACTAACCCCATAGTTTGAACATATCTTTCATTCTGAGAGAACGGTGTTCTAACCAAATCACCTTGTTTCATTTTATTATCTCCAAGTCTCGCCCCAAAAACCGGACGTTTCGACCGTTACACTTTCCACCGATCAATCGAATGTCACATAGCACATCTGCATATTTATTCCCTGGCTGAATGGCGCGGGTGATAAACCCAACCGAACCCATAGGAACACCAATAGATGAACGGGTGATTTTAACGAGCATACCGGCTTTCATTTGATCACCTTCAAAAATCTTAACAATCCCCTATCAATGATAGTGGAAGAAGATCGTCCGGTCACCATAACTTTGTGGTTTTGGATAACCATGCCATCGTCACGGGTGAGAAAATTTTTACCGAGGTAAATCGCGGTTTTGTGGTTCAAATCACACCCACTGTATACATACCCAAACTTTACTAAGTCACCTGCTTTCATGGAGTACCTCAAAATCTCGCTCAAATATGCGTAGTGTCGTATCGTTCCGACGACCACCGATGAATTTAACCTCATGCCAAAAGACCACGCCTGATCCGTAATCTCGCACGTGCGATGATGTAACCAACCCGATTGAACCTTTTGGGAGGTTTATTCGAGCGCGGATTGTTTTGATTAGTGTTCCTACTTTCATCGTTGTTTGTTCCATGCGTAAAGTGCCACCATGCAAGATAATGCGGATATTATCATTAGAGTATACACTGCGATCATGCTTCACCCACCGCCGGAACGGTCAAAAGCGCAGTAATAATAACCTCTATCATAACGTTATATTCTGCTTCTCTTCCGGTGTCTTTTAAGATTTGAAGTTGTTTCAAACTATCTTGCAAAGCTAACGAATAGGCTAAGTTAGGAGCAAGATACCGAGCTTTTGATAAAGCGGTGTCAACAGTTGCATCACTCATGTGCGAATCTCCGGTGAACGCTTCTTAGGAGCGCGATGTTTTTTAAGTTGTCGTTCTTCAAAATGTACTAACTGAGCCGATCCAACCGGAAGTAATTGGTATATTTTCGCACCTTTGCAAGCGTTACGGATCGGTAGGTTATTCTTGATAACCAGATAGTTGGGCTTTGGTTGGGCTCCATACCTGTTAGGGAACCGCTTGCCTCTCAATGTCACCATCGATCCCACCGGATAAAGCGGATCGGCATAATGCGCGGTCAAGACCTTTTCAGCATACTTGTTCTTTACAACCTTGTTATAGTCATTCATTGAAGGGATCAACTTAATGCCATTCTCATAAGCGGCTTGATACTCTTGACATTGACGCTTAAAATATAAACTACGTTTATAATACTGTAAACACACCTCGTATCTTTCTCGCATGTCAGGGGTAAAGTTGCGATTCCATGATCGCAAAACTTCCATAGCTTCATCATTATAACGACCTTCGATTTTTTCAAGGATCTCCAATTGGCGAGGACTAAGAGATCGGTCATTTCGTGCCTGTTCCAAGAGACTTTCACAAAACCCATAATCCCATGACTTTTGATCAGCGATGCGACCATACAGGGTTGTTAAACGCTCGATAATGGGTGATGTGCGGCTTTTACGCTCTGCGATAGCTTCGGGTGCGTTCTTCTCTTCAAGGATGCGTACAAGGCGACTCTGACCGCTTGAAAGACGCTTGGTTTTCGTGTACTGACTAAGCAAATCGGTGGCTGTTGCATGATCACGCTTAGACACGCCTTCGGTGTCAAGTATAGCCAATAAACGATGGAAAAATGTAACTCTCATATGATACCTCTCTTTTCTTTTGATTCTGCGATAAGAGTATTGGCCCAGTCGGTATTAAATTCACAAGCAAATTTATCATGTAAAACAAGTAACCGATCGCCATTCTTAGTTTCATTCTTCAACTTGTAGCCGGGAATCATAAACTCGGTGCCAGAAGGTAGAACACCCGCAAAAGTCTCACATATGGCATAAGGCACCGACTTCCAGCGTTTTTTGATCTTATCTGTTTTTTTGTCTCTCCAGCTTCTCAAAAAGCGCCGAAAACGAACGTCTACCACGCGAGAATGTGAAAGACCGCCGCGAAACTTCAGAAGAACTATGTCATCTTTGTGTAAATAAGCCATTGTATCCCCCTATTGATCACAGCAAGAGGGATGCGACCAGTTGTCATCCTGCCATTGAGATATGTCGCCATTTTTACACAACATATCGGTCCAATTGTTCCATTCTTCTGAACGGGCTACATAATCAGGTTCGCCGTCTTGCTCGAACTGTTCTTGAACACAAGGTAACACCTCATCTTCGAACGTTCTACAAGCATCTTCCCAAAGTATTACGGTATCTAAGTTATTCAATTTTTACTCCTGTTTGGTTGGTATATATAATGTATCCCGTTGAAGGGGATTTGTCAAGAAAATAGTTGACTTTTATTGTGGGGCGTATCCAGCCTTATAAAGAGATACAGCGTGTTCTATCTTTTGGTTAAAAGCGCTACTCTCTTGTAACGACTCATAAAGTGGGCATTGTGGATCTTTATTGTCGGTTGCTTTCATAACAGCATCCACCACGCGCTGACCCACAGCTTTGTGTGCTGCCATAATCAAAGGAATATCTGCGGATTCCATTATGCGATAGAAACCCATAACAAGCATGATATCAGTTCGTCTATTTTGCAGCGCTTCAACCGTTTCGTTTATCAAGCGTTGTCTTGTGGCCCTACAGTGGAGCAATGTTGCTTTGTTTGTATCCATTTTTACACTCCTATTCATTGTGTATATATAATGTATCCCGTTGAACGGGGTTTGTCAAGAAGAAAGATCGGGTTTGATGTGTTTTTCTGCTATCATCATAAGAATAGCCACGATCAGCACCGGATAACAGTAGGATAGCATTTTTACGATGGCGGCAAGCGTAACTATTAGATTTGTTTCAAGATTCATTATTCTATACCTTTTTTATATACATTTCGTGAAACTGTAATATCTCACCGTTAGTAAACTGGATAAACCACACAGGGGTGGCGGCCGGGCGCGTATCGGTATAATGAACGGTAGTGCGGAGCCTCCGCAACAAAATGCCGATACGTGAAGTAGGAAGGCGATCATCATCGGTGTGCTTGGTGATACAAACCAGATCACCAACCCTTAATTTACCTTGTTTCATCGTCGTCGCCCATTGGATCCCATTCTTCAAAGTCAAAAAATGTAGAAGATCCCGACAGTAACTCATCACCTAACGGAATATGAAAAGTGCGATAAGCAGGATCTCCTAATCCCATATCGCCAACGATGTCATTTAACAATTGACGAAAATAGCCTAAACTTTCCTTTAAATCTTCTTCGTCGTCGACATCTTTCTGTTTTTTCCACGCGTGGAAATCAACGACATTAGGATAATCTTTATATTGATCATCCGACATCAGAACGGAAGCTCATCTTCATGGAGTGGTGAAGTTTCCCATACTCGAGGGTGCATCACAAGCCCCCCAGAGCCGCGTATAACGCGCTTAGCAAGGTTTACGTGGGTAGACGTAGTTTGTGAGCGAAAACTACCCGTACGGGCGTTAAACTCGCTTAAAACACATACCCCCGTCTTAGTTCGTTGACCTATTTTAAGATGATAGCTATACAAACCACCACAACCAAAAGCTGTAAGTGTGCCTTTGTGGTTTTTTGCTGCTTCTCCATCTACCCATGCTTTTATTACGTGACTGTTCATTAATCTTTTCATGTGTTGATTCCTTAGTCTACTGCTATAACGCGTTCGTTGGTTTGAAAGTATGGCCGGCCAACGTTCGCTTTGGTGGTCATCCACATGCGCTGACATGCGGAGGGAACTGGCTTAGGTGCCATCATATCAGTAAGTATAATATGACCGTCAAATTTGCGCTCGTTCACATATCGCGTTGGAGCGTCAAAGCACGTTCCACCACACAAAACGCGTTCGGTCTTTTTGGTTTGCCCTTTTTTCCAAACATATACTTTATCCTCTGCTACTGTGGTATCAAATGGCACCACAGTAAACTCGGCTATCTCAGCAAGTTTATTTAACTCTGAAAAGAACGCTGCGAGCATCCCATCATCCACCGATCCAGACTGATCGATAGAGATAGCGATTCGAGCATGGCGGCGCACTCGCTTGCCAGGATGGATCTTAGGAAAACGCTTGTTCAAGCGGCGTGGAGTAGAGAAACGATCGGCGCGCTGAGAGGTTTTCACGAAGTATCTAAGCACTTTGCGCCAGTCAACTTTGGTGCTAATCCGATCAAGTATCTCCTGTCGCATGGAAGACGATACAGAACCCCAATTACGGGCGCGTTCTGCTTCTTCTGAAGCCTTTTTAAGTGCCTCTTTCAGTCTTTCTTTGGCTATATCTTTGGTTGTTCCATCGGCCTCACCGAACTGATCATGTTCATCGAATGAATCCATTCCACCGAACGGATCGCCATCACCGGGTTGCCCACTGCCTTCACCGGGCTGACCTTCGCCGGGCTCACCTTCACCTTTCTCATTTTGTTGTTCTTCTTGTTTCTTTTTAAGAGCAGCAAGATACCATTCATAGGTTTTACCAGCCGGTAGATCCTTGAATGGGCCTTCACCGGGCATACAGGCCTTCATAGGCTTTTTCCCAATAATAGGCCCCGGTTCGGCTTCACATGGCAATTTACCACGCATTTCGGGCAAACCGTTAATCGCCAGATCCATCGCTATGTTATCAATGCGTTTAAGGCCATCGGAGGGTTTACGCCCGGTCACATGCTCAAAGATGATATGATAGAATTCGTGCATTAACACGCCTAACTTATGTTCATCTTTCAACTGAGCGAAAAACTCAGGATTGTAAAGCATTTCAAACTGTGCGCGATCAGGATTGACCCGAACCCCAGCGGTCGGTATTGCGGTGCTCGCGGTCTTATCGATCCGACGACTAAGAGCAGCAAAGAACGGTTCTCGCATGAGTAGCCGCGCAGTGTGCATATTAAGATTAAAAGGTGGATGCACAACTTTATTATCCGTTGTGGATTCCACGTTTTTCGGTGATTTGTTCTCTTCTGTCATTTAATGTACTCCCATTGTATATATAATGTATCCCGTTGAACGGGGTTTGTCAAGAAGAAATATGCGTTTTCTGTATTATTCTCGTAAAGCATAACTTAAAACTTCATAACCCGCAATAATCTCTGTATCTTTAACCCTCAAGTTGCCCTTTGCTGTATATAAACGGTAATTTGCCCTATATTCCCCAGACATACCATACACAGCTTTTGCGCTCTTTTCTACATTTAACACGATACAAAGACGTTTGTCACACTCACGTAAAAGAAGATCCCCCACACCGATCCCTTGGCGGGTTGGTGGGGGGATCTTGCGCCTGTTTTTGCGCCACCCTTCCATCAGTCGGTATTGCCACCAAGAATTTCAACCAAGTGATCGCTGACAAGGGTGCCGTCAGTGGTTTGTGCTTTGTGGAGAGCAATAACATTATCAATATTATCGGTGTCACCGATGACGGTCCAAAGTTTCATAGCCACTTCAGAAGGCAACTTCACAAAGTAGTTGGCAAGGTTGCGAATTTTAGCAACTGGCAAGGTTTCACTAAAAACACTTGAAGCCTCGAATTTCTCTATCATGGCAGCGTGATCATTGATTCCCCATTTTTCAGTTTTGGCAAGATCGCCTTTTTCAAGAATGTCTTCAATAGTGACTTGCCATTCATATTTTTCAACAAAGTCACGACAAGCAACAGCAGCTTCAAAACCAAGGAAAGCGGTAGCAAGATTAAATAACATATCCATATCGCCGTCCTCACCAAACACACCCAAAGGTGCAGCGGTGGTATTGAAACGATCCCACGAACGGCGAGAAGGATAAACCTTATTAGGCTCGAATTCACCAACGTGCTCAAGATGGTTGCGATTTGTGTTGATAAAATCCCAAATAACACTATCGATCTTATCATTATTCGCCCATTTAAGCCAGTCTTCCACAGAAGGTTCAACGTCAAACACTGTCCAACGATCCAATTCAGCAGGATCCATTTCACCGACTTGATATTGAGCGCCGTTTTCGCCACCATTGACAGCAGCAACGATCAAAGTATCAGCATGAAGATGCCAACCGTTGATCTTACGACTATCTGTAAGCTCAAACAGCCCTTGACGAACTTCTAAGGTAGCTCTATCAACTTCATCGAGGAATAAGAGCACCGGTTGTTCACACGCAGTTACAAGCCAGTCTGGAGCGTTCCAGGTGGTAGCTTTGCGACCATTGATAGAAGTATCAGCGGTATCAGGAAGACCCAACAGATCACCCTCGGTCATTTGAGAGGCGCGACGTTCGATAACGGGGAGATTACGCGCTGCTGCAATTTGATATACTATTTGGGATTTTCCTACACCATGACGACCACGCACAAGTACGGGAAGTTTTGCGTCAAGGATATGTGGGGCTACTCTTGTGAAAGTTGCGAAATCTACTGTCATTTGTTACTCCATTGAGGGGAAAGTGTTTATTCTTATCTTGTATTATAAATATAACCCGTTGGCGGGTCTTGTCAAGAAAATAGTTGAAAAAAGATTGATTTATTTTTAATAATCGGTGGATAGGTCTAAGCCAAGCGCCACACGCGCTATATAAAAAGGGTGATCGACATTCTTAAAAGCATCATAAGAATATGATCCACACCGCATTTTTCCAGTAGGAAATGAAGCAGCTTTCAACGTCTCATGGTTGGGGTGATCGAGTGCTGCAAGCCAATATTCAGGGGCTTGCACTCCACATGATGAATGTGATACCTTTCCAGCCCCGATTTGTGGGTATGCAAGTGCGTTAATAGAAACCCACCGAACTTGATACCCACGATTTGAGTGATCTTGTCGATGACCTACCAATTCCATCCCTATAAATTGCTGTTCCATTGTCCGATTAGAATAAGCCGCGTCTTTCCATCGGAATTTAGTTACCATGTATACGCGCTCAGAGTATTTCCATTGTCCCATTTCATGATCGAAATTACGAACTTCGAAAACCGCAAGAGTTCCAAAGTTTATTTTTGCTTGGTTTAATGTGTCTTGTGCTTGTTGTCGAAACATTCCCAAAGCGTAGCGCTTGACTTGCATATCCTCTTTGAGATGAACACAAACCCGGCGTGTATGACCGTTTTGTCGGCAATATGAACACATTATTTTCTTTCGTGATAGTTCTTTCTGAGTCTTCTTCGTTACTTTGGCGCCGGTTTCTGGGTCTGTGCCTGTTCTCTCAATAATAAGATCCCTAAAATGTTTTACCCTCTTTTCATAATAAGGGTGACTTTCGCCAGCGTCTTTATATTGTTGGTGAAGGCGACGGTAATGTACCCAATTGTCCTTATGATCTTGAGTTAGTTCTGGGCATGTGCGCCTGTTGTGACCGGGCTCATAGCATTGCGTACAATATCGAGACATGTTCTTTTACTCCTGTTTTGTATATATAATTTAACCTGTTTTGGCTATTCGTCAAGGAAATAATTGCGAATAGTATATTTTTGTCGTGATTGTCGGCGTTCATCCTTCCTTTTCTTGGATTGCATTGGCCCGCCCTTACGGTTATGAGCGTGAACGGCTAACCAATTTCTCTTATTTATTCTTTTTCTCTTTTGTGCAACGTGGTGTTGGCTATCATTATTTTTCATTTTATCACCAGTCAATAGGATCGTTAAAGGGCTTCTTGTCTTCTTTTTTGGGTGTGGATCTTTTCTCTTCTTTTGTTTTTTCTTTATCTTTTTTATCTACAATGGGAGTTTTTTCCACTTATCACCTTCCATGTTTCTGATCGGCACCAACGGGTTTGAATGCCAGTTTTTAAACTAAGTGCCCGAATTTGTTGGAATTCTCCAAACAGATCACATAGTGTTCGAGTCTCAACCACCATCATTAACTGATCCTTATAGCGGGTAGTGCTTTTTATAAGATCACCTACGTTCATGCTATCACTTCGACCGACTTGGCAGAGCAAAGCCCTATTTTCCCTTTGCCCATTCCGTTAAGCCAACGGACTCGCCACAAGCCTTTTGGAATGTTGTAGCCCTCGACAACGAGAGCGACGTATCCTTTGGGTGTGGTCTTGACCAAGTTACCCACTTTCACGATACCACCGTGAATTCATCTTCAGATGCGGCTATCTCTTCTTCATCAACAAGGAAACGAATTATATATGTATTGGTTGGTTTGTAATAGTCTATGATCATAGCATATTCGCCGTTAGCGTATTCTACAATGGATCCAAATCTATGCACTGGTTTACTCCTAATTTTTATTGGTATATATAATGTATCCCGTTCTCAGGGAGTTGTCAAGAAAAAAAAGTATTTATTTTCTTACCACCTTCAACTGGTGGGGTTTATAGCTACCCCTCTCTCCGCTTGACCAATGAACAACCTTTCGTTTATCGGTGCCGGGAATACAGCGAATGATAATCCCTATCTCCTTCCAGTCTGCGTATCGGGTCTTGAAGTTCCATTTCACCAAGTCACCTACTTTCACTTAACACCTCAATGTTTCGCCATCGACACCATGTAGGCTTGCTGCCATCGAAAAACACAACCCATACATCACCGTGATCGTTCCATTCTGTAACAATGCCTTTCCTATCAAGAGATCCTATTTTATGTCTAACTAAATCTCCTACTTTCATAATACCTCCAAATCTTCCCTGTAGTAGCCAAACTCATCTTGAGAGGGATTCCAAGAGTGGAGGCAATGAACAACTCTGGGGAGCCGTTTGGCAACTTTGATCACAACAGCCACCTTACCTTTGTAATCACCTCGTTTTATTCTCACTAAATTACCTGCTTTCACTTATCACCTCTAATCTACCGCCATTCTTATAACGTCTGCGCTCTCCGGTTGGATAAGCAACCAACACAGAGTGACCTGCAAGCTCCCGCATACGACTGCAAGACCAACCAAACACCTCATTCTGAATAATTTCAACCACAACCCCGACATATCTTCTGCTGTTATGGGTTGTTGCAACCAAGTCACCTACTTTCATGCGATCACCTCTAAGTATTTATCGGGATAACTCCCCTTCTTCCCGTTTGCCCATAAGACGGTCACCGAACGCAAGGGAAAGTGCTTTCGTTTTTGGGCTTCAATGATGACCCCGACCCTGCTTGCGAGTATATCGCTTCTGCGATGAGGACTATTGTATTTTACCAAATCACCTACTTTCATTTGTTCACCACCACCAACTGATCATCTTCTTCGATGGTAGTTGTATCACTATTCCATTTCACGGTTACATAGGTAACGCTGCGCGGAAAACCACCGTGAACGTGTTCAAAGTGGTTGCTGACCTTCATCACCAACCCAACGCCTTCTTTGGCTCCATAATAGCCGGTGTGGATGATTCTGACTAAGTTACCGGGCTTCACTGATCACCTCAACGGCATCTATCAATTGTTGATCCAAAAAACAAACCTTTTTGTGGTCGGTAAAGTGGATTACCACGCCAACGCTCAAAACTTCAATCACAATGCCATTGCCATAATGATCATCATAAACTAAGCTACCTACTTTCACTATTTACTCCTAATTTTTATTGGTATATATAATGTATCCCGTTCTCAGGGAGTTGTCAAGAAAAAAGTTGAAAAAACTTATTTTACAACCGTTAGCACCTTGGTGCCATACTCCCCGATTACCTCACCTGTTCGAAAATACACGCGAGCAATCTGTCCCTTGAAGTCATCCCACGAATTAATCACAATGCCATTGCCATAATGATCATCATAAACTAAGCTACCTACTTTCATTGATGACCTCCATGCCATTTTCATGGCACAATCTCCGATAACAACTGTCTCCAACGGTCCAATGAACCAGCCAAAAGAGAATATCATAAACCTCGACAATGATACCAACGGTTCCATCGGGTAATACCCGATGGTCTTTTGCTCTCACTAAGTCACCTACTTTCACTATTTACTCCTGTTCTTTCACTTAGATACGTTATACCATATTCCAAAGGAGTCTGCTGTCAAGAGAATGTCAAACATCGGAAACCACTTTCAGTCTGTTTTCGTATTCGATGGCGTTCCATCGTTGGGGCGCGTTCTTCCATCCCCAATTGATCAACACCATCGGCTTCTCGGTGAGGCATTGGGACACCTGGGCAACTTTAACGACGATCCCCATCATTTTGTGTTCATGGGAAAGCAAATCACTCCTGATTTTATATGTTACAAGATCGCCGACCTTCATTTACCACCTCCAACCAGTGTTTTGAAAACTGAGCAATAACTTGATCGGGACCAAACCACACATATACAACGTGTCCCATATGTCCCTTGGTAAAGTCAGAAACTTTAACGACGATCCCAAGTTCTTCGCGCCCGTAGTATCTCACCAAGTCACCGACTTTCATTCTACCACCTCCAAATCAAATGGCCTATGGAGTCCTTCGCGGTTATCTGCGCCTTTCATCATGTACCAATACACACGAAAACAGCCTTCAAAGGGTCTTTTTCCTTCTCCCACGATGACACCCATTTTTCGGAAATGCCCGTTTGGGTGTGTGATTTTAACCAAGTCACCGACTTTCACTGATCACCTCCAGCATTTCATAGAAACCATCACCATCCATATAATCCGTGTCGCCATCGCTCCACAAAATCTCAGTGCGTCCATGCTCATCGCATCCCAAAACGATCCCGTACAATTTTGCTAACCACTCTTCGGATGGCTGGATGAACCTTACCACATCACCTACCTTCACTGATCACCTCTAAGCCTTTGCCATTGATCCAATGTTTCAAACCTAAGTGTTTGCCTTCTAAGATCATCACAAACCGCTGACTTCCATTTATCGCCAAAACCTGCATCAAAAAACCGGGAACCTTCTTAGGCAACGTCTTCGATCCGTCTCTCCAATGAAGATGAATGTTTTTAACTCTCACCAAATCACCTACTTTCATTTACCACCTCCATGTTATTTTCGTGGCATAGTGAACCGCTGCACCACGTTCCACCGTCTACCCACGCAACCCGCCACACTCCTTTGGGAGTATCATAAGGCTCAATAATGATGCCCAGAACGGTCGCAGTCGCCAGCGTTGCCCTAACCAAGTCACCTACTTTCATATCACACCCCTAAGTATCTCAATCGCCACTGTCAGCAACCCGATAAATGGGATCCCCATGAATACCAATACGAAAATGAATAATGTATCTTCTTTAACTTTCATGCGATCACCTCAAAGTTGTTTACGATGCCATCACCGTCCCATCCACATATTCGTTCGCCTGTTTGTAGCCACATAATAGTATAGAGGCAATCGTGTGAGTAGGGAAATATATCATCAATATATTTATCAACGATCATAAATATATACTTCCCATCATGCAACAGGGTGCCTAACTTTAACGTCAAGTCATCGGTGTTCATGCTGTTACCGTTGTTTGGAGGACTTCTAACTCTATTCGGTCGCCCCAACTGTGCGTTTCCCAATACATTTCACTCATTTCGCCAAATTGATCAGATAGTTGATCGCTGCTCAATGCCCGCAATTCTTCAAGATCATAAGGACACCATTCGGGCTTTTCGTCATCTTCTCCTAAACCGTATTCTTCCCAAAACTCAGCCATTGTATCATATCTATCTATGCTCATACACTCGTATAACTCGGTAACAGCGCAAAGGAACGCGCCTTTTTTTGTTAAGTGTGTGGAAGCGTATAATTCGCTCTCATAATATGAAGATACTACCCATATATTCATTATTTTGTACTCCTGTTTGGTTGGTATATATAATGTATCCCGTTGTTATAGAGTTGTCAAGGGAAAAAAGGAAAAAAGTTAAGAAAGAATATCATATTCGTGGTACTCCTCGTTTGTAATATTCAATACAAATTTTTGGTGAAGACTCCATAATAACGCATAATGATCACCAACCAATAAGACCAAATATACATCATCTGAATAGCCCAGGTTCCAGATTACTACATCACTAACCTTCACTAAGGATTTCCAAATGTCTATTGCACATCCATTTATCATTTTCTGGCCAACTTCTCCAGCGCACCCAGCAATGATCTTGGTATACGCTCATCACGATCCCTAACTTATAGTTTCCTTGGTGTGGAACACCTTTTTTGACTCTCACTAAGCTACCGACTTTCACTTATCACCTCTAATTCGTTACCATGAAAACAATATCTGTTTCCCGTCACGATTCCATGCACTAAATATGCGCCGGGGTAAATCTGTGTTGGTGCTCTTACAACAATAGCCAAGAATCTCCGAAGACCATCCCGAGGGTGACCGTTCACCCATACCAGATCACCCACTTTCATCTATTACTCTACATTGCCAGGAAACCCACTCAACCTCTTTACCGTTGCACAACACAACAATATCACACCATGTAACAGTATCTTTTTTACGTCGTCGCAAATAAAGACCCACAAATCTCTGGTTAATGGTGTAGTCAAACCACTCGATCAGATCGCCGCACTTCATATAAAAACTCCTGGGTTTCATCTAATAATTTAACGCGTCTTTGTCTCTTTGTCAAGAAAATAGTTTATTTAACAGTCCAGAGGGATCACAGCGAGATGCTGATGCACTTGGTATCCACGGGTTTCCAGTTCAGCTTTGATAACATCATACAGTTCCAATGTCTGGTCAATACATTCGCTGGGGGTGCCGCCCAGAAAGCAAGCCATTGCGTAATCTTCGGGATCGTACTCCTTATCGAGCAAATACCTGGCACATTTGAGCAAAGTCAAGAGTTGGTTGTCGTTGAGTATTTTAAAGTGTTGGTTCATTTTGAACTCCGTTGTTTGTGTTTGATGTAATAAATATAACCCGTTGCGGGGTTTTGTCAAGAAAATAAATATTTTTTTATGCCCGACTTAATATTTGTAATTCACTATCAAAAAAAACCATTTCTGAAGATTCGTGAAAACAAAAAACAGTCACAAATTGATACTCTAAGGGAAAACCATCATTTTCAAATATTTCTGGATGGGCTAACTGTGCATATAAATCATACGCGTGATCTACTGCCACTACGATACCATAATACCCGTCACAATCTTGAACCAAATCCCCCACTTTTATCAGCATTATTTTTAGTGATCTTAGCGAACTTTAGATCCCTCCTATGATAAATAAACCCATCGAAAGGTAATTCCCTATCTAACCACTGAATTTTGTATTCATTTTCCAACGGATCCACCAAAGCCAAAGGCGAAAGCGGTTTTTTGTCAACAATAATACCCACCTTACCTTTGCGATGGCTTGCCATCACCAATGTTTGACCATGAGCAGAAAGCATCACCAAATCACCGACTTGCACTAATAACTTCCAAAAACTTCTGTTCTACCATCTTAACGCCCGTAGGAAACTTAATCAATCCATATCCATGCTTGATCTCCACAACGATGCCGATTAAGCCCCCATATTGGCGTTCGAGCGCCATTACATATTTAACGGCGGTAAGTGCCCCAGCAACGTGCTCGCGGGTCACATTCACTTTCACCAAATCACCCACTTTCATAAAAATCTCTTGGTGGGAGTCTGGTCGCCTATCCTTGCCGCGTCACCTCTCGCCAGCCACCCCTTTAATTCAGAACCCCGTGTCCCATGGTTTCGTCTGTGGCGTTGAAACCTACCTATTTTGCGACTCGTCGAACCACCTAAGATTCTCGCCGCAAACTCCCACCAAGAGATTGAAAATAATATTTTTTTATGACTCTGCGGGTTCAAAATTTTTAGAAACAAACACCAAGGTGTCTTCGATCGGAAGAGTGCGTTTTTTCTCATTTTTGATCTCTTTATTAGCCACCAACGAAATAAATAATCGGTGGGGGGTTCGCAAAATGCGTTCCAATGGAGTATCATAATCTTCCATTCCTTTAAGTTGCAGAACTACCTTGTTTTTAAAACCCATTACGCTCCCCTCTCTCATTTTTGACTCTCATATTTCATGTCATCCTGATTCTTCGTTTCATTTTTGCTGCCATCGGCATTATAAAATACATGCAAATACCCCTTGGGAACATGCACACACATCAAGCGCCACCCCATATACTTGGATACGTCAGGAAATTTTTTGAAACCAGACGTATCATCCTCGTTGCGCTCCACTTTCAAGACAACGTGCATTCCCGTATCATCACTCTCAAAACACACTATAAATGTATTATCCGTGTATTCCACCGCTTCTTTCATTAAAGCGATAAATACTTCTTTCTGTGGCGCTTTGGGTCCATTCCAATATATGTTTGCCATATCACTCTCTAATTATTGGGTTCATATAAAATATATCCCGTTTGACAACCTTTGTCAAGAAATAATTAAATTATTCTCCGTATTCTATCTCCACTTCATCGACAAGCGCCACGACGACAGCGCGGGGTTCACGATCGTGGGATGCTAAAACAAGTGCACTACCCATCATCACAAAAACAAAAATTTTAATAACATTACCCATTTTTTTCTCCTTTTATTAAAAAACAGACCTTATAAATATAACCTTATTTCAAAAAAGTCAACAAAAAAGTTATTTTTTTGCCTTACTTACAATCTTCACATAATTTGCCGGCCACGATTGCGTATTCTCATCAAGAGTAAGAAAACGCGATATATCCCCATATTTCAGACGATGTTCATTTATTTTCAATACTAACTTAACCACCCCGGTTTCTTCTTTCCAAGGGCTCAGAAGCATGACTAAATCTCCCACTTGTGGATTATCGGTTAGAATGAATCACCTCCGCAGAGGTGGAACCACTTAGTTCTGTGTTTACTTTCTGTTCATTGTCATCTAACCACTCATAGTGGCTAAATTCCGTGTCTACATACCAACATTTTCCATATGTAGGGTGCCATATACGAGCCGGTGCGTTCGGATAGGGATCGCATGTCGAAATATCAACACAAATCAACCCAGTGCTCGAAATGTTCTCAATTCGTCTTGTCTTTCCATCGGTGGTGGTTGCTCCCAACATCGCCCCTGTGATCATTACAAGCCTCCCTTTTCGCCCCTTACTTGGATCGTGTGCCATTGGCATTAACCGTAAATCTAGAATGTTTTTCTAATATATGAGATAACTCCGCACCTATCATCCCCAGGGCATCTTTCGTGGTGCCAGATACCCACGGAAAACGCACATGAATTTGACTCACAATATTCTCAATCAAAGGCTGTAGGTTGCGGGCAGAATCCAAGTAGCCCGAAATAATCTCATGGTACATCTTGTGGTAATCTCGATATGTTTTATCCGAATGGGGATCTTCGCTAACCTCACGAAGATGGAGCGCGTATGCCCTCACTGCCTCTTCCAGAGTGTCACTTTCCACATCGCGTGTCTTAGAAAAATAATAATTATCCACGTTTTCTCCTTGTGGGATTCCAAGTGGGAGAGTAGACTGTCTTTTCCACAGGCGCTAATACATCCCACGTAATTTTATGTTCGTTTAATCCAAATCCCGCCGTTCTCCATTGATCATATAAACCCAGAGAAAAAGAAACAAATACACACATAACGTAGGCAAAAGCAAAGGGGAGGGGATTATCATATCCAGAATATAACGCCCCCACTGTAATAATAAACATAATCTTTCCAAGAAAAAAGAAAGAATAGGCTAAGTAATGTATTTTTTCAAATCCTTGTAGCATTATTCAGGTTCTGCCTCCACCAAGAAAGGATATTTGTGTTCTTTGGCCGCATTCAAAGTTTTTGCTACTTTCGTATCTGCGATTTCTTTCGTGTAGCCGGCTCCTGCAATGCCCTTACCTTCTGTGTGAACCTGGAAAGTAATAGCAGCGGCTGCCCCCTGGGATTTATGAAATACTTGCATCAATATTGCGGATACAAAATCCATCGGGGTATAATTGTCGTTGAGCATCACTACCTTATACTTGGGTGGTTTTTGTAACTTAAACTTTTCTCTGTCTTTCAAACCAACCCCTGCGCCTTCCTTATTTTCCTTCTTGGTTGCCATAACTAATCACCTCCAAATATCTTTGGTGTATATTAAAATCTTTTTTCCACTTAGGGAAATAAACATGACACAACTGTTCTCCCCAGCCCGCCGCGTGACCGATGACAATACCCCAATTATCCCCAAAATGTTTGCGCGTTTGACTCTCTGCGGTTTTGGCAATTTTTACTATCCACCCTTTTTGCATGACCTGCCCCTATCTCCTTCTCATTGATCTGTTGTATTGATCTCTGATCAGACTTTCCAATAGTTGCTTGTCATACGGCCACCATTCGTGAATCCGCTGCCATTCCCATTGTTCAGACTCCCATTTATTTTGGGTAAAACCGTACTTCGTGTAATCAATCTTTTGATCAAGGCGATACCCTCTTATTTCTTCGAGCAAATCTTTATAATCGTACTCATCCATATCATCATCACCCCAACCTCTTGACGAACCATAGCGGTCGTTGTTAGGATTGAGTTGCATTGATCTGTTATCGTCTGTGGTATATTTTCCCATGTTTCTTTCCTTATTGGTTATTAAATTATATTCCCATACACAATATAACCTTATTCAATGTATCTCCCAAGACCCCCTTTCACCCTAACACTAAGGTGCCAGCGCTGGTTTTAACAGATGCTTCCCACCCTTCAATGGCTTCTGGATTATCGAGAACGCGCCACAGTGGAACCTCAACGACTGCCTCAATAGTGCATCTTCCGCGCTTATGATCGTATTTTTCAGTGGTAAAGTCAATAGCTGCTACTTCATAATAGTTGTCTGCGATGATTTCCCGCAAATAATCATTAAAAGTATGATCTCTTTCATACTCCTGAAGCCACCCATTTTCTCTAAATTCCTCCAAAACACTCGATCCATATGCCCACACATCATTTCGATATGCTAGCAGTAGTTCTGCCAACTGGCTCACCACATCGGTATTTTCCAACACATGACCGTGATAGTCATCTGTGTAATGAAACACATCCTCTCTCTCTAAACACCTCAAAGATACAGTGGCAGTTCGCGACAAATTAAGAGTGCCCAGAATATCCTTTATAGTTCGGGTCATCAATTGATTCGTCGAGCTAAATTTTCCAATGTAGTAATATCTTTCCCCACTTGCGATTTGAAATGGCTTATATCCTGTTGTAAGGTGCGCACCTCATCCACCAAAGTGGTTATGCGCATGCCCATATCTTGAACTTGTTTTTTTAAGTTTTCAACTTCTACTTTTTCTACTTTCATAAACTTTCTTTCTCCTAAGTATGAATAATAATGAACTTTCGTTCATATATAATATAACCTAACGTACACCAAATGTCAAGGATTTTTTTTATTTATCTGGTTTTTTCACATGTTTTATTTCCCATTCAGCAAAATATCTGAGATGGCCATCGGTGCATAAAATATCATAAAAAGTGCCGTACGGAAAATAAATATCTTTTTGGTGACAACCCACAACCACCCCATAAAAAACTCTTGTGCTACCCTCTTCGATCCACCACGTTAAGGTGTAATCATAAGAACATTTAACAAAATGTCCCAGTCGAAAGACAAAGGGGAAAAGTGGGGTTGTAGTTTTATCACTCACATAATAAGTATGTGGTTATCCCCGCTTCAAAAATCTTTCTTCCACATAAAAAGGTATTGTTGCTCCAATTGCTAAAATTTTATAGCGAGTGGCACCCTTAGCTGCGGAATGAATTTCATCGTCAACTGACAAAATAATGCCTCCTTTTGAGACAAAATTCAAAAAAGCCTTTCTTTTATACTCCCAACTGCGAAAAATATCCCCTTCACCATATTTGTCAAATGACATGCGAGTGCGATCAAAATTAGTTTTTATTTTAACATATGTTCCTAATAAAAAACGAGGGCTTTTCGCATACTCCCGCAACACCTTCTTAGTATATTTGTTGTTTATCATTTTAATAAATCGCTTGCGCCTGGGCACTTTTCCTGTTAAGATATCTTTCGCCATTTCCGCATAGTAGGGTTGTCGCAGATGATAATAAGCAACTTGACGGGCAATCGAATAATATTCTGCAAAATACTTCTCCTTCCACGCTTGCAAATTTTCTTCTTCCTGTGCGGTGTTTTGGCTCAAAACTCTCCCAAGAATAGTTTTTTGTCGACCCGTTAGCACTTTTCCCTTATCTAACTGGAATGCAATAGATTCAAGAAATGCACGATCCCACCCCGAACAAATGGGGCGATCGAGCGCGGCCTGAATTTCATAAAGCAGTTCCATAACTATATTCCAACACTAATAAGTATGAGTATTTCCTAAAGAAGTCATTACGCTACACAACTCTAAGCCAATCTGAGGGGATCCACCCCTCCTTATCATGAATAATTTGCGCAAATTCGGAGGGTTTTTTAATCCACTTCACATAAGAAAAGTCTTTTTTAAGAACCTTTTTTCTTCCGTAATGATTGTATGCCAAAAATTCCTTCGCCACTTGTTGATTGGTGCTGTTGGTGATCTGTTCTTCGATGTCTCCCCACCACTCCATCGTTACGCGTCCCGTCAAATCCTTGGAGTTTTCAATCTCCTTGCGCCGGTGCAAAAGCTCCACATCTATTTTAAGATAAGACACTAAATCTCTCTCCCGATGTATAACAAGCCCCACCCCCGGATATGACCGACGGAATGCACATACGAGACTACCCTTCTTAATCTGTTTCATTGTCTATGTTCCTCGCCTTCGATTTGCTCACTACTTCACAATCCACTAATTCCAAATTTATTAGATATCGCGTTCCTATATCATGCGAAAAAACCACTAAAATTTTACGATCATTATATGCCTCCAAAACCACCCCAAAAGAATAAACTGGTACCTCGCCATGCACCTCCCCCAAGCTATCGGCGGAGTACACATGCCAATCTGAAATCCATTTAACCAAATCGCCTGAATGTGGAATACCATACATCCTAATTACTCTTTTAATTTAGTTTTGTATACCTTGACACCGCCGCGATCGCTCCGATATTCAAGCACCACATCGCAGGTGCCCTTAAAAAAGTTCCGCACTGCAACCAAAGATGCCTTTTGCGGCTTTTTTAAGCTAATAAGATAAATGGGCGTGTTCCCGATATTACAATGTTTGAGCGCATCTCGATGAACAGCTTTAAGAGACGAATACACTCCCAAAAATCGATCAAAAGCATCGAACAAACAATAAATATAAATCTTGGTCATGCGCTGATGCCGTCGTCACTCTCCAGGAGAGAAGCAGCAAATGTCAAAGAACGCATAATTTCTTCCTTTTCTTTTTTCTTTTCGAGCGCTAGCTCTGTGTCGCCCATAAAAATAGCTGCCTCAAATTCCTCTTCACACTTCTCCAACTCTTTGACGGTGGCTTGCACAATTGCACTGAACGCCATGGATTCCCCAAAGGCAGACAAAATCTGCTTCGACCGGAGGAAAGGCCCATCCACATCAAATTGGCTAATTGTGGGTTTTCCTTTTTTCATTTGTGCTCGCTGTCTCCATCAAAAACGCTTTTATCCAATGTTAAATATTCAATGACATTGACATATTTTATTTCATCCATCAGCAATTTCAAGTATTCCATTTGTATTTTTCCGTCTTCAATCTCACGCCGCAATCTCCGTTCTCTATCTGCCAATTGTTCCAATTGAATTTTACATATTAAAACAATGGTATCAACGCGCCCCATTTATTTGGTGCACCCCTTGCATCTGGTCGACAACCTCTCTTTTCGTTCCTCCGGATTCAGCCTAATCTTCTGGAAATGATGAGTGTGATCTTCGATCATTTTTCCATAAGCCAATGCTTTAATCTTCTTTTTAGATGGCATATATGCACCACACAAGACGATCTCCATCCGAGGGGTATAGAGCAAATATTCTCCGGGATACACTTTGGATTCCTCTGTAATTTCATCAAATTCCATTTAGGCTCATCCTATACTAAATGCCGCGTCATAAGCTTGATCTTTAAGTTGACTCAACAAATCCAACGCTCCTTCACGACGTAAAATCTTAAATATTACATTTTCCAGGGAGTGCTCCTGGTCTTTGCTTTCCAATCCCACGCGGCGCATTAAACTAATTTTTCTTTTCAATCGTTTCACACTACGCAAGGCAGCCTTGGGGCGCGCCGGCAAAAAAGAGTGAATCAAGTTAATTTGTGTTAAGATATCATCGCTCTTTTTTCGTGCAAGAGTGGTCCAGGCATCCTTAACCCCATCCGGATCGGGTTCTTCCAACCATTCATCTTTTAAGACAGAAAAAACGCCCGACGAACGGTGTTCTTCATCCGCATCCTCAACATAAATTTCCACCTCATAGCCATAAATTTTAATATCATGGCGATCGTTCCACCTCATGCGGGAAGCATCGAAAAACTTCTTCACTAACACTTCGTCGCTGTTCATCTCAGCAAAATCTACCACCAAATGCAAATCCAAATCAGAATATTCTGACCAATTGTAATTGGCCAAGGATCCCGTTAGTCGAATGTCTGCCAGTGTGGCATTCACCTCTAAGCTCTCCATAAAATCAAACGCAATTTGAATTAAGCGATCGCGAATATCGGGCTGAAGCTCTTCTGAGTTAAGCCAAATAGAAGGCTCAAGAGTCGTTTGTGCCTGAAAGGAATCTGGATCCACTTCTTCCTCGAGCCCGCCGGCGGGCTCGAGGGGCGCAGAGATATCATTAAACTTCTTCTTACTAAAATTAGGCTCACGTTTTTTAGGATAGCCACCTTTTTTCTGACTTCCTGTATCCAAAAACCATTTCAACGATTGTTCGGTACCTTTCCCCGAACTACGTTTGCGAGGGTTGTCTCTAGTTTCTTCGATAAATTCCCACCACTTACGCATTATTTTATTTCCCTCCTTCATAAATAGTCTGCTCACCATCATCAAAGGTAAGAATTGTATTATTTGTGGGATGAGAAGTTACATGAATTTTAATAAAATCATCATAAGCATCAAAAAACGCAATACTTCCTCGGGGAGCGGGCGTAAGCCAGTGAATGACCGTGTGACCGGTGGCAAACATTACTCCTTCAATGACTATACCTTCTCCCGATATGCCGCTTTCATCGTTCTGTCGGCACACTGTAAAACTCCGAATGCCTTCGGGTGCACGATTGCTCGGCTTTTTAGGCTTAAGATCCTCGGGCTCTATGGTTAACAATTCTGTCTCTTTTGTGTCATTTGGCATTACGCCTCTCCTTGGGGATCAGTGTCTAACATGGCTTCCAAACAAATACCGCGCATTGCTTCTAGTGCAGCCTTATTTGCCTCAATTTCATCCAAACACACTTCCTCCACGATCGCTTCTTCCATCGTGTTGCGTTGCAAATCTTGCTTAACCTGTTGAATTTGGGTAGAAAGTTTACGGATTTGGGTATCTAACACCTGAATCTGACTCAGCACTGTCTGATAATTTCGATTCAGGGGGTGATCTGTTTTCTTTTTCATCGTCTTGTTTCTCCTTCGCTATTTTTATTGCATGTGCCCAATTAATTTTGAACAATGGAACAGCTATAATTATGTCCTCGGCTACGTTAAAGCCATATTGAGTTTGACCAACGGTCAATGCCAGCACGTATGCCACCAATCTACCGCTTTGAGTAAAGATGCCCGCACCAGAACATCCCGACCAGCCATAAGATTTGATATATACAAAATCATTTTCATTATATCCAATTACTTTACCGTCAAGCGTGAAAGGGCCCATTGCGTTAGGAAAGCCGGTATAGTAAGTGCGCGTCATGATCGAAAAATCCTTTTTCCATTGATGCCCGCGTGGAAGATGGCGAGGAATAGAAACCGCATGTCGTTCTACTATCTCATCAACTTCAATAATGGCATAATCGACCAAATCATTAACGGCAATAACCCGCTTACAGTGATATAATCCTTTTTCCGTCATAAATGATGTGCCCTCACAGCCTCCAATAATTCCATGAGCTACTGTTAAAATATAAAACTTATCCTCAAACTTAATATAGGTTCCCGATGAGGTTGACATGCCGCCTAGGCGCGTAGAGAGGGAAATAACCCGAAGGGCACTATTACGCGATCGATGAATAGCTCTAGTGTCTGCAATCTGCACCAAAGGGTTAACGTTGTTAGGGTGAGAAATTTCTTCATAAAGAGGAATCTCCTGGCTTTGACGAACTGAAAGAAGAGTTGCGCTGGTCGCAATGAACGCAAACGCCATCAAAAATACCATTCGCAGTGCCTCTTTCAGAATTTTTCTCATGTCATACCTATACCTGTCGTTGATAGCTTAAGAAAACTGGCACCTCTTCAAGCCCCGACTTTTTCGCAAACCACACCACGTCTTCGTTGCCTGTAATTTTTGCTCTCCCATTTTTTCCAATCGCCAAATAAACTGGATTAGTGGGCCCATCTTTAATGAAATGGCGATACCTTCCATCAAAATCCATTGCCGCTCCCCGATAATGCGTGGCAGCTAGTGACCACAATTCCTCTACTGGCATCATAACTGTGTATCGCATATCGTGAGTATTGACGGGAGAATCATAAAGTTGCACCCCGCCTTGTGCCCAATCGTCAATGATAGTTTGAAGTGCGGGTCGTGGCGTGACCATCTGCCCCGTGGGATGGCGTAACGCGCCGAGATTTGCTCCCATACCTCCGAAACCACCAATACTCCCATCTCCATAATATTCTTTCATTATTTTAGTTTCGGTAATATCCGTTGGGTCACCGCCGCTCACCAATTCCACATTCGGCTGATGCGATACTGTTCCAAGAGCCTTAATTTTTCGCATATGCGGAAGAAGCCTTTTCTGAATATATGCATCTCTATTTAATTGCCCCAAGAGTTCAAACTTAATAGCCAATTTAATACGATAAGATGTGGGTGTCAGCTTCTTTCGAGTCACCGCCATCGGATCAACCGTTGTCACTCCCCGAATACCGCGAATTTGATCTTGAATTTCTTTATCCGTAGCTATCTCTGGGTAAACCACCGCCGTAACATATACGCGATAAATTCTCAAGTCTGTCTTTCTTTCCGCAAGTTGCCTATCAATACGAATGATTTGGTCTTCAATAGACTCGCGCACTCCAGCTTGATAGGAGCGGGGCTCAGGGTGCCCTCTTTTTTCCAGTTCTGTTCTCACGCGAGGAACCCAAGAGGGTGGGAAACGATCCTCTTGAGCATTGAAGTCGATCCAGCCACCTCCAGCAACGTCTTTGAGGTAGAGTTGTGTAAGAACATATATCTCCACCGAATTCATATCTTTTATATTTTCTGCTGCCCACCTTGCAAATTCCACTCGCGACTGTGCTGATGGGTGGGTCTGGCCGCTGTATGTGTCTACGATCTGTCCAATATATTTCTTCGCAACGGTTCCGTCTTCTATTTCTTTATATGTTTTATTTTGTTGTTGAACTGAATTTTGAAGGCGCGCCTGTATAACTTGATTAATAGCAGTCTTTACTTTCTCAACATTGTTGTCAGAATCCATTTGCTTCATGAAGTTCATCGCTGCTTCCAAGTTCTCTTTTGAAACATCTTCGTCCATTTCTATAACGATACGATATGATAGCTCGATTGGAGCAAACCGGTTGCTGGTGCTGAGGGTTTCTTTTTGTCTGAACCCACTAAGAAAAACTTCCATATCATCAGAAAGCTTGATAGGTTGCACCATATTGCGGAAGTATTCTGCTGGAATACCTGGAAGTCTGGTTTGTTGTTGGGCTGCGAGGTTTGCTTCTCGATCCATCTCCTTGAGGGCGTTGAAAACGCTGTCCATAAATAGGGAAGACGCTCGCACTTCGATGCCCCCATAATGAGTTCCCCCGAACACTTGGCGAATCATCTGGTTGACATCTTGTGCGCGGATACCGGATCTTGTAATATATTCTGAGGGGATAGACACCCCAGACTCTATAACTTCATCGTTGTCTCCTTCGTGCAGCCAGAAGCGAATGGTGTCAGAAAGGTCGTCAAGGTCGAGATCTGTTTGCCAGTTTTGGAGTTGCTGATCCAAATCGGATAACTCCCTTGCTGTGGTTGTCCAACCAGAGGGATTTATTATGCCTTTTCGTGCTAAGAGCTTTGTTATCTGATTAACGGTGTCATCATAATAATTATCTACACTGGTTTCGAAGTCGTCAGCAAAATATTGAAAGTCGCTAGCATCGCTACAATCTTCGCATCTCCACGTTACGTCCACTCGCAATTCCACAGCGCCGCCGGTATCGTCGAGATCCCATTCAATTTCTTCAGGATAGTTGGGAATTATATCTTTCCAATTGTAGAAGTCGTCGTCGTAAGGCATAGGTCGGAAACCAACCGCATTTTCACCACGCGCTACATAGGATTTGTTCTCCGGGCCTCTCTGAAACCCTTCCCAGCCCAACAATGGGATAACATAAGTCATTCCAGCCGTGGCGTAATAGTAAATGTGATCGCCGTCGTAGTCTACGCTGTCGGCGCCATCCACCCCGCCGTGATCAAGCCTACCGTTTACAGAACGCTCTATTTCGCGGAGATCCTCTTCAAGCTGCTCGGCTTGTTCTTCTGTGCTATCTCGAAATGTTGCATTAGTGTTCTCTTCAAGATACTCCCTTAGCTTCTCAAAGCCCTCATGATCATCCGAGTGCTGTCCCCTTTCAGCAATATATTCAACATCCATTTCATCAATGAACCATACAATGTGTGGCCAAGTTCCTTTGTGGGGAGCGTTGTTGTCGCGACCTTTAATTTGGTGTACGGTTTCAGTATCTTGATCATATTCGATGGTAACCAGAGATGAAGACCACTTTCTTCCTTTTGGCATATATCGAAGAGACCACATTGTTCCCTCATCGGCGGCGCCGCAGTGACCCATCCTTTGCCCCTCAACAGAGCAGCGGCGAGTGTCTAAGTCATACCAATAGGAGCCATCCTCAAACGTATGGATGATCATTTGTTCATCTTCTATGTTCTGAAGAAGATATTCGGCATAAGTATCCAAGTCTTGGAAGTCGGCTGTTTCTTTCTTTCTTGTTGTGCGGTCATAATAAGTGATCTCGACCGGATCCCAAACATCTTTGCCTTTGAAATATTCGTAGTTGCTCGGGTCGTCATTCAAGTATGTGAAGATATTGCGGCTGTTTTCGTAAAACCCAGTCCACATAGTATTGTAGGCGAAGTCTTTCATTCTTCCGAAGATATCCCCCAGCCTCTCGTTCATTTCCTCATCGGATGTAAAGATAGATTTTATATACGGGTTGCGCTTCAACGCTTTCTCGGCTTTGTTGATAGACTTCTTCAATCTTCCTTGCGCACCTTCGGTCTGAGATGTGAGGGCTTTGTCTAAGTTATCGCTAATAAAAGCAACTTTTCTTATGTCATCTTTGAACTCTTCCCACTTGTCACCACCCAATTTTTCATGCCCAGGGGGTCCATCCAAAAGTTTGTCAATTTCCTCAATGGTTGGGTTAACAAATTTATTTTTCCAAGCCTCAGTTGCGGGCATCGGCTGTTCTTTCCATTGTTCTGCTGCCCAAATGCGACCCTTTTCGGATGTGCCGTGGAGATAAGCCCGAACCTTTCCGACAATAATATCGGGTAAGTTGAAGTCTTCGACCTTTGCTTCTGTGAGCATGTCGTATCGCTCTTCATTTAATTTTCTAAACCAGTTGTCGGTTGCGTTTGTCATATCAAAAAACCTCAATAATACAATAAATAGTTTCTAATTCCGTATTATCTGTCGTAATCATCTTCTAATCTCACCACGTCATCCAGGTAGGGAGTGCTCACCTCTATAAGCTGCACGTGCATCTCGTTGGCACCGAACCGATGAATTTGGCCCGGTGAAACATGAAATGACTCCCCAGCCAAAATCTGAGTTACTCTATCATTTTCGTCATAATTATACAAAATACCACTCACAACATACACTGTTTCTTCTTTAGTTTTATGATATTGTTTAGATAAACGATGCCCAGCGTTAATAAACAATAATTTCCCAACATAGTCAGCGGTGTGAGCCCAAATTAATTCATAGCCCCAAGGTTTTTCTATTCTATCCATAATCAATCCTCATTTCTATTTTATGTATTCTCCACTATTTATTTTGGAGGTTATTTTTAATGTTTATGTTATTTTTAAGTCTTTTTGTTGCGCAAGCGTGGGATGGGGAAAAAGAAAATGCGCACCTTATCGTGCAAGGTCGAAGGTATGAAGAAATCTATATGGAACCAGTTAAAATTGTATGTGAGAATGAATGTACTTATAGAAATGATCTAGATTCGCTTTTTGTAGCCGCCAACACCCACCACCATGTGTGGTTTCATGCAGGTAAAATCTCAACCATTTACAGCAAAGACACCGTTAATTTAACTTATCCCGATTGTGATTTCATAAAAGATCCTATTGGATGTAGTAGCCAAAATGGGCTATGGATTTTAAAAAGCACCATCACCCTAGACAGCGAGCGCGCAACCTTGAGCTTAATGCTGATGGATCCGATGGGGGCAATGTTGGGTCAATCTTCTTATATACGACACAAAAAGTCTCGAATAGTTCACAAAAGCACCACATCCCGACAAAAAGACCCCTACGGTCAACGCCCTACCATAGAAGTCGAAACCATCGAGCCCATGATTATTGAGATTCCTCCTGTTATTAGTGAAAAAGATATCCATCAAGCCATGATGATGTTATATGATAGTGTGCGTAAATAATTAAAAATTGCATATCACCATTTCCCGAGCCGAATGGGGGTCAGATACTTTGTTGCCGAACTCCCCAATTAAAGTTATATTATATGACTGAAAAAACGAAGGAAGTGCTGGGTGGTATAGGTAGGTTAAGATCCACTTATTGTCATCTAAATCTGCCAGGGCGTTCCTCAATGCTTTGTGGTTGACTGAGGTTTCTTCCCATGCTCGGCTTTTTCCTTCGTCGAACAAGTTATAGGAAAATTTAAGATTGGGAAATAAAAAGAAATCGGCGTTACTATTATTATCAATACATTCGACAATATCTGCCCCCGGCCGATGGAAGATTTCTAATGTAGGTGGCTTTTTATATGTTTTTAAATACTGCAAAGCCAGGGAGTGGAAATTCTCATAATCTATCTCGCCGCTTGATGCCCTCCCTGACGAAGAACATAAACTTAAGATATAAAACAGGGCAGCCCGCACGTGGGGAATGCGCTGGGTATACCATGTATCCTGCAATAAAGGAAATGCCGTGGCATCAAATTTATAATAATCACTCGTTACTTTATGATAAACTTCATCACGATCGTTTTCCACACACTTCCAAAATTCATAAACATAATAACTCGTCGTATAAGCATAAATACGTCGGTCGTAGGATGCTAGATTGATTTCCATTTGACCGTCATAAAAATTATAAGTATCCACACTATTGCCTGAAGGAATCAGTTCTTTTATCCTCCCTAAACTCAGATTTTTATGGGTCGGATGGCGCAGGGGTGACTTATAAAGCATCGATCCTACTCAGCGTCGTCGGTAGTCGTAGGAGATGCCATCGTCTCTTGTGCCTCGTAATTCAAATAAGAAGAAAGAATATTATTAACATCTGCCAACACATGGTCAAGATTGGTTAACTCTTCGCGTAATTTATTAACCTCATTAAATGTATCGACAGATAAGATCTTGGCGATTTCTGTAAGGTGATCGTAGTCGGTATACGCTTCTTCAAGCTGATCAAGGGTGCGATTCAAAATGCGCTTAACTTCTAATTCCAAATCTTCTAGCTTGATGGAGTATGTTAAATTTACACGTTGTGCCATTGCCTATCCACGTAAAATGTGACGTTCTTGTTTTTTGAGAATATTCTCAATGGTTTCTGGCGCGCCAACCACAACAATTTCAGACCCTGTGTGTCCTCGGTTTATGGTCACCTTAGAGAAGCGGTGCTCCATATTAAGCTTTTCTCGACCGGGAAGATTCAACAAGCCGCTTTCATTAAGCTGTTTTACACGCACATCTTCTCGAATCATTATTACATGTTCAGGATTGACAAAAACTTCTCTCAATTTATAATTTTGCCCCACGGTCACCGCTCCGTTTGAGCAGATCTCTGTAAGTTTAACTAACATTTGACTTCTTCTCCTGTTCTTTGAGTAAATAAATGTGATCCGATCTTACGTTGAACTCTCTGCCATCCAAAAGAACGCGCCCATGACAGTCTATACCCCACTTAGCTATAGATGTTTCTCCTAAAAACAAAGCAGTGCGAGGTCGATCGGTTTTGTGGTGTGCTGCACCCTTTTCGGATAAAAGAAATACCCCTTGAGGAATATGTATTAAATCACCCTTCTGTATAATATCCATAATTTTATCCTGTCTGAATAATCCCGTAATTTGTAGTAATCAGAGTTCCAGCGCAACTAGCTGCGTTCTCTAACGCAGTTCGCGTCACCTTGACGGGATCAACAATTCCCTCCATTATCATATTAGCCATCTTTCGATGGCGAAAATCCCACCCCACATTTACATCACATGCTAACACTTGGGCAGTAATCATGTCAGGCGACTCCCCCGCATTGAGCGCCATTTGGCGTAACGGTTCTTTACACGCTTCCTTTACGATGAGTGCCCCGAGTGCCTGTTCTCTATTGGGGGTTACCACCTTCAATGTAGCGGAGACACGCAACAATGCGGTGCCCCCTCCGCAGACTATCCCTTCTTCCTGGGCTGACCGCACTGCTTCAAGGGCATCTTCTACACGATGTTTCTTTTCTGTCATCTCCACCGATGTTGCGCCGCCCACACGAACTACTGCCACACCCGATGAAAGTCGCACAATACGCCCCTGTATGCGAGCACATTCTTGAAGGTCGTCTGTGCCATCAATAGTATTTTTTAATGTCTCTATGCGGCTTTCTACAGCCTCAAAATCACAATTACCACCTACAATGGTGGAAGTGATTTTAGTGCTTTCAATAGATTTGGCAGTTCCTAGCTGTGCCATTTTTACATCAGCCAATTTGACCCCGCTTTCTCGAGTAATAAACGTTGCACCAGTAGAAAGTGCTAGATCATCCAAGGTGCTTCTGCGTTCTTCGCCATATTCGGGGCCGCGAATTGCTGCCACTTTAAGTGTGCCGCGCATAGAATTCATAATCAATGCCGCCAGAGCTTGCCCCTCGACATCCTCAGCTACAATAACAAGAGGTCTAGCTTCCCGCGAGATCATCTCCAACACTGGTAAAATTTGATCCACCGTGCTAATTTTATGATCAGTAATTAAGAAGAGAGGATCCTGATGAATCATCATATTCCGACGTTGATCAGTCACAAACGCACCAGCACAAAAACCAGCGTCTAATCGAAAGCCCTCGGTCACATCTAGTGACGTTTCCAGTGAGCGTGATTCTTCAATTGTAATCGAGCCATCTTGACCCACCTTATCAACAGCTAGCGCAATAAGTTTTCCAATAGTTTCATCATTATTAGCAGAGATGGTGGCGATGTGTTCAATATCGTCAGTGCTTGTCACTGGAATAGCTGCTTCGGCTAGCAATTTCGTAGCCTCTCGCGTAGCTAATTCGATCCCCCTCTGCAATTCAATGGGTGACGCGCCAGAAGCGATATGTTTTTGGGCTTCACGCAAAATGGCACGTGCCAACACGGTAGAAGTTGTGGTGCCATCGCCTGCTTTGTTGTTGGTTTCAATAGCTGCCTGACGAATGATTTGTGCGCCGGCGTTCTCAAAAGGATCTGCCAATTCGACAAACGCAGCCACCGTTACTCCATCTTTTGTGATGAAAGGTTGTTTATCTTTTTCTTGCAATAACACATTGCGACCCCGAGGGCCCAGCGTGGATGCTACATTATCAGCTAAAGTGTTGGCACCATTCAAAAGACGTTGTTGAAGGTCTCTATTGTTTTCATATTCCCTATTCATCTTCTTTCTCTATTTAGACATATTAATAATATAACCACATTTGGTTTGTTTGTCAAGTTATTTATCTCTAATTTCTTCAGTTTTACTCTGAATGTTTTCTGCGTCATTGATTGCGTTTTCGGCCTGCGCATCATTAGCCAAACCACTCGCAAAGTAGTTGTTCAAATTATCCGACAAATCCTTCAAGGAAGTAAAAATTTCGAACACCTGCGCGTTGAGGATGTCTCTCACTTGTGACAACATTCTTTCAATGTACTCGGCACCAACATTAATGACTCCCAAATTCTGAGCGTTAACGGGGTCAGTGTCAGTAGTGGAGAGGGTCTTGTTCATAGAAAATTTCAAGGTGTTTAGATATCCATTGGACAATTGGAGAGCTTGTTTTTTCGTTGTATCATCTTGTTGATTATACCAATCTCGGGATTGTTGAACAAGTTTTACAACATTTCCTTTTCTTTTCTTGGTAGGATATGTAATATTTTTAAACTGCGGAAGTATCTGAGAAATTGTAGCTTTTCTTGCTGCTGTTGGGTCTTTCTTCAGTATCGTCTCAGCGTGTGCCATCGCCTTTTTCAATGCGCCGGTGATTCCTTTGATATATTGGGTGTCAGCAAGTGCTTCTTCGTATTTCGTATTGGCAAAAGCTTGTCGCAACTCTCTCTGGGCCACACCAACCGGAATGCTACTGGTTCCTTTTCCTACATATTCGCCATCGCCATAAGTAAATTCGGGCATCTGAATAATTTTGTTTATGACTTCCTCTGGATAGACCGACAGTTCCACTAAGTAATCTTTGAGAGTGTTCTTATAAAGGTTATTGAATTGCTCCGGAGTCACCTTGATTCGTCCCGGAATTTCTTCCTCTCCCGGTGTAGCCAAACGAGCACCCCCAGGTGCGGCTGGATCTTTAATGAGAGGAAAAATAATACATTTTGCATATTTTTCATTTGCCATGGCAGCAATAATGTCTGCAATGTTTTCGAGAGTAAATTCAAAAGTATAAAAAGTCAATGCACCTCGCTGATTTAGCCCTGCACCTTTGAGATTTTTGAGAACCACCAAATAGCGCATCTTGTTGCCTATATTGTCATTGACCACATCGTCAACTAAATCAGAGAAGCTTCCGCCAACTTCCACACTACCTTCGTTATAGAGTTTGAGACTAATATATTCTCCACCGAATTCTTCTCCGGCTATGAAGTCTGCAATAGTTCCCGTATTCGCAGGCACCTGTCTCCCTTTCAAAAGAGTTGCCAAGAAAGATTCAAAACTAAACCCAGCGGATGCGGCATTGAAGTTGGTTATAACTGTGGTGAGCGTTTTATAGAACACAAGATATGACAAAGTATTTTTAATAATCCGGGCTCTACTGTCTTCATTGTCTGCACCAATTCCGACATAGCCTTCTTGATAGAACTTATCCAGACTTGCCAGTTTCGCAGAGAGAGTATCGCCGGCGATATTGTCCAAATATCCTTGCAATAACTGCCGTTGTGGGCCGGCAATTTCTGACCCTTCTTCTCCGGTCGCCACGTCGGACCATCCAAGTTCAGACACCGCTATCTCTGGTATCATACTGAGAGTCATTGTCTGATCGCCAAATGATATATCGGATGTGATTCTTTCAGCAAGTGAAGTGTTTTTTGTAGAAAAAACATCTTCTACCATTTCCATTAAATTTTTTAGAGAAAGATCAGCACCCACTCTAGTTATGCGAGAGTTCTGTTTTCGATATTCTTCCGCTAAAATACTTTTTAAATCAGACATTCGTTTACCTCACGCAATGATATCAGCAATTCCTAACTCAACTGCTTCTTCTGCTGATAAATAGACGTTAACTTTTTGTTCGAGCATCTTTTTGATCTCCGATTCGCTCATTTTTGTTTCTTCTACTAAACAATTAATATAAATTTGTTGCAAATGTTTAATAGCATCCATCTCGTTCACTAAGTTGTGGAGGGGGCCGTGGTTTCCCGCAATCACCGAATGGAGCATTACTCTACAATTTTTACCGATCTTCCTCTTTCCTTTTGTTCCCGCCGCTAAAATTAATACTCCGGCAGACATTACTTTCCCCAACCCATACGTATGAAGTTCTGTTTCATCCCGAATAACCTTCATTACATCATAGAGTGCAAACATATCATCTGCGCTGCCCCCATAAGTTGAGAGATAGAATTCAATAGGTTTACGTTTTTTCTCATCTTTTTCAAGTTTATTAGTCTCGTTGAGGTAGATCAGCGCATGAATTATTTCGGCAACCTTTTCCTCTTGAATATCTGCGAACAACCCGATAGTGCGCAAGTCTGGCTCTTTAGGCATAAATTCTTCTGCCGCATCCAAAATCACCATCGGGCCGCGTCGTTCCCCTTCATCATTTCCAATCAATTTCTTAACAATCTTTTTAATCATTTTCGTTGTCCTTTATTAGTTCCAACACAAACTGTCGATTGGCGTGGAGATAAACCATCGCGCTAGTCCAATCTTCAAAGTCGGCAGATTGACGAAACAAGCTCGGAGTGGTTTCCAGGAGGGTACCCACGCACCGATCCTTAAACAGAGACAACTCATCATCGAGCTTAGATTGAAATATTTCAATATTGCGCTCACTTTCGCCGCGATTAACATAGTCAGCAAGAGCGAGATTGTTATAATAAACCAAACGTTCGAAACTCTTGACAAACATGTGAAGCGCGCTTAAATTAGCAGCTTTCATTATTTTATAAGATAACGCTGAAGCTGTAAAGAAATAAAGCACTCGGCTAAAAATAAAACCGGAGATAAATAATAACGTTCCTATTAACCAATCCATATTTCTCCAAAAAAATAACCACACACAGGGAGTGGTTATGACTTAAAAATCTTTATTCTTTAACAAAAAATTACTATTGTTTTTTTGTCAAACGCTTCATAATGCGTTCAGCGAGTTCATCCACCATGGTTTCTTTGCGCTGCTCTCCCTGCAAACGAGCAAAAACGCGTTTAGCAATCTCTGCCACCATTTTTGATTCATCCATTTCATCATCTTTGTGGTGACCACCTTTGCCATACTTGCCTCTCTTATCTCGGCGCTTTTTTCGCCTTCTTCTGGATACTTCTTCTTGATACACGTCTCGCATTTCTGGCTCTTCTTCAACATCCATCACATCCATGGCAACTTCTTCTTCGCCACCGTCATCCATGGGCATTTCAGCATCCATTTCCAGGTCATCTACACCGACCTCTTCCTCACCTCCTTCGAGATCCATATCGACACCATTCTCTTCTGCCCAGCCTTGAATAACTTGGAGCAGGCTCAACACCATATCTTCTTCGCCGCCGCCCATATCGCCCATGACATCAAGTTCTTCACCTTCTTCATCGGCTATGTGGTCTTCAGCGCCCAACTCATCTTCGGTGGCGCCAAGCTCATCTTCCACGTGATCAAGTTCGTCTTCTTCTTCTTGGATATCTTCGTGTCCAAAACCAAGCTCACTAAGACGTTTACCGCCCACGGGGCCCAATTTGGCTAGCTTCATAAACCGGCGGAATTCGCCTTCATTCAAAATCTGTTTGCGGATTGACATTATCAATTCTCCTTAATTTGCAAAAAATATAATCGTTTATAAATAGTGTGTTTTTTCTTATAACGCTTAAACTTCATCTGTTTTTTATAAATCTGGGAATTCCTCAGCCAACATATCAAAAATATTCTCTATTTCTCCCTCGTTCAGCGCCATGTCTACAAGGGTTGATTTGCCGGCTTCCCGCAATCTACGCGATTTGGTTTTCTTAGTTTTAGACTGCGTTTTTATATGTTCCACAAACAAGCGCAGCGCTTCGTTTTCTTCAATATAGGCATCAATAATATGTCGAAAAAAACCAGATTGAGTGAACCCATCATACTTTAGTTTGAGAATAAACTGTGCATGCTTGTGGTCATTCGCTGTGAAAACTATGCGCTTTTGTTGTTTTCCGTATCCGTTAGAATCTGCCATTTGTCACTTTCTTTAATCGTCATTGGGAACCGATAGACCCAGCATTTTTCTCTTTTCCAGACTGCGCCTATAGGTTGAAGATCTCTGCATCAATTGATTGTGCGTGAGAGATGGTGCGTCTACGTCGGTTTTTTTTTAGATGGCGTAGCATGAGAAAGCGCTTCAACTTCTAGGGGCGCAGTTGGTGTAGGGGGAGAACCGGCCACCGCCGCTTGTGGTGATGCCGCCGGCGGTGGAACAAAATAGGTTTGCAGTGCGTTGATGGAGTTTTCGCAAATCATTACTTCGCGTATATTTTCCTCAATCTCATCCACGTAATTCACATGTTCCGCAACACCGGTAGGGTTGTCTAACATAATCTCGATCCTGGTCAAGTGATCGAGGGCTTTGGAGCGAAACCGCGTAATGGTGGCTTCTAATAGTCTCATTTTGGTGGTCATTTTTTGTGTCTCTCTATAAAGTTTTTAATGTCAGAAGAACGGTACCATGTGTGATCGTTGGGTTTAATTGGTTCTTCTAAAATTCGAATGATGGGGGTTCCACCGGCGTGGCTTCGCACGAGGGCAATCGTAGGAACCCCACTAATTTTAATAAGCCGATCTACCGCCGACGTATCGCCGGTATTAAAAGCAAAAAAGTATATATCCTCGTATGTGTTGGCAAGATCTTCGTAATATTCTTTCAACGCATGACAATAATGACAATCGTTAGAATAAAATTTAATAACACACGTGGCTGTTTCGCGAATAGAACCGTTAAGAATCTTCTTCAGCGCTTGAAACGAAAGTCTCTCTACTTTCATCTTTATCTCCATATTTTTCTAAAATATTCTTCGCCCTCTGCATGCAGTGAGGGCAAAACAGGCGCACTACTTCCTGTTTTACCACAACGCTCCAAGCTTTCAGCATTTCTCTATTTTGGCGGTCAAATGGTTCTGTGCAAGTAGTGCATTGCTCCGGTAGCATCTGGAATTGAGAAATTTTATCGGAGAAATTTTGGGCGACTTTTCCACCTGTTTTCTTCTCTAGTGCTCGACGTTGCTTGCGATTCATCTACCTATCACTCCTATTGCTTGGTGCTTGGAAACCCCGCTTTCGAATACAACTACGGCTGAGGGAAATGGGGCACTATTAACGCTCTCTCCGAATTTCAATCTTCCTCTCACAAAGTAAATTTCTTGAGCCTTCATTATATAGTCATGCCAATATTTTGTATCCGTTCTGGCCGGCACTAACATGACTATTTTTGTATTTTCTTTTTGTGCTTCTATGTAGCTTTTCTTTACCCATTGGGCGATAGTTCTCCCATAAGGTGGATTAACAAAAGCACAATGTCCTCCCCAATCCTTTAACAGACCATCCTCCACTTCAGTAAAAAAATTTAAGCACTTAGTAGTATGCGGAGTAGCGCAGGGATCCAAATCAAACGGCCCGAACCTCCAATTAAGTTTGTCAAAAAACTCTTGAGGTGTAGACCAGTCATTCGCTTTGGAACTAAACATCACTTGAAGTTGATGTTTATCCATCATCGTCTTCCTCACTCTCGTTAAAGCTGTCTGATATTGCATTCAAGCTCTTAATGAGTGCCCAGCCCGCAAATAGCGTGATAGCGACAGAAATACCACCGCAAATTACAGACACGAGATACCATTCTTTTATAAAATTTATAATTGTTTCCATTTTATTCTCCTGTTGATCCAAACCCACCGAAGCCTCTTTCGGTGTTAGTTAATTCCTCTGCTTCTACAAATTCCACATAAGGATGAGGTATGATAATAACTTGCCCCACTTTGTCTCCCTGTTTATATAAAGGAGACTTAGGGTTTAAAGTTCTTCCAAATTTAAGCATAATTTCTCCCCGATAACCCGAGTCTATTACTCCTACCGCATTTCTCAAAGCTAACGAAGTCTTAGACACAGAGGAACGAGGGAACAAAAGCCCCATATATCCATATGGTATTTCCATCGAAAGACCTGTTCGGCAAACAATATTACCATGAACATCATTCTCTACTGAAACTGCTCTCAAATCCATCCCCGCGTCACCGTCTTTGGCATAAGACGGAACGACGGCGTTGGGGTGCAGTTTTTTGATTCTAATTCTCATGCTGCTTAAACTCAAGTGAGCCATATCTAGGTCCGCTTATGCCAAGCGAATCAGCGCGCTTGGGGTACTCAATTTGTTCCTCGATTTCGCGGATAACAGATGGAATGTTGCCGTAGACCACAATTTTGCCTGCCCACGCCGAGCTTAACACTATGTGCGCTTCCAACTTGTCAGCTTGGTTTTTGGGATGGAATATTGCACTTACATGATCAGCGTTAAACCACCGCACTTCCCCGGTTTTGTCTACTAAGTTAACCATTTTCATTTTTTCTCTCCGAACATAATGTTATACGAATCAACAATATCGTCGATATTGTGTTTTCCTTTATAGAGTCGATAAGCTTTGACTGCTGCTCGAATCTCGTCTGTGCTCAGCCAGCCGTTTTCTCTAAATTCCTCTCTCAAATCTCTCTTTTGTTCTTTGAATGGCTCCATCGCTTCCTCAATAGCGTTCAGCGATCGAACGTATTCTTTAATAAATTTCTTTTTCTCATCGTAAGTTGTTGCCATCATTAACCCTCTCTCTGTTATAATGTTGTATTGGCTGTTGTTAATATAGAACGTTCGTGTTCTATCCGTTGCAAAGCTATTTCTCTATAGGTTGCATTAATCTCAATTCCCACATAATTGCGATTATTTTTCAAAGCGGTAATCGCCGTAGTTCCCGATCCCATAAAAGGATCCAGCACCACTCCACCCGTAGGGCAACTGGAGACAATGGGATCCTTGATGAGTTCTTCGGGATAAATAGCAAAATGTGCCCCCTTGTATCCTTTTGATGGAGTGTGCCACACCGTAAACTTCGGCCGGGTGGGAACTTTGCCAGACTTAATCAACTCTTCATAATCAAAATCCTTGACAATACCACTCTTCTCTCTCATTTTGCGATAATGTTCATCTTGCCTATCACTTGAGAGGGCAAATCCTTCCTTGCCGGTGGCATCCTTGTCCTTTCGACGATCAACGTGGTTCTTCGAAAACATACGACGAATAGAGATTTCAGCTTGCGGAACACGCGGTTGCTCAAAATAATAATTTTTAACGTCTTTAACGAACATGAAAAGTTTTTCATGATTAGTCCAAAATCTATCCTTTGCTGACGTAGGTTGAGGATTTGGTTTAGACCAAATAATTTCATTTCTCAGTTTCCATCCCCGATCTGACATGGCAACCTCAAATCTGCTGGGTATCTGCATAAGGGCTTTGCTCTTGTAGGAGTCGCCAATGTTAACCCAACATACACCTTCGGGCTTCAATACTCTCTTTACTTCCTCAAAAATGTCACACAAATTAGAGATATATTCTGTCGGTGTTTTTTCAGTTCCAACTTGGCGTGTGATTTTATAATCCCTCAGATTATAATAAGGTGGGGAAGTAACACACATATCCACGCTTTCATCGGGCAATGAGCGTAATATTTCCAAAGATTCACCCAAGTGAATAATATTTGTTTCCACGTATTCCTCCAATCTTAAGCGCAAAGTCGCGTTGAAATATTTTCTATCATTTTTTGAACATCATATTCTTTACTAAAACTTGTACCATCGAGTGCGAACTCTGCGTAATCAAATATTTCACAAAAACGATAGGCTCTATTTTCATAATCCCGAGGAAGCTGTCGCCGTTTGACAAAATCAATATGCGCTTTGGTTCCGATCACCCCTTTATCATAGAGATCGCGAATCAAAGCCGAGGGGATACAATACGCCTGTGGCTGGCTGAGTTCTCTAACAGGATTAAGATCAATCATAACATAAAAGTCTACCTTATCTAATTTTTCCAAAAATAAAGATTCCTCAAAATATCTTCCCTTTCCGGTGGAGCTTGAGGGAGCAAAGCATGCTTTTTTAAACATGTTTCTCACTTCAACATTTCCATGGGAACATACAACATCCCACTCTTTCTGGGAAGGTTCGACCTCTCCTTCTAAAATTCCCGCAACAGTGTATTCGGATTGAGTGGAGAGAGAATTTGCATTAACTTTCTGCCAAAAAATGTGCGGATCCATGCAAAATCCTTTCGCAATAGCTTCCAGATTCCAATTTATTTTCATATTTGCCCTCTTTTAAGTTCTATTATAATATAACATAAAGATAGTGATCTGTCAAGTAAATTTCTTTTCTTAATTGATAGAAAGCCCAAATAATTGGTGGATAAATTGTCTCATGAGATTATCTCTCTCTTCATCGGTTTCCAGTTCTCCAAACCTATAATTATATGTGCTCCTTTCTTTTCGAAGTATAGTTGACAACATACGCAATTCGTTTTTGATCCAACGAGATTGCTTTCGATAGTCTTTAGGTGTGTCAATGCCCAACTCTTCGGCTGCTTCTAATAAAATAAAATATCTTCTTTTCTCCAACCCTAATCTAACTTTCTTAAACAATTTTGTCAGACGCGCTTTCTCATTTTCATTCTCCATTGTTTCTAACTTATCGGGATGAATGAAGCTAGCAATTTTCTTAAATAATTTAGAAAAAATTTCATGGATTTCTTTTTCTTCTTTAGACCAATCAACGGGTACGGGTTCATCTGTCGGGATCCCATCGAACAAGACAAGTGCCCCGGGGGGCGGAGCAGATGCTTGTGTCGATGGAGTGCCAGCAGACGGCGGAGGCGAAGGTATTCCGTAAAGTTGATCTAAGTGTTGGCGATGGTCTTGGTTTAATTTGTTTAAATCTATATCCCTGGCGGCACAAAATTCTTCATAATACTGTTGAAATTCGGGACCAATGGCACGACAAAACTCCTGTGCCAATTCCAATTGATTATGAAGGTGACGATAATCCTCCCATAGCTGCAACCATTTTAATTTAGCCGATATGCTCACTCATTTATCCCAACAATCTAAATGTCTTGCCTATTGCATAGGTCGAAAAACCCCAATTCGGATCGTATTTTAACCGTGCCATATACGGTCGATTAAGGAAGATCCTATCTTTCTCTGGCTTTACTCCCCAGCACCTAATCTTAGTTAGTTCGTTGTTGGTATCAATAGTCTCGACAATCCAATAAAGTTTTCCATTCTTCGTTTTCCGTGGGATGATCTTACGCGGGATAAACCAACACACTTGCAGATCGGGATCAAATTCAGAAATGGGGGGAATGAACTTATCTTTTAAAGATTGCGCCGTGGCTGCAGTAATAACTAGATTAATCGGGAACACGCCAGTTAAATCAGTTTTGAATTGGATTATCTCTTCTTCAGTAAAATCTCCTTCCGCTCTATATGCTTCTATATTTTCCACTAACTTCTTTAAATTCTTAGGTCGTTCTACCACACACGCAGACCAGAAATGTTTTCGCCCCGTAAAACGATCATCCATAATAAGATCCAAAGCGCCAGCACGACACAAAGCATCTAGGCATTTCTTATTTAATTTGCTATAAGTTATCTCTTCTCGAAACAAAAGGTCTTCTGCGTTCATAAATGGTCTATGGTCGAGAACTTGCTCAATAGCAGAATCACCGAATCCCTTAATAGAAGTCAAAGGTTGAATAAGAGTTTTTCCGTCTTTAGATATCTCCCATACTCGACCTGACTTATTAATGTCAAGCGGTGCGATCTTAAAACCATATTGTTTGGCTATATTGATGGTCTTTTCTTTTCTGCTCTCCGGTTCTTTGTCAAGGAAAGCAGCCATCCACTCTGCTGGATAGTAGTTCCATAACCAAGCGCATTGGAATGAGATAATAGAATAAGACACCGCATGTGACTTGTTAAATCCATAACCTGAGAAGTATTCAAACTTATCCCATAGATTTTGTGCCGCTGTGCGATCGATATTCTTGGCTGTGCATCCGTCAAGAAACTTGGTATGAAGCTGATGCTTAACACTATCTTTGCCGGTTCCCTTCTTAGTGAGAACCTTGCGAAGCATGTTCCCTTCATCCAGAGTCAACCCGCCCAACTTATGAGCCAACAACGCGATCTGTTCTTGAAAAATAAGAAAACCAAAAGTCTCTTCTGTAACTTCTCGAACTTCATCGGAAAGATAAGCCACATATTGTGGGTTCTCTTTGGCTTCTACATACTCTTCGTGCACGTTTGCTGCCAATGGGCCGGGGCGATAGATGGAAGTAATAGCCGACACATCAATAATGTTTTTTGGCTTGACTCGAGTACAAAACTTCTGTGCGCCATCTTCCGTGAACTGGAACACGCCAGCCCATCTTCCGGGATGAAAGACTTTTTCGTATACTTCTTGGTTGTCGAGATCTATAACATCTGGATGTAGGTTTTTGTTATAGTAGTCTCGCACTTGGGCGAAGGTCGGATTCTCGATACCGTGATGACGTTGAAGAATATGCTCGATACACCCCTCCATCATCTTCAGCGTAGACAAGCCCAACAAGTCAAACTTGATGAACCCCATAGGCTCTAAGTGACGAACGTTCTGCCCTTCTGACCACGGAGCCTGACGCACACCGCCAGAATTAATGAGTGGCATGTGCTTGTCAAGGTCTTCCGCAACGACAACACCACCAGCATGACGCGAACAAGACCTAACCTGACCCACCAAGCCCTCAACGTGTGTCTTCACTTCTGGGTGTTTCGCTAAATAAGAACGAAGAGTGGGAGAATATTCCATCACCTCTTCCCAAGTTGGAGCATATACCCCCGACTTGATACCATGAACACGCTTTGCTTCCGGAGTCGCTTCACGAATCATGATGTTGGTTACCGTGTTCGCTTCCGTAAATGGAATTCCATACAACTTGGAAATGTCTTTAATGAGAGACTTTAATTGTAGAGTGTTCCAATTAGAAATTGGAGCAACACAATCTTTGCCCCACATCTCAACCAGCGTTTCTTTGAGTTCCATCGAATCGGAAACATCATAATCAATGTCAGGGTAATCTGTCGCGTCTGCACGAAGAAAACGAGAGAACAAGAGACCATGACGAATAGGATCAACCTGAGTGATACTCAGAACATAAGCAACCAAAGACCCTGCGGCTGAACCGCGACCCGGCCCAGCTAGCATCTTTTCAACCGCCACGTCAGCAATTGCTTTCATCGTCAAAAAATATTTAGAGAAGCCACGATCGTCAATAACATTAAGTTCATTCCGAAGGCGATCAACATACTCTTGATTCTTGTGTAATTTTCTTTCACGCAAACCTTCGAGAGCATAATTAACAAGCGCCTGTGTTGCTGTAAAACCTGCTGGAACAACAAAATTTGGTAGACGCACCGTATTATCTGGAAGAAAGTTTTCAATATGCTGATGCGCTATCCTGTGAGTTTCTTCAATACTCTCCAACACCACGCCATCATCATACTCGTGATCTGAATCTTCTGAGTATTTGAGATATGAATCCCACATCTGATCGCCGTTCTTTGGATAGAGTTCGTATCCAATTTCATCTACACCTTCCGGCAATTCGCTCTCTTCGTCTGCCCATGATGGTTTTCCTTTGCCGAGCCAACCAAGTCTCTTGTAAAGCTCTCGGTCTTTCCATGCGTCAGGGTTGGGGTAGTGACTATCGGCTGTTGAAATGAGTTTAATATTATTACGCTTTGCTGTCTCAATGACATATTGATTTAACTCATGTTGTTCTGGTATGTTGTTCCATTGGATCTCTGCATACCAACGATCCCCAAAGATGCTTTTCATCTTCTGAGAGGTTTCATCCATCGCCTTCATTACGTCAGCCGCGTTCTCCCGATTCTCCCAATAGTTGCCGGCATAAACCCCCCCCAAACATGCGCTAGAAGCGATAATTCCTTCGTTATACTTCTCTAAAAGCTTATAGTCTACTCTCGGATACCTATAATAATTCTCTGGCTTATAGCTCTCAGAGATAAGTTTAAAAAGGTTATTTAAACCCTTCTGATTCTGAACTAGGAGCACAAGATGCCGCCGCCTTCTGAGAATGTCTTGGTTTGCTTTGGATGAGCCTTCATCTTCCACTGTCGCACCAGATGCTTTTTCTTTGGCGATAGCTTTGGCGCGTTTCTTATCTTCTTTGGCGCGTTCATATTCAGTGTGCCACTCTTCGATCGATGGGATAAAGTATGCTTCGCAACCAAAAATTGGTTTGAAGTTCTTTCCCTCAGTTTGCATTTTTTTTGCATGCAGAACTTGTCCCGCCAACCCATTCATGTTACCATGATCTGTCAACGCTAGTGCGTCACATCCATTCTCGTAAGCAAAGTTCATATGATCTCGGGGGTACCCAATGGCATCAAAAATAGAACCCGCAACAGAATGTGCATGTAATCCAACAAATTTAATCTTCGGTTTGTTCATTGATTTCTCCTTTTTGAACATATGGTAATTTAACATGTTGGCGAGCTTTTATCAACTCTTTATACGGTTTTTTTATTAATTTATTTTCTCGACCTAAGAATTGGCAATACTGCTCCCATGCGGAAAGATCGTAAAACGACTCCACAGGGGTGATCGCCGCGTTCTCTATATTAAGTTTTTCAAATACGGTCTTTAGGCCGAACGTTCTTGCGCTCCACCTCTCGACTAACGGTCTTTTTTGTGAGGGGTATCGGTGGCCGGGTAAAGGGGGTAAATATTCCCTTGTGGTCTTTCGGTTCAAGTCTCTTCGGCATTTTATAAAATCATCTCCTGTAAATGTGAATGCGATCGGCAGATTGTCCTTAATTATCTTATCTTCATAAGAAAGAAAAAAGTTCTTATCTTTATTGGCTATACATAGTCGGTGTTGCCTCAAAAAGTCTAAGTTATAAACTGAAAGTGGAAAAGAAACATAATATTTTGTAGGGCGAATCCAACGAGAAATCTTATATGCTACCGACCATGCACTATATGCACCATATAATATAGACCATCCATAACAATCACGTTTGTCGCGATCTTTAGGATGGATGGGCACATAATAAATAGGTATCTCTTTCCTTATTTCACTATGAAATTTGGTCATATATCGGTTATAATAAACCGGGTCATACACCCATTCTCCAACTGTTTTTCTTACTAAAGGAGCCAAGTCGTTGTTTGCCACAATCCAAATAGTTTGACACCCGGCTAGCGCACACTCATACACTGATTTTTGAATAGCAGTAAAATCAGGCTCGAGCGGCAACAAGACCTCTGGAAAAACAGTTTGCAAATCCGTCTTTAAATTAGCTACAGGAATGATGCCGGCAAGATGCATTATAAAACCTCATGAAAGTGTTGTTGCGAGGCTCACTCTCGCAAAAGATGGCAAATAACTCTTCTTCATTTAAAGTGGGCACCACCACATTATCTGTGGGTGTCCACGTCGATGATTGACTCTTTTTGGATCGTTTCGTACGAAACATGTGCGTAGTCTTAATTTTATAGTGACGAGGGTTTCCGGCACTATTAAAGCCGGTTTGGGGGCCGCGCAAACCGCGCTTCTCCATTTCATTAACTAATTTAAACCTCGCCATGGTTTCTGAGTAATCAAAATTCTCTAATTGTTCCTCTTGAAGATACGACACCACACACGCATCTTTAACTCCGGTATTTCCATCAATCCGATCTGAAGAATAAAACCACACATGATTCACGAACTCATCACCTACCTTCATATAATCCTGTTCTATCTTTCCTCCTTTGTTAATAGCTACCCAGTCGTAACATATATAATTTTGGGGAATAACTATCGGTGATTTTCCAAACCCAGTTGCGGAAGCATCTCCAAAATAATGAAAAGTATTAACCTTAAAGGTGGCTATTTTAGAATACTCATTTGAACATGTAACGGTGCCTTCCACATTGCGAATAGAAGAACAGAGCCCACTTAGGGGACACATCCCATCCATTGACAAAGCAAACATTAATGCCTCCCACAATGCGATTTTAGGAGGGCCGACCGCCAAACACTCATTGAAAGTAAGTAAGTGGCGAAAAGGAGTCGAGATATCCAAAAAGGAAAGATCGACATCTTCTTTAAAATAGTCAAACCTAAAGGGAATCTCCGGCGAAGTAAAGAGAATAGGATAATGATTAACAAAAGCATACAGAAGTGCGGAGAGCGAACTTCCGATCACCACCTGATCATATAATATCATTACCTTTCTCTAAGTTCCCGATATGCTCCAACAGTAATGGGCCATAAATCCGTAGCTATTTCCAAACATGCTAGCGCAACCTTTTGAATCTCCCACTGAGCCCCCTCGTGCGTTCTCAGATCAATAAATTTAAGTAGGTTACTTAAATTCACCGTTCCGTAATATTCCGTATACATATTCTGAGGCAATATTCCCCGCGCCTGTTCCCGGCACACTCCACCATCCATCAAATCATCAAACAATTTAAGAGACTGTTTGTGATGTGATGCCACAATCTCCGTCGCAAACCTATCAATAGAGTGGCTGCATGCGGGATCGTATAGTTTTAGACGAGGGTTGCATACCTGATCTACATTGCTAGCTTGGCGATTCTTATCATGTTGAGTTCTATAAAATTGGGGCTCATAAAACTCAATGTTGAAATCGGTATATCTCCGGGATATCTCATTATAAGACCATGTGCGATGGCGATGGTGTTGGCTTCTCACAAACAATGGCACTTTAAAACGAAAAGTTATACTACAATGTTCGAGCGTTGAAGTGTGTTTGTGAGCTATTAAATAATTAATAAGCTTCTTGTCTCGATCGTCTAGATCCTTTTTGTGCTTTCCAAAACTAACGCGAGCGCTATTGACAACTGTAAGATCTGTTCCCATGTGCTCCACATGCTCCACAAACCCAATTCCATCTCCATAAAGTTTAATAGTCTTTTCATAATCGTTCAATGCTCACCTCTTGTTGGCTCATGTGTGTATTGGCTTTATGCCCTCACTATAGTTCATCTAATAATTGTTTTATATCTAAATTTGCGCAATCAATTTTACGTTTGCTGCAGTGATAATGGCTGACAATTCCCTGATAATTTCCATATACTACACGCTGCTCATATCGCGTAGAAGTGTGGTCGTTTTCATCTAATGGAGTTTGAAATTGAATATCGGTGCATCCGTCTACTGCTTTCCACAACGCCTTAACTGCCTCGATTTGAATGGGGTAAAAATCCATAAAAGTCTCCAACTCTCTTCCATGCACCATCGCCCCTTTCACTAAGGGTCGTTCCCCATAACCATTGCGATTATACCATTCTTGATATTTGGGATAAAATGCGTTCGAAATTTCTACTCCCACGGAAGACCTATTGGTTCGTTGGTGGCCCGCATGAAAAGCTCCATGCTGCATATCTAGAGTTTGATAAATAGTTCCATCATTGTCAATGAGAAAGTGCACCGAAATGCCGCGATTATTTAAGACCCTGTGGCACGATTTAGAGTTAAGGCACACATCCCAATGATTCACAAATAGGCGAATCGGCCGGCGTGACCTTCCTGTATAATCATAATAGTTTCCTTTTTGGGCTTTCAACCCGGCACTCTCAGACCACAATACTACCTTATCCCAGTTAATGGGATAAAATTCGCTATTATACACAATATAATTAGAATATTTTATAGAAGAGATTGGAGGCTTGTGTTCGTCAATTTCGCTTTGTCTGTGTGTCCAAATGCGCGCATAAGTCATGGGCCCAACCAATCCATCACCACTTAAGCCATGAGATTTCTGCCACTTTTTAATACCCCTAACAAGTTTTTCATCAAAGTGTTTTTCTCCAAACCAATCAGGTGACCACCCTAACTTGGCGGCTGACGCTTGATTATAAAAATTCTTATCTATTGTCATCTCCAGATACCCTTATTTAGTAAAAGCCCCTTTAACATAATTATCAAGGATCAAAGAATAATTAGTTCCATTATAAACTATTTGCTCAATCATGGATCTCTCCACTAATAGGGATACCTCGTGTATTGCTGACAAGTTTTTCAATTTTTTACCAAACCGCACGTCATCAGCATAATCTATTAATTTTACCACAACCCACGGATCTTCCGCAGGCTTGTAGTCATCCGGCAATACAATGCCAGATTTTGTCTCTGCCGGCGGGGTAGGGGTTTCCACCACCAAATACCGGTTAACAGGTTTAAACACATTTCACCTCTCTCTTTAAATTTAAAGTGTGCAAAATTCTCCATCACAAAACTTACTTCCTGTGCCGCTTTCGTTTATTTCAAAACGCTTTACGGGAGTAATTTTTGCGGACATAATATGATATTGGTCTTTGGTAATAGGTTCATAAGGAGGTTGAACATACCCCGTCTCTTCATATCTCAAAAACGATACAGCTTTCAATCTACTCTCATACATCTCTAATGCCGTTTTTATTTGACTAGCTTCGTCTTGTTTAAAGGTGACCGTCACAGAAACACTATTGTCTGCCCAGTAATGTTGATATTGGGCAGCAATTTCTAATTGCTCCCACATGCTCACATCGCATTTTCCCTTAGTAAAATAGGGCTCGTGAACAGGAAATTCTACCACCATCGTGTTGGGGGAATAAGTGTCAGTTTCGATAACGTATCCCGCTTCTTGAAGCGCAGGGAGCAATTCTGAATCTTTTGAGAATCGGATACGTCGAATATAATATTCGTTTTCTGGATGGTGGATTCCAGGCGTAGATCCATTAAGTAATGAAACGGTTCCTGACGGCTTGATGGAAGTCATGCGCACCGACTTAGGAATACAAAGCCAATTGGAATATTCTTCATCCAATTCTAACACGTGCTGATAGGCGTTGTCACACCAATTCATCATTTCGCGACGGCCGTGACGATTAAACGCCTGAACCACTCCGGATTGAGATAAGCCAATACGACGATTCTTTAGCATTTTAGCGTTAGTCTCTGGCCAGTGAGTGTTAGAAAGAGTCACAGTCTTTCCATATAAATAAGCTATCTTCAAAGTGCGCAGATAATCCTCATAAGTGTCGTGCTTGGCGGGAAATGTTTCTACCAAACAACACAGTTCAGCATCTTCCAATTGCTGTTCAACGCAAGGGTTGAAACCCGCGACATTAATGTCGTCATATCGTTCTGGATCTTTAAAGCGACCACGTGTTCTCGCATTGTTAAGCCAGATATACCCAGGCTCTCCGTTCTTTTGAGACTGGGTAGCATGCCACGTGTAGTCCATTCCCACCAACGCGTTGAATGAATTGTTAGATCCCCATCGGTGGTGATACAATTTCTCTTGATCGTTTTTCATCTCGAGATAACGACGGTCGTTATATTTCCCCATTGCTAATGCAGCCGAACGGCGAACGTTGCCGGCAACCACACAGCGACCGATGAGGTTTTCAGTGTCTACGATGTCTACGGAAGAAATAGACTCTCCCACCTTGGGGGAAAACAATTCCACCAAATTATCATGAAGCTCTCTCAATGGACCAGAGCCACTAGAGGTTCCCCCGAACCCATGAATAGGTTCTCCAGCGGCGCGGATAGAGGAATAATCAAACTTCGGAACTTTGTCTCCAAAAAAGAATCCATCTAATAATATATGAACACTGTTGACCCAGCCTTCTCGCGAATCATCAATAATATAAATATCATTATTATATTGAGGCTCTTGGATGGTGAGGGTTCCAGCCCCCTCTGTATCAAACCCCACACCGATCCCTACCATTAAAGCATCCATCATCCACGCAAAAAGATAACCTCCTTTGCTCGATAAATCTCGAGTAGACCTAAAAGCACAATTAAAAAGCCCCGCAGCGGTTCTCTCTTCTACAAACTTTGTGCCCATCATCCACAAGCCACGACCGGGAGGTGTCCATTTCAAATGAAACAACCGATCATATGCTTCTTTTGCGGTTTTCTGGGCTTTGGCATCATTCCATTCTAAACCTAATGTGACCACATGCTGTTTCTGCATGTTGAACATACCCTCAACCACGCGACGACATGTCTGCCACCACTCTTCCGTCCCCCCAGCGCCATCGGAGAACTCGCTGAGGCGGCGAGCATAGGTGCGTTTGAAGGTAACATAGCCCAACGGCCCCCATGGAACCGTGGTTGTTTTGTAGGGCTCAACAAAGGGTTCTGACAGCCCAAACCGGCGAATCGCACGTGTGTTTCTCATAATTATTTTCCTTTTAATTTGGCATACTTGGTCATCAAAAGCTGTCGCTGCATCTTGGAATCTAAAGTGATAGGAGCAGTAACCACCGAAGGTGGGGTATTTGTTCCCCTCGAGGGAATGACCGCTTTGGGTAAAATTTTAATCTTCACGTTACTGGTGTCCATAAAAATATCATAAACCATTCCATCTGGTCCATTTCTGTTTTTTGCAATAAAAATCTTACCAAGATTGTTTTGTTTTTCTTCTATACTTCTCGATACTGAAAAGATAAAATCAGCAACGAAACATTTATTAAAAGCTTCCGAGATTTGTTCCATAGTGATCACCTCAGCACTCAACCCTGATCGGTTGGTTTGTGAGGCAGTCCAAATAGGGCATTGAAACTCCGTGGAAATAGCTCGTAGCTCTTCATAAATAGATTCTAATTCATTTCTTTTCTCTTTTCGCACAACCACAGGTTTTAAAAGATCAGCATAATCAACAATAATCATTCCTGGTCTGATCCCTCTCTTAATAAGTCTAGAAAGGTGTGCACGAATTGTATTCGTTGAGGCTGACTTTGTAGGATATTCTTTGACTATAAGGGTTCCCTCTATATCTTTAATCTCTTCGTATACTTCTTCTTTAAAATTTATAATGTCGGAAAGCGGATATCCTGTAATACAACTATCATACCTAGTGGCTATAACTGTCTCTTGAAGTTCTAGTGTGTAGTGAATAACAGTTTTTCCTTCGGCAATTGCATTCGCCCCCAAGTGCACCAACACCATTGATTTTCCCGCACCAGTGGGGGCAATTACCACTCCTAACTCACTTTTTCCTAAACCACCGCCAATTATTCTATCAATATCTTGCCACCCCGTAGAGACAGGAACACGATGTTTGGGTTCAAATCTTTTCTCAAAGTCTGCCAAGTAATCATACCCAAAATTGTTTTCCGATCCCAACTTCAATGCTTCATTAATAACTTGAGAGATTTCATCAAACGAATTTTTTTGCAAGAGCGGTATGGATCGAAGCATGGCTTCTTTCAGATTTTGTTTGCGACAAAAATCTAACGCTGTTTCTTTAATATATTCAGGATCAGTAATTTCTCGAGAATGAACGCGGGTGAAATATTCTCTCACCTGTTTTTGGGTAATCTCGCTTTCATTTTCGAGATCCGTGCGCACGATCGTAATCATGGCATCCAATGATGGGTGACGATTATATTTGGCACGGTATTCGATAATCTTACGCAAGAAAACACGCAAATATTCTAATTCTAAAAAATTACCATTTAAGACTTCCGTCACCTGATCAGCAAAAGGGCGATCCTCAAAAATCAATTGGATCAGCCCTTCTTGAAATGTTTTTCCATAACGCCCGAAACTAGCTTTTTCGCTTAACATAAGAACCCTCTTTCAACTCTTTTAAATATAACACACTGACACCAAATGTCAAGCATGAATACTATTTTCTTTTGCTGGCTCGTCATGACATTCGCGAGAAATCCTTAATAAATGAGACTTTAGCTCTTCCCAATTTAATTCACCAAACCCATCTTTTCTCATCATTCCCAAAACTGCAGTTTGATTAAAGTCACACGCAAAATTTTCCACTGCATTTCTAACAAAATCTTTTGATTGAATTGACATCTGGGGGGCAGATAATTGCATCATTTTATAATTGTGCTCTATAGTCTCCACGTTCTCCACCACGTTATTAAAAAATTTAAGGCGGCTGGTTGACTTACTGCAAAATTCAATTACCTTGTCAATCGTATAAAACTCTTCTGACGCTAAAAAACCCAACCGTTTGGCGACTGTAGCAAACCCAGCGCCTTTTATCCCGGGCAAATTGTCGGATGGATCTCCAATAATTGCCCGGGCCAGTGCCATATTTACAGGATGGATACCAAGTTGTTCAACGATGCGCTTAGTGTTCAAGACCTCATCCTTCGTAGGTCGCCACAAAACTGTTTCCTTGTCACACAACTGCATAAAATCTCTATCATTAGAAACAATAATCTTTTGCCATCCGGCGTATACATCGAATTGTGTCAAATAAGCGATTACGTCATCTGCCTCAATCTCCGGTATCATGGTCTGGATGATAGGCATATTGTTCATATATTCCATTATGCGCGATTGTTGCCATATCTTATTGTGAAGTTCTTCATCATCAGTAAGATTGTGCACCGATCTATTAAGACGGATCGGTTTGCGCCCAGCTTTATAGTTTTTATCTATTATTTTTCTTTTTTGCGATCCGTTGGGCCCATCCCACACAACCACAATCTCATTGGGTATCGTTTGTCTTACGAGTTTCTGAAGGATTTTTATAAACCCTTTTATGCCGCCAATCGGTTGCCCATTTGTAGACAGGCTCGGATCGACGATGTAGGCGCGCAGGTATGCATTGAGTGCGTCTATTATTAATACTCTTTTCATTCTACTTTCTCCAACAGTGTCCAGTTGACCTCGCGAAGTTTTCCCCCAAACAAGACCTCATAGATAGGCGCAGACATTTCCACAAGAGGATTACCATCCACATCTTGGAATCGCGGGGGTAACTCAGTCGGCTCATTGACCCTGAAAACCACCCCCACTCCTTTAAGGTAATCAACTTGGGGTACATATGTAGGATCATCAAGATGCTCGAACGCCTCGAACGGATCCCCGCTACTCGGATCCACCATTCGAACCAAATCTCCCTCCTTAAATTTAACGTTCATTTGTCAGCCTTGTTTTTTTCATAAAAATCCTCCGCCTTTCCAGTTCTCTCATCAAACTTTCTAACCACCTCTTCATCCATTAATTCATACACCCTTCCTTTAAACTCTTTGTCTTGCATCTTGTCTTTCCATTTAGAAGGCTGAAATTTAATTTCTTTTCCGTTACCCATCTGAAGAGTATACCATGCCCCGGCGCTAGTTAGATAGTCAGATGTTTTAATTGCATCAAAAAGACTTTCATCGCACTGGATCCCGATATCGTCGGTTCCCCACAAAATACGAAAAGCACAATTTCTTCCCTGAGTTCCAAAGCGTGATTTTTCAAGTTTTACTTTTACTTCTGAACCAATGCGAAATCCTTTTTCATCTTGCACAAAGGAACTCTTCGCCTTTCGACCAGTAAGCCAAATACGCAAAGAATAAGCATAATGCATAGCTTTGCCGCCGGGAGTTATGTAAGGTGTGGTCATTGTGATCATCCTTGCCATCGGCCCCTGTGGTATATTTGTCTTCAGTTGATTAAGAACAATGAGCGCGGCATTTTTATTAGCAATAGGGATTGTTAGTTTCGACATTCCTTTTGCTAAAATTCTTGCCTTCACTGCCATGGATGACTGTGGGTTAAAATCTCCCTCCACATCCGATACCGAAGGGGTAAATGCCAACGAATCCCAAATAAACACAATCGAATCATCACCGTGGCATTTATCTAAAAGATCTTCGATAGTCTCCAATACAAATTCCACAGAATATGCTTGAACATACATTAATTTACGCAGATTGCACCCTGACCGCTCTAAAAATTTAGAATCAATTGCTGACTCCGAATCAAAGTATACAATTATCTTGCCCATTTTCTGGGCATTGGCTGCAATTTGAGCCGCCATATAGGATTTACCTGTTGATTCTAAGCCGGCGATTTCGGTCACCTTTCCCACTGGAATTCCGGTGATTTTACCCTTACAAATAATAGAATCCAACCATCGTGAACCAGTGGGAATCCACTCCCTCACATCGGTTGGATTTTCTTCTGTAAGATCATGCGCAACATCACGACCAGCTTTTTTATTAACTACCGATATCAAATCTTGAATTGATAATCTACCGGCTGCTGTTTGAGTTTTCTTTTTTCTTGCCAATCTTTTTTGCCCTCCTTAAAAAATGGCGAGACATCTGTAAGCCCATGCCTCCCTGCGGCATATGTTCACTCTTCAGAAACGGCAGAATCTTCTTCTTCAACCACCTCTTCTTGTTCTTCTTCAACCACCTCTGGTTCGGCTGTATCTTCAACTTCCCCACAGGCGGTAAACATATATAGGAGTAGATTAAACATCTTTTTTCACCTCGTTTGTTTAATAAAACGAGGCACCTGTAACCCGTGCCTCCCTGCGGTTGTTTGTTTTTTAATCAGGTTTACGCCCTAATCTTCATAGTCCCAATCATCGTCGTCATAGTCATCGTCAGATATTGAATCGGGGTCTTCGTAAAAATCTTCGTTCATTTTATTTATTCTCCTATCTCTTCCGGCACAAATGTTCCGATATCATATACATAATAAGAAGGCGCACGATAATAGCCGGTCGGAACCTCTTCTGTTCCTTCAAAAATCAAACGATTCCACGTATCGTTCTCATCGACCACTAATTGATTATCTTCATCAATCTCATAAACAACGCCAACGTTTGGAGTTCGATAGACTCCCTCGATGCGATTGGTCATTCCCAACAAATAAGGCTGAACTTCAGCAGCCCACTCTTCATCCGTATAATTCGAACCAAAGCTATTTTTATATTCGGCAGCCATATCTTCAGAAAGCTCTTTGTATCCAAATGCCACATTCTCAGTTTTAAATTTCTCCACCACATTAGCTATATCGCTATCCTCTGCGATCATATCACACAGTTGAGTGGTGGAAACAAAAGACTGTGATGCATCAAATTCCCACGCATGTCGTGTGTTATAAGCTGCGAAATCTTGAGAGACTTCGTTCTCAATAAGATATTCTGGCGCTACACGATGAATAATTTGACAACTGTCGCTATCCGACAATCCTTCCCACTCATCCCATATAGTCAAGATCACCTTATATACGCCGCAATAAGGAGTGCCATCCCCATCGTCAAAACACGCAATTTGATTCCCTTCATTTATAACAGCCACATTGTGGAACATCACCATGTCAGGTTTGTATGACCATGGATCATCAGGTGGAATCAATTCCTCTCCCTCTGGCCTTGAAGCAATGTCGTCCGCAAGCGGCCCCTCTTCGGGCTGAGCGCAACCCATGAGCAAACATAATTTAAAAATATTTATCATTTCGTTCTCCTTAAAACTAGTTTAAAATAAAGGCAGATTATTGTAACCGATCTGCCAGCGGCGGGAGCCTTGTTAGCCCGACATCAACTCATTAAATGCTCGATCTACACTGCTTCCAGTGTTATCTTTGTTGTATCGGGTGCTTTCAGCAGAGCGTTGCTCAGCGCTTCCATCGCTAGCCAACTGCTCATCTAGAATTGCCTCAACCTGCGCTGTGCTCAACCTTTCAAATAGGGAGTTGAATTCCGGAATGCCGTCAAGGAGGGCGGGAATGGCTTCCGTATCTTCCAACAGCGTAGAAGTATTTCGACGCATCTTTAGGCTCGTCTGAGGGTATGCCCCAGGCTTGTTTGGTTTAGTGTAAGTTAGGGTGATATCAGTTCCCTCAAGAATATCAGTGATATCTCCATATTCGGGATCGAGAATGTATCCCAGCAAAAGTTCGTAAGCTTTTTTTCCATAGCCATACACCTTCGCGCCTTCGTCTTCACGACCTCGGACAACAACAGGAGAAAAATAGCGTTGACGAACAAAAAGAGACTTAGCAAGCTTTTTGCTTTCTTCGTCGTTGTTGTCTACTCCCTCTCTCCAAAGCTGAGAAGCAAATTCACAAATTGGGCAACTTTCCCCATAATTACGCTTGGGGCATGGCACACCACCGTGGTGGTTTCCTACATTGTAATGAAAATGCATCTCTTTAAGAGGATCCCCATCTTTTGATGGAATGATCCGAATATCTGTATCTCCCTCATCTGGCTTAAACCAGACAGAAGATTTGGCATCTCCGCCATTTCCACGCAAGGCAGCAAGTTTCTTGCGCATAAGTTCCATATTAATTCCCATTTTATTTCTCCTGTTTAAGAATATAGTATACTAAGCTTTCCTCAGTATCTTTAATGTAACACACTCAACGTAGTTTGTCAAGTGTAATTTTGTATTGCGTTTGTGTGGGCAACGCAGAACCCAAAATCTTCATGTGGTGTTTCATAAATTGCATAAGATATCTTTCTAAATGCATTTCTCGGCTTACTTTTCAGTTTCTCAACCAATCGTTTATGCAAAGTGCCATCCTTTTCCAACTTCTCTTGGTTTATACATATATAATAACATAAATCTCGCTCGTTGTCAAGGTCAAAAAACCATTTTTCTGATAAATTTTCAGGGTTTAACATGGCGATGCTACGGATCCGATTTATCTCCAGTGGGCGGGCTACGGTACCAATCTCAGGCTCCGCATTGTTAAAATAATTACAATAATGAACAGTCGAAAAAACCGTCTTATTCAAAGCATTATAATACGATTTAATGGGGATGTCTCCGATCGCTTCTTCTATTTTCAAATGAGATATCGCAGTAAACGACTGCAACAATCCGCTGCGGGCGTATTCCTGAAGAACACTAAACACGATCTTATCTAACAGTTTGGGGATCCCCGTCAGCAATTCTGTATCCGGTTGAATATAGAAAATCTCAATCTTTTTATCTTTAATTTGCTCTAATACTCCCAATGTATAATTGGAACTATAAGAAGATCCTACCACAAAAAATTGCACGTGATCATCTACATCTGCAAAAAACTTCTTAAGTGATGGAATATTGGTTTCATACTCTTCTGGTGTTTCGTAAGATTTTAATTTATATTTTCTCTTAGAGCTACGTGAAAATTCATCGCTCAGCATATAAACATTGTAATTCGGCGTTATAGAAAATTGTTGTGCGATACGTGATGCGGCGCTTCCTAACCCAATAATTGAAATCATAATTCCAACATATTTAAATGATAATAATTTTTTCCCACTTTCATGTTCGACAGATAGCCGTCTTCAAAAATGTTTTTGATATCGAGCAAAAGATCTTTATCTGCTTCGTTGTAATCAATGACAATTTCATCATGCACTATATGAGAAATAAAAGATTGACGGTCAGCTAGGAGTTGATCAATAGCCACCGCTTTCGACAATACCCTATCGGCTGTTGTGCTTTGAATAAGATAGTTCAATGCTTTCCTTTCTCCCACGGCAAGAGTTCTCCCGTATGGAGTAATAATATAACCCTCTTTATACACTTTGTCAAGAAGTTTTTTACGATTATATATTTCATCATCTAACTGATCAGAGTCGGGATTATACAACCATGCAAAAAACAAAGTCTTGGCTTCATCGCGGGTCATATCTTCGTCTTTAAAAATATTTTCTATATTCCAAGTATGTATATCCACCAACGGCTGTTCGCTTCCGCATAAATCCAAAAACGTGCGCACTTCTGCACCATTATAATCCAGACTCACAAAAGAATCATGAACGGGCTTTATTAGATTACGAAATTCTTTTTTCAATGTTAAAATAGGGAACGACCCATAAGATGTGGTAAGTCTACCCGTAACAGTGCCATAAAGATTATATTTAATATAACGATAGTTCTTTAATAGCTCTTGGATTTTATTTCGCCCAAGAGTTCCATACATCAAGTGCTTACAATCATCAATGGTTAAATTAAGTTCCTGATAAGATATCTTCTCTAGTAGCTTATGCACACTGACTAAGTGCTCGTAATTATCAGGCTTGGTGTTCGTCTCAAACACATGTTGTGTAATTTGATTTTTAATCTCACAAAACTCCATTAAAAAACTTTGGGGGACCAGATCAAAAATACAATGTTCGTTAAGTTTTAGCTTCGCAATCTCAAATGATTTACGATATGCGGTCATTTTACGCTGTGCTGCTTGAAGTGCTTCTGCAAGCTCCGGTGGTGCTGCGTCTTCTAATGATTTACCATTACCATAGATCCACCCATACTCCACCCCGCGTGGTGGTTGAGATGCACTATATTTCCAAGTGCGTGTAAGAGGTTGTGGAAAATTATCAAAATGCAATTCTCCCTCCGTATACACACCAATACATTCTTTTTTGTCATCAATAGTTTGAAATATCATCTGTTTCGCTCACTTCTAAAGATTGGCGTTGTTGGGTTTCAAACTCACTCAACGCAGTTGCTTTCTCCGCTTTCCGAAGATACGTGTAAGATCCTATTTTGTCAAACTCTTTATTGATCACTCTTTCAAAATAAGAAACGGGTGCAGAGGCGGTATCTTTGTTGTTTACCATTCTCACTACGTCTTCGATTAATCGAAGTTTGTGTTGTTGGGGCATTTCTGGTTTTTCTTCCAGTAGGCGACAAAATAAATATAATTTAAGAAAGTAAGTCATTCCAAATTTACGTTGAATCTCGGCTAAAGTATAGGAGGGCGATCCTCCCGATTGAACCCCTATTGATCCGTCTTCACAATAAGCTGGTTCATTCCAATACTCTAACTTAACATCATTATAGAGATTAAGCAAGTCAGAAATGAAATTATTTACAAAATAAGATACAGAAACCTCTGAGTAAGCTCTTGCCAAAAGATCGTAAGGATTTACATATCCATATTTCTCGGCTTCGATGCGCATTAATTCACAATCAATATCTGCCACAATTCTCCAGGGTATATTATAATCTATCATGAAACCGTAAGAATCGCAAGTATTAACATAAAAATCCCAGTTTGGGCTGTTGGTGAATTTTTTTATCTTACTGTTATCGTTGGAAAAATTTTGTTTGTCTGCAATTTCAATTGCCAGACCGCTCCCCAAAATAGTGCAATCTGAGCTTTTAATAAAGCCCGGATAAGTAAATCGCACATGAGACAACATGCCTGTCATGAGATCGCGAAAGATAGCAATAAACTGCTCAAAGCTCGTCAAGCGAATATCGGAGGAAGAGAAATATTCTCGAATGGAATTATAAATTACTTTTTGATAACCCGCGAATAATGCTGCCGGCTGAACGTATCCTTTATATGCCACCAAATTAGACAAAAAAGGATCATTGGAGCTAATTTTGTTTAACCCAACACACTTTTGAAATTGCAATGACATCTGCTCAAACACATCTACTACAAAATTCATTGCTTGGGGAGGGTTACTTGGGTTTCCGGCAGCCGTGATTCTTTTTAAAACACTGTCTCCAATTGGAGCTACAGGTGTTCCATCGCGCCTTATTTTGCCATAAAGAAATTTTTCCCCATGATGAAAATTAACTATGTTATTATCTTGGGGGCGAATCACGGTGCCCCGATATACAATACTTTTGTTAAAAAGATTGAAGGTTGATTCAAAATTATTTTCCTTAAAAAAAATTGACATTCTTTTATCTTCCTATTTTTTAGAAGCCTCGGTTATCCGACACCATGGCGACATACGGCCGCCGTTCCCTGCGCTAGCATCCATGAGAACTTGACAATCACGCAAAGCTTCCTCTTGCTGAATCGCATGAACCCACTTGGCATGAATAATAGACTGAGCATATCCACGCCCAAAACCATGCTCTGACTTATATATCATATAATAACCACCAATCCCCAAATCTGTTAATGTTAAGTTAGAGTCGGGAATATTTTTACCCGACGGGGAAAATCCCTGCGGATCAACATAAATATAAGTTCCCGGAAAGGTTTGAACGTTAGCAAATGTCTCAATCTGCACATCATAAATTACGCGCAACTGACTTAAGCCATCATACCCCTCCTGTTCAAATCTAACCTCCGCTAATCCTGGTGTTTGGGTTTTTGACATTTTAATGTTCTTAATAATGCCCTTATCTCTTCCCAACAAATAATGAAAAATTCCTCTCCCCTCGTCTTGCGCTTTGTTGCCGTTCATAAGCTCAAAAGGCTGAACTCTTCCAATAAAATAAGTAAAATAATTAATTTCATTTTGAATGGGAATGGTCGTACGCACACTTTCTGAGGGGCCTGATAATTCTAGCAACCGTCTTCCTTGCGGCAAGAGCCCCAAATCAAGGCGCGTCGAATTCTGTTCTTGTGCCATGGCAGTTAGGGGATCTATATTCGGATCCGGCGTATATGATGTCAAGGTGGCTTGCTGAACTCGCGTCTTTTGTTTAATCGAGTAGCCAAAGCAATCTTCATTATTTAAAAAATTGCGCACCAAGTCATTAAATAAATCATTTAAAAATTTAGTAAAGGAATAAAAAACTTCTTGTTTCTTTAACATTTTATCCGTCATCCATTCTAAAAAATATTTGACTGAAATGGGGATATCTCCCAAACTTATGATATGCGATTGTCTTCCACCGTCTGCCCCAGCCGTGGTAAATAATTCTGCCGGCCCCAACACCACGCGCAAGCGTCGTAAATTTAACGCATATTGTTCCAATTCTTTTCGCTTCTCTCTGACCCAAACCTCTTTGGTGCTCACATCTAGATAATCGCTTTGGATATCCACTAATTCATCCGGAAGCCTCTTCAATTCTTTTTCAATATTACTCAAAATAATATCTATCAGGTCACTAACATAAAAATAAGAAATTACATAAGTGTTGGGATCTGCCCCTTCCGTAAGAACTTTGGCAACCGATGTTTGTTTATCTGTGTCGGCTCTGTTCTTATAATTTGTCGTATGGGCATTTACTACCTGATTGGTGCGCGCTTCCAAATCGGCTTGAAGATCGATGGCGTTATTCAAAATGGGAATTGCCTTCAATTTTTTGAGGTTTTCCTGAAGAGGTAGAACTCCCTTTCCTTCTAAAAACTTTTCAATTCTGCGACGTATGCCCTTCTCTTTTGTGGAAGGCCCTTTGTTGGCAAAACTGGCCATCATCGCTGAATCCAAGGGAACATACTGAATTCTTCCTTCTGTCATCAATGTTTGTATAATCATTTGCAAACTTAGAGATGTTTCACTGGCAATTTGGTCTTCAAATTTCTCACGCAATTCATCCATTTCTTTATTGCCGCAATTCTTTTGGGCGAATTCTAATTCAAATTGTCTCTGAATTCTTTTTAAAGCCACCAGTTCCTTTTGGTTCGTTGCGCTTCGAGCGTTGGCAAAAATATTATATACAGGCTGATCAAACATTTCTTCAATATATGCCAAATAAGTAATATTAAAAACAACGCGCCCCATCTCATCAAGCTCAAAATTATGAACGGTCGGCGTAAGATTTAGAGTCACATAGGCATCTTGTAACGCTTCCTTAAGACCCTCATTGTTTTTATTGATCAAAGTTGTAGGGCGCGCCATTCCCACATGCGCCCGCAACCGAAAATTAAGAGCATAATTATCCGCATTTTCTTTGATATGATTAAAACATTTTTTAGTCTCTGCACTCACATCTCCCGTTTTTAAGGCTAAATCTACATAACGCCATTCGGGGGAGCCGTTTTGACCCCCGCGCACTTCAAACAATTCCTTGATATCCGTGGCGTATAATTTTAAATTCGCGGTAATACTTTTCTTAATAGCAAAAGGGTTAGATCCGTCATAAGCAAAATCAAAACTCGTAATACCAACCCCGCTCCCACGTCGCTTCCGATCTTGTAGGATGTTGGTTTTTTTACCTGGGCCCACCATTCGCGAAGTATCGAAATAAGATTCAAAATCAAATTCTACCTCTCTTAAATCATTTCGTTTCGATCCTTCTTTTTCATAAATCACCTTCGATAAACGAATTTTTGGCTGCAAATTAGATAACTCGTGGTTGTCGATATTTAAATAAGCTGGAAGATGAGGATTGAACGTCAACCGATTAATAAACGCATACGGATCGCTATCCACCAACAATGTTGAATTCAATTTGCCCACCCGTTCGGGATTTTGCGGTAAATTGACGTATGGTAAAAACTTTTTAGCTGTTCCTTTACGCGGTGTGGAATAAGTTCCCCGGTTAGTGCTGGAGAAAATGGTTCCCCCATGACCTACATCCAAATGCTCCTTCTTGTAGCGAGCGAGCAAATCTACATATGCCAATAACCAACATTGTTCTTTGAACAATATTTGACTTGCAAAAAAACCTGACTCTCCGATAAACTCTTCCAAGTTTCCGAGCATTAAATTATCGAGAGCTTTTTGTAAAACTTCGGGATTTTCTGCGAAAATAGGGCGCTCGCTTGCTAAATCCTCAAAAACTTTTTGTTGTTTTTCGCGCAATGCCACATCTGCTCTATAAATACACTCCGAATTACGTCTCATTTCTCCCAAAATTCTTAACAAATTATTAGCTACATCTTGAAGATATTTCTTTAGACCAACGATCCAATCGCTTCCCACAGCCCAAGGCGACTCAGAAGGAGTTGTTGAAGCTAATTCCGCATCAGTAGGGTGAAAGTTTCCAAACTTGGCGGCACCCGCATTGAGATATTTCAACAATTCAATGGGAGATAATTGACCAGATATGTTTTGAATTTCAACATGTTGGGCTCGACGTATTCCGTCATCTACATAAGTTGTCGCCTGAGAACCAAACACATTAAAAACAGAATAACCCCCATATTGTAAAATTTCATATAAAGTGTCTGGGCCTACTGCTGATATGGGTACGCCCGAACCTAATTGTTCGGTGCCCCCGTATACATTTTTATAAAGTCTATGATTAATGTGTGAAATTTGGTCATAGGTAGCTTCGTGAGAATAAGAAGAATCCATCTGCAATGATGATGCCATAGTCAGGCCCCGGGCAGCTTCCTCATCGATCATCATGTTGAAAGACACCAACAATTCACACTGGGCCAATATTCCCGCATACAAGGAAACGAGCCCTTGGGGATAAAGACTAGCGGTGGCAACGCCTTGCCCGGGCATCTTGGCATTCTTAAGTGTTTCCTGTGCCTTCAGATTCGTATCCAAGAGATACATGGCTGCGGGATAATCCACATCCGTAAAATCTGGCGTGTATAATTGAGACGCGTCGACGAGGGTAATGCAGGGCAACAAAGATGGGTGCGATACTCCCTCTAATCCCTCTATTTCTTTTATATCTAGAACTTTAGCCGGCCACGTTTGGCCGGCTTGTTGTAATAAAATCAATTGCCGGTCATCTTTTGCGCCATAAATAGCCGCAGTTTCCGTTCGTTGGGCGCTAGTGCCTGGGGCGCCCCAGGCTATGTTGTCAACAGATTCTTTGAGACTCGTATTAAGCCATATAGGATTATCTGCATAAATTGATTGTAAATATAATTTTAATTCTTTCTGCAATTGTGCCAATTCTACGCTGCAGCCCTGCACTTTGTTAAGAGCCGCCTGATAGTCTTGAGCGAGTGACCCGGCTTTTTCCTCAATAAGGTTATCAAGTTCCTCTAGTTCGTCGTCAGAATATTCAGTCATGTACGATCTTAGAACCGTAGAGAGATTTAACATCCCTAATAGCTCCCTAGCGCCATCAGCGCTCTTTCGAGATCCAGCGGAATAGAAATAACATCGCCGGGAAATATATCTACTTCGGTCATATATCCATTATACCACGCAATCACCCACCAATAGTTAACATCGCTATAATATTGGTCTGCCAGTTTATAAAACCTATCACCGTATTTCCAGACGTGTTTTTCTGAAACGAGGTTCATGCGATCCCTTACGCTGGGGTTATACATTATCTGCGTATCGTATTGAACAATGTTTTTGATATTGTTTCTTTTCTTGCGAAGGAATTCGTAGAATTCAATGTCATTATTTAGTATAGGTGTGTATTTGTATCTCGGCATAGTTTAATTTCCTCGACTCACGGTTTGTCGTCGGTTACTGTTGTTGTTCCCCACTTAAATGAGGTGGTCTTTTCGTAAACCACGTTCCCCTCCACATCAGGGCCCTCTTTCAGCGACGTTGTGGTTTGACCTTGTGCTCCGGGGCCAACAGCCGCATAACGTGTAGTCGTATCGCCCGTTCCGCTCCACGTCATGCTATCCAAAAGTTTTCCATATTCTGCTTTTAAATTTTGCATGACTTGTTCGGAAAGTGGTTTTCCGGTTTCCGCCAAACGCTGATCGCGGCGCTTTTTGGTGTCGGCTGCTAGTTGGTTTTCTTGGCGTTTGAGATCATCTACACTCCTGGGAACACTTGCATCCAAATTAACCCCGTAAGGAAACAAAGGTTGCATAAATTGTTTGTCACCACGCCACCCCACTGGATGTTCATGGATCACATTGAAATCTAGATTAATTTCTATCAATTTAGGCACAATTACTCCGGGAGCAAATTCAAACACTCCTGTGTTCGGATTGTCTAAGTTGTGGTTTACATTAACACTGGAAACCGCACCCAGGAGCCCTTGTTGCCAAATGCTATCATTTGTTGATTTTACCATATCGTCATAGGATGAAGGAGCGCGTTCTTCCGCAGTTAGTTCGCCTTCGGCTATCTCAGAATGAACACCTGAGCGGTTGGCAAACAAATTCATCACTCGCATACGCATTAAGGGCGATTGAGAAATAGTTTGAGCACTGCGTGGGCCCACATATGTAGGATATAAAAATTGCATTAATTTTTGAACAGTAGCTAAGTTTTCAAAACCCTCACTCATCGTGGCAGCGGGAATCAAAAATGATATAGCTAAACGTCGATTGGTGCCCTTGTAGGTATAAATCGCATCGGGGCGGCCGTAGACGCTTTCCTCTGCCCAATCGCATGCATAATTTTCTTGAAAAGAATTAATAAATGCCTTAAATGCGACTTCTTCTTCACTGGGAACATGATGAAAAGAGATATAAAATCCCATATTCGCATACGAATCGGATCCATCAGCAAAATAGCGTTCGTCGCCATTATCCATTACTATCTTGTTTCGCACACCAAGCTTGGATGCATTAAAGAATTTATTATTAACCGTCATTTATGTGTTTCCTTTCTAATTGTCGTCGCCTAAACTATCTATTCTCAAGGTCTCCCAGGGGTGCTTGTGCCAGCCCCCGGGGGAATTCCAGCGTTCACCAACGAACTCATCACGCTCCGCTTCTTTGACGTGGCGATGCTTTTTAATGTTTTTCTCTCGATTTCTTTTCCATCTACATACACCGGAATTTCAGCATAGAGCACCACTTTATCAGTCGTTCCTCCGCCACCGCCAGCCCCCAAAGTCGCCTGGGCTGCACCCAGCACCACCGGCATACTTACCGCAGTGTTAATAGCATCTGCTAATTCAATTTGTGCGGCTTTCGGAATTGACGCTCCGACGGTAGCAATTTTCGACAATTGTGCAATGGCTCTCATTTTGCCGGCATCTAAATTGTTTAGTGCCTCACCGACTTCCCCTATAGATTCAGCTAAAGAGCCGATGGCGCGCGAAGCATTCCAAAACATGATAGTTCCTACATTAACTGACGCGATCCATTTGCTCAAATCCCATAACTTATCGGAATCAAACGCAGATAGCATCGATGCCAATCCAGAAAAAACCGCTCCAATACCCAAGGCTGCCAGACCAATCGCAGCAAACACACCAGTAAGAATGAGAAGCCCCGGTGTCGCTCTCACCGCCGCAGCGCCAACGCGGCCAATTGCGGCGCTCATGGCGGTGCTACCTGTGGCTGCAGCCGTTGATGCGGTTCCAAATTGCGCCCACAAGAAGGTCGCAAGGGGGATCCCCACCTTCCAGGCGGCAAGAATAGTTAAGGTCGCTTCCCAGTGCTCAATCATTGCCCCCATGATAGAACCCAAGAGTTTAAATACGTCAATCAAATTTGGATTACCTCGCTCTAAACTATCGAGGGCGCGATCGATTCCATCAATAACGCCGCCCAAAACCGGTATCATCTGTTGCATGAGTGCATTGAGTCTCGCTTGAAAATCAGCAGATTCCTTGGCTTTTTTTGCCATCTCTTCATATGAGGCGGCATTCTGACCTATTTCCGCATCCAACGAAGATAAATCTCCACGCATCATCGCCGCCAAATCTGCCACGCTTTCTAGACCCAGAGATTCCTTAAAAAAGATACGTTGATAATAAGACATGTTATCAAATTCTAATCCCGCTTGAAGCAGAGAATTGCGCAACATTTCAAAACGCTCAATCGGATCCGTTGCTGTCATTAAATCCATAGCATTCACAAAGTTGCCGCCAATAGCCGCGTTAAGACGACCTGCTTGATCTGCCGCGCCTTCAAAGGTGTCAAAGCGATTTGTCATCTTCAGAATTTTATCCATCTCCAAGCCTGTGATCTTGAAAACTCTTGCCAAATCTTTAAATGCGCGAACGCCGTCTTGACCCAGCTTTGTTAGTTCTGCCCCTAAAGCACCAAATTTCTCCGTTAGTTGGGGTGCTGGCAGACCGATATCATCAGCAAACGCCTCTAATTCCAGCAACGTTTGGGTGGCTTGTTTTGGCAGCATTCCAAACGAAACTGTCAATAATTGTATATCTTTGGTGAGAGCTTTACTGCTGTGACCCGCTTGGATCATTGTGGAAGTAATTTTTGCCACCTCGTTAGCGGAGGATTGTGATATTTGCGTAAAGTCTGTAAATCCTTTAGCTAAATCCTCCACTGATTCATAAAACGTATCCATGGATACAACGTTCGCTCGCACCTCGCTATAGGTGTCTCTCAAACTAGAATTAAAATCATCAGACGCTCGCACAGCCTTCTTCAGTGCGGCTTCGTGTTTGTTCATTTCAAAAATGAGATTCAGCATGGAATCTATAACACCAAACGCCGCTCCTTCCAGAGTGTTGGCTACGAATTCTCCGAAGTTTTTCATCGCGCCTGTTATGTTGGCTATGGTGTTAACATTAAAAAATGGATGTTTGCCGTAGCTATTAAAAGAACTAGCGATACTGCCGGCTAAGTCTTTAGCCTCACGCAAATAATCGTTGCGCTTTTCTGCTTCAGCATTGTCTGCGATAAGAAGTTTTAGGCGCTTTTCTTCTGCTGCGGTCAAATTATTGACACGATCTAAAAGAAATTTTATTTCCTTCTTTCGTCTTTCGTCTTCGTCTCGCTGCTTTATTCTGTCTACTTCGCGGCGTTGAAAACGAGTTAACTCTTCGCCTAAGATGCGATCATTAAGAGCTTCTTTATCTCGTAATTTTTCAATATTTTCTGCTTCTTGCGCGCCCTCTTCTTTCAACAAAGCTAAGAACTCATTTTGAAGCTCGATCTTGTCTTGCTGGGCATCTTTTTCGGCAGTGCTATAAACGCTACCGGCCGCCCGCATGGTACGCAGTTCTTCCTTGTATTCCTCCAAGGATTCTTTGGCTGCAACCCAAAGTGCTGCTTCGTCGCTTACTCTATCTGCCATGCTTGCTGTTCCTTCTTGAAATAATTAGTTAAACAACAAAAAAGACAGGATTTATCCCTGTCTTCTGCTTCTCGCAATATTAGGCGGCGTAGATGGCTGATTGTGAGCACTCAACGTCTGAGAACGACCACCACCTCCTTTGGATGATTTGCGAATCGCCTCATTCTCCATTTCAATTTGTTTAATAAGTCGCTCTACAAACCACCGACGCAATCCAATCGGTAAATTATAGGCTTCCGAAAATGACCATCCTCCTGAATACTTTAGGAAAAAGAATTGTTCATATACATTTTCATTGTATTCATCGGTCAGGCCAAAAAAAGTCCGCAGTCAGCGGAACCTCCAGTTCCTGTTCTTGGCCACAAGAGGTGCATGCAAAATCTTGGGTCATATCCAAGTTAGGAGCGCTAAGTTTATACGCCAAACGAAGATGACGTGCGTCAGAACTGGGCATGTTTTCCACCACATAGTGGATATCTCCCGGCTCTTGACTATCGTTAACTGACACTATCATCGTGCGTAACTGTGAAGTGATGAGGTTTTCATCTTTTTGACGCTTTTTTGCTCCACTAAATTGTTTAAAAGCTCGCTGTTCATCAGCGCCACTCAACAGGCGAAAAACTACAGTCACCTCTGTTTGAGGAAGCTTTGTCGAGAAAAAGCCATTTCCCAAATGCTCGGTGGTGGGATCTACCTCAGAGTCTCCATCGTAAACCTCAATCTCATTAAGGTCAAATTCATATTTCTGTTGGGATCCACATGCGGGACATGACACATGAGTCTCATAGTCGTTGCCGTAACCTGACACCCGTAGTGCCACCACAATAGCGTTTCGATCGCCAACCAGTAGGGTCGCAGGGTTTATGTTTTTACCTACCAATACGCTCTCTATGACGCGCTCCAGGGCTACTCCTTTTTTTAACAATGACCGGGAAGTCAACAAATCTTCTTCCTTCGCTGTCATTTGTTTAATTTCCACCGTCTCTTTCATATGTAACGGGTGATCAGGGGAATAGAATCGCCCTTTAGAAGGAAGCTCCACAAATTCGGTAGGAACTACAAAGGAAAACCCCTCCCCGGGCGCTTTACTTTGTTGTGGAGGGGTAGGGATGTTTTGAGGCTGTGGATTTCCCATTCCAAGCCTATCTTTATTACGTGACAAATATCACCTCTCTGTTTATTCTATACGTTAAAGAATGTATCACCACCGCCAACTACGGCTCGTGATGGATTGCTGGTAGCGACTCGTGCCCAATCATATTTGAGCGTGACGGTAAGCTCATTGAGTTCATCGTCACCATAAGCCAATTCACCATATTTTAGATCTGAGATAAAAGAATTCCACAAGGTCCATGTTTCAATAGGAGATCCTTCTGCATTCAATTGTTGAATCAATACGGAGCCCAAGGCTGCTGCCGATTTTGCTTTCGACATTGTTGTCAAAGAATTAGCATCCGTAGGTGGGCTATATCCACTAGCTTGAACAATATCTGATAAAGTAGCAGTCATATCCGGATCTACAGGATCGACCAAAGTAAGGGCGACCTCGTTCCAGGTTACCGAACCAGGATAATAAAATGTGTGATTCAAGTATTTGTGTTCTGCGCTATTAATAGTAAAACTCGGCTTATCCACAGTCTTCGCATACCAAAGAACCGCTCCGCCTCCGTTTTGATCGTTGATTCCTTGAAATTCAACAATAAATCTAAATTTCCTTTTAGGATCTTGTAAGGTGGAATCTTCCCCGAAATTTGTGGACCAGAATGGCATCGTTTTGTAACTCCTTTTTAAGTTCTATTTTTAAATAGTTAGATGAGGGGTTTTATTCCCCCCTGCGATGTTAATCGTCAAATGAAGCACCTGTTGAAGTCACCACAAAATCGATTGCAATGTATTCAATAGCACGAGCCGGCTTAATCATAATCTTCGCATACATAATGTTCTGATCAATCAAGTCGGGAGTCGTCGTCGATTCGTCAAGGATCAACTTGTAGTCGGTAATACCGAACTGAACTTTGACATTTGCCAAGAAAGGCTCAATCATTGATTTAAATCGATTCCATGTGGCTTGAACATTTTGTTCAAAGAGCACTTGAGAAGCGAGGATCGAAATCTGCTTTTTAAGGTAGATAACCAAACGACGAACGTTGATTCTATCCAATGCCGACTGTCGTTCCTGAAGTGTCTTTTGCCCAAACACCACGATTCCGGTTGAAGGGAAGGAGGCAATTGGGTTAATTCGTGCTTCATAAAGAATGTCTCGATCTTTGGAGATAACGCGTTCAGTCACGTTAGTTATGGGTATGCCTGCCGCCCCATCGGTCAGACCGCCGCGATTAAAGCCAGCGGGAGCAAACCAAACATCAGATTTAGCCTGAGAACTAGCTAAGACACCGAGCATTGCCACAGAAGGTGGAATCCAGACTGTTTGGCTAGTTGTGGCATCAACGGTTTGCACCCAAGGATAAAATGTTGCTCCATAGCTCGAATCAATTGCCCTGTTTCTCAATGCAATTGCAGCATTGCGTGGGGTAGTTCCGATTCTATCAGATTTGTTAGACTCGTATTGCTCATGCGCCGGAATATAAACGTTCGGCAAATCAATCAATGCCATGGTGTCGGCTCGTTCTTGAGATATATTTATCATATGTTGCGTCAAAGCTGTATTAGTGAGCCCTGGAGTAGTCAACAGATTCATATTTACAAATTCCGGATCTGCGACTGTATCAATCGCCTCTTTAAGGGTATTGTAGGCATAACTGGTCGTCTCGGTGGCGCTCGTCATTCCATTGTTATAAAACGGATCGGGTACCTCAATATTTAAACCATCAAAACCTCCCCAAAATGGAGCCGTAAATTGATCATAACCAGCATTCAAAATTGTGGTGTAAGACCCGGCTGATGTCTGATTGGCGCGGGATCCCGATACATATGAATAACCATTCGTAGAAGATGATAAATCATTCATCGAAAAGACTGCACCAAAGCCGTCAACACCTTCGATAGTGCCGTTGGTGGGATCATCGGGGAAATCTTGATACAGAAGTCTTCCCAAGAAGCCCACGTTTTTATCACTACGTGTGGAGGTAGACGTTCTCGTTGTGCTGAATCCGAAATAAGCATTGGTCAAATCCGACAATCCGCCGTCAGACGCAGAAACACGCATTCGGTGCGGCGGAAAGTTAAAGCTGGCAGTGGCAAACAATCCCTCAACGCCGGCAATCATGCTAAATCCCTTATTTGACCCCGTAATAGCACCATCGCCCATATATAGAAATGAAGCACTCATCGGATTACCGGCAGTATCCGTCATGAGCCCTGTAACCTGCTCGAGATCAGAAAACTTTGGAGGTGCAAAATATCCGAAGGGCAGCAGAGTGGCATCTGTGGCACCTACTTCTACATCAGCGTTCATTTCTACATATATCAGTTGAGAACTATTAGCATACTCTCCATACCTCTTCAGCCGGCGAGAGGTTGTATCCCACGTGTGATACATATCGCCAATTTTGCGCGCAATAAAATTAGGAGACGCGGGATCCAACGTGCAATTATCGAATCTTTCCATTACTTCGATGTTGTTGTCAGTATCAAACAAGTTCCTAATCACTACTGAAAACGTTCCGTATTCGGTGGCAGAAGAATTAGATTGACGAATTTTTTCAATCGAAACCTTACAATTTTCATGCAACCACGCACCCTGATTTCTTCCGCGCAATCGGAATAATTTCTGCGACAATTGGGGGTTAAAATCAATAGCTCTGCCCAAATCCTGACCAATAAACCAGCCGGCGGTGTCATTGCGGAAGCTTTGCTTCATGGTCGCAAGGCCGGTGGTGGCAGCGCCGCTGAGAGCGATAGGATATATTGCCCCAATCAGTGAAGTGTTAGCACTTACACCCATCATCCGGAGTTCTTGATCGAAGGTCTCCCCAAGCCAATAGCCTGTATAAGAACTACTGGGATAAAACGTTCCGGCGGGACCAGCCGTTAATTGAGGATTGGTGTTAAACTTATTGCGAATGTAATCATCGCTAGTATCGTCAAAATTAAACAAAATCTGTTTCGTAGTGGCATTGGTCGACGCGGCAGGGCCGGTAGCATAATTAATCTCAGCCAATAATCTATTGCTGCTATCACTGTTAATCGCAGTAGCTAATCCGCCCGTAATATCGGTTCCCGCTGTTCCGTCAATGACATTTCCTGAGAGAGTGATAAGAGAACCACTATTGGCATAAAACACTGCTGCCAAACTTCCTGTTCCGATAGCCGAGCCGCCATCCGCTTCGCCAACGGTGAGTGAACTGCTGAGCCACACAAAAAGACCATATGCTCCACCGTTATGCCACACATCGACTTTGGATGGGGTCTTCAGACATTTCCACCCTGCTTGGCCGTCGGTGTCGGCTTGTGTGTGCTCTCTTCCTAGCAATCTAATATAGGTTAAAGGAGCAACGTTAGCTTTCAAAAAAGCTTTTGCGGAATAAGTTCCATACATCGGGGATTGTAGGTTTCCATCTCGATAGATATCACCCCCACCATTACCCGGAACGGTGTCACCAAATTTTTCCACAAAATCAGAGTAAGACTGCACCTTGGTTGGCTCCATTGCAATCCCGCGTGTTGATCTTCCAATCACCACTGGGCCTATGGCTTCTGCAGATTTAGGAACAAAAGAGTTGTCAATCTCGTTAATAAACACTCCAGGAGATACAAATTTGAATTTCTTTACTGACATGTTGGTTATTTCCTTATAAAAACGCTTAAAAATGGCTATTAATGTGCCACCTTGATCATTAAATAAATAGTATTTTTATTTTCAAAAGGAGTGGGGGCGCGGAAGAAAAATGACTTTTCAGTTCGGGACCTACTTTTCAAATAAATTAAAGTTACCGGCAGGCACTACCGATTCACTAGGGAATTGATATTCTACGGTATTTTCATCAACACGCACAATCGGCTGATCGGAGCTAGCGCCCTCTCCAACCAGATATCCCAAAACTCGGATGGTAATCTCTGTATTAAACATGCGCATATCTTCCCCCAAATTAGCCACATTGTTAGAGTGAGTATATTCTTGTTGCACAAATCCTTCATAAATGTGACCATTTCTTTTCATTACAAAAGTGTTAATTTGACCGGGGCGAACCACAAAAGGGGCAATCATATCATTCATCTGTTGTTGATATTCTGACTTTAATACTATCTTATATTCCACATTGACATAAGTGGGAAGAGGAATAGACACGGTTTGCACAACTACCTTTTTATTAACTCGCGGATAATACCGCTGTTCAGTTCCTGAAGTGTTTGTTCGGGTGCCGGCTGCCACAGCAAAGTTTCGCGTCTTGTCTTGAACAATACGACGAGCGATAACAAAACGACCAGGAAGCCCATTTTTTTGAGTCGCAAACAAGTTAGCTTGAAGACCACCTTTTCGTTGGGGATCTTTAAGAATCGCAATTCGATCAACAGATATCAAAGGCAATTTAAGCGCGCCAGCATCATCTCGCAGTGCTTTCTTATGTTTAATTTGATAAGACCTTTCGGGCACTTGCCACAACACCGGAACCATTAAAAGACCTTCGTTAGTAAGGGTGGTAATACGCAAATCATTTTTTATCCAATCTGTTATCGCAAAATCGATATCCTCAATATTAGAAGACAACATCCCCACTTCTTCAAGGGTTAGTTCGCTCTTAGTGAACGGTAATTGTGCAAAATCAAAATTCTTAGGTAGCATCGAAAAGCCCTTGTCGTGAACGCTTGCATGTAGCAGCGATTTCAAAAGAATAATCTACTTGACCAAAAAGTTTCGTAGGCTCCGAAAGCCTTACGATTTCATAGTAATATTCTCCGTATAAAACAAAATCCCCTTCCCGAACATATAAGTTCTGATCCTCAGTAAGGCGACGGCGGTGAAAGTGAACTTCAATTTCCCACAATTTGTCTATACCAGCATTTTCTAAATAAGAAGTTGCATATTCGGTGAATTCAACCAATGCATATACACGCACCGGGGGAAGGTAATTTTTCTTAATCGCTTCGCCATAAAGGGGGTGAAAATCTGTAGTCTGTAAGTCGATGGGGTAATATAAAATTTGCTGGCCGATGACCTTCTCAATCAGTTCGTCATTAACCTGTTTTACGAGATTTCTCTCCTTTTCTCCTAGAAAAAGAGGGGGAGGTGGTTGTTCGGGTCGGTTCCATTTATTAGCCATTCATATATTATCCTACAAAAATTGGTAACGGCGTTACTTTCAGCACTTCGGTAGCAGCGTCAGTAAGTTGCTGGTCTTGTTGTGCTAGAGCTACATATTCAGTCTCAGCTAACATTTCTTTTAATTTTTCTTTCAAAGACTCTTGTTCCTCTTTAGCTTGTGATAACAAATCGCTAGCATTCAGTGTCACAGAATCACCCGGGATAGGAATGGTCGCAAACTTACCTCGGATTTGACCCAGCATCTCTTTGGAAACGGCGAGAGCATATTTCCGAATCCATTGTTTTCCAATTGAATTGATATTTCCATAAGGTATATTATCAAAAGGCAACGTATTAAGATTGTTGATTCCTTCAATCCCCACATCATACGATCCGGTTTGAAAAGATCCCAAATCTACATAAAATTTTACCCAAATCTTGTCATCATCTTCATATCCCCAATAACTGGGAGTGGGGAAAAGCCGCAACTTGTTATCGATAAGTTCATATGAATAATTTGAGGTTCGAGTCACAATGGAGTCTTCATACATGATAGCTTGCATTTTATTCTGCCATGTAGGAACTATTTCAAATGTAGAATCATCAGCAAACTGACCATAAGTGGAATAATTTCCTACCACCCCAATACCGCCAAAATAACCATAAAAGCGCCACATTGCCCGTGGAGATTGGTAAAAAACCTTGGTGACAATCACCCTCTTATTGCCTACTAAGCCCGCGTAGGGCACAGCTTTGCCGCTTTCATCTAGACCTGTAGATGATGCTGTCTCAATAATACTTTGCAAATCATAATCCTGAATCTGTGTTTTAGGTAAAAAGGATGCAGAATATTGAGGGATCGTTCCCCCAAAACCGCCGGCTGCGGCCGCTCCATCCCCAACTTTTCGGGAATAACCCATGGAAAACCGGGGATATTTAAGATTGCTGCCGGTGGGCCCCGTAAGAAGGTCACCTTTGTGATCAAAAGTTCCTGTTTGTTCGCCCAGCACATTCGAAAGAACATTTTTGCCTTGATGCACATTAACGATAAAGGAATATTCTAAAACGGCTTCCTCATAGGCGGCATATACATTAGCCGGAGTTATTTCAATATCAACGACATCTCCGCCGAGCTTTTTATAGGTATATGCAACCTGATCTACCGCGCCACTAATAAAGGCGGCTGAGTCGTTATAGACTCCAAAAGGCAACGATTGGGTTACAGCAGTAGTGGATCCGGTGCTCGTTAGAACAATGGCGCTTACTTGAGATTTAGGGCTAATATTGGTGGGCATACATAAACACTCCTACACACTAAATAGTAGAGTTTTCAGCAAAACTCAACACCCTATTTCTTATTTTGAGTTGTCGTCTTTTTTTCTCGGCCGAGTTTTTCGCGGTGTGGTCGGTTTACGCTTCCGAGATACGGTAGTCTTTTTAGGTTTCGTCAACTGTGGTGGTGGTGTAGCTTTCGGGGTTTCCGTGCTTTCTGGGGCAAGCGTCACTTCCGGAGGATTAGTTGGTGGTGTTGGTGCGGGGGGTTCCACAACAATTGCAACTGGGGTTGTATCTGTGGTGGTGCCGGCACTTTCCAACGTAATTCTTGGATGTCTTGCATGTTTTAGCTTAAATTTGGGGCATGTTCTTAATCTTCGTTTTCTTCCCATGGGGATCTCCTATATAATATAGTAAATAGTATTGATTTCAGAAAGTGAAAATCTCAAAAATTTACCGGCGCAAAAATTTGACAGATCGAGTTTTTAAAAAAAACCCCCCTCGGAAGGGGGGAGAATTCGCACCTTTAAATAGTTATCGCATAAGGCAAAACCATATTTAGCTACCGAATGTAATACCATTAGTGCCACCAGCAGCGCCAATGCCAGATACATACCACTTGGTGCCATCTGACACGAGGGTAATCTGGTCGCCTGCTAACGTAGCACTACCGAATGTGCATGTAGTATCGCTGCTGCCATCGGCTAAATTATTCGAGTCAGCGGCTACGCCAGCAACAGAACCGCCCATGACGTACGTGCCCGCATCAACTGTACAATTAGCGGTATCCCAATCTCTAACTTGAATGATTGTAAAAGTCATCCCCGCCTCTGGAACGGGCAATGTGATATCGACACCATTGTTTGACATTAAAATAATCTTACCGCTATCAGCAGCAGTAAGCGTGGTGTCAGAACTCAGCGCCATATAACCTTGCTTGAGATGATGTAATTGATTTTGATTTTCGTTAATCAGGCTTTTGATTCTAGCCCAACCTACTCTTTTTGTTCCCATAATAAATTCCTCCTATAGAATATGGTCAATTAACGAAAGGTATTTATTCCTTTCAGCTATAAGTAGTTTCCAAATAAAAGAAAGCCCCCGTCAAAGACAGGGGCTTTACATTTAATAGGCTACGCTAAATTAGCTAGTAGCGCCGGCTTCACCAAGGAGACCACGAATGATAACCAACCCATACATATCTGGGCGAACCATCTTCTTCGCGTAACGGGTCATAACACCCTTTCTTGGCACGAAGTCTTCAGGTCCGAAGATCGTTGGTGTGGTTTGCAGTGGCACATAAGGTGCATACACATATCCGCTTTCGAGGAAGCTAGAACCCCGACGACCAACGAGAACAACGTTCCGGAGGAAGTAAGGATCGACGATAACGTCAAACTTCTTAGAAAGACTACCGACTTTCACAGCACCGATAGAGCCCGTTTCGTCATCAGCGGTAACTGATGCGCGGAACCCAGCGGTAAACTCAAGGATATTCGCAACTTCAGGGCCACAGACCACAAAGTTAGCTCCACCCCTAAGAGTTTTACGGTGAATTTGGGCAGAAACATCATTGATTGTTTCAGCAAGAGTTTCATACCATTCCGAAACCGTACCGGTAAAGTCAGGTGCAGCACTTGCCGCTCCAATTTCAGTTCCAGTTTCTCGGTTCAAAAACAACCCAGGTGCACGACTCCAATAATAGGTCGCAGCTTTTGCACCATTGACAAGATCAGAGATAATTTCACGATCGATTTCAAGAGCAACTTGCTCAGAAAGAATCGAGGTCAACTCCACCTCGGCATCCAAGTTATGATAAGCATTCAAGTCTTGACCCAATTCAGGTGTCCACTTGGCTTTCAGTTTCTTGGTAATGGCGGTTACTGCCACACTATCGACCTTAATGTCGATCTCTGGGATGTTATCGCTATTTTCCAGTGCCCAATCTTGAAGACCGGTAACCGAACCAATAGCACCACCAGCATCCATATTATCACGCAGTGGGAAAGTAACAGATGTTGCTTCCATGGAAGCAGGGGTTGCACTACAATTGGTGGGCTGCAATCCGGTTGTTGCCGCATTGTCAGGACCAATCAACACAAAGAGAACATCGCGTTCCGTTCCACCAGACCCAGTTTGCTGAGTAAGACGACGGATTTGCTTGGTAGATGTTCCAACACCTGTATTTTCAGCACCAGCACCAGGTGAATTATTAAGAACAAATGCACCCAGATTTTCAAAATCAGCGGGTGTGGCATTGTTTGCTCCCGTTAGGGCGTTTCCAGGGATCCTAAAGACTGCGACCTCAGCCGTAGAATTAGACTGAGAAAGCGTAATCAAATCAGGGTCATTCAACAAGTAATCTCTTTTTTGTGCTTCAGTAGCACCAGTAAGAGAGAACCCTGCCAAAAACTGACAGTTTCCGTTATCCACAGAAGCGGTTGGTGATGAATAGGAATAACCGCGAGCACCAACAGTGCGAGGACCAGAGAGGTCTTCTTTAAGGGTTGCCCCTACCAGATTAACACCACCGGTAATTTGCGATCCAACCTGATCAGTACCATAAATAGACTTGTCATAAACGTTGCCCATTCGGGTTTGGTTTTGCGCGCGCCCACCAAGATCTGGTGAGAACAAGAAGTCAAGGAAAAAGATGAGACCGCTTGGCAGACTCATTGGTTGAACGGAAACGAGATCGTTTGCGATCAACCCAGCGAAAACACGACGAACGATTGGAAATGCAACAGATGCAAAACCTTCGACATCACCAGCGCTCATTGCGCTTGTTTCACGAAGAAGCTCTTTAGCTTGATTTTCAAGCAAGCGAGCCATAGAATGCTTAGAACGATCATTGGTCAATCCCTCAAGGAGACCAGTGCGTTCCCATTTTGTAAGAAGAGCATGACCTTCGGCTTTCATGTCACGGTTGACAACGCCTTCAGTCAGTCTTTCGATAATACTAGACATTTTTAAATACCTCCATAATTTTATTTAATTCCAGCTAGTTTCTTCATTCTGTCGCTAAAAGGGTCTACAGGGTTGCTTTCTTTGCGAGTAGCACGAAGAACAGAGGGTCTGCGATTGATGGCTTCGCTCAATGATTGTGGTCCGCGCTTAACTTGCTTAGACTCCATTGTGCTTTGAAGGGTATCGTGTATCGTCTTCGCCTCCATAACTGAACCGGCGTTTGAAATAGCTTCGACAATCTTTTCTTTTTGTCGCTCATTCAACGAGGTATTCCTAAGAACACGGTTCGTATAAAGCAAGCGCGCATTCGAGAGATTAATATCCTGTAAATTCTCTTGAAGTTGCGTCAAGGCTTGCTCATATTTTGTATTTCGCTCCTTAAGTTGGCTATTTTCAAAAACCAACTCATCATGAGCCTTTTTTAAATCTTCTAAATCTTCTTCGAAATCGGTGCCTCTGCGATGAGCGAGAGCTTTGGTTAGCTCCCACTTAATATCTTCAGATGAGCGACCTGCCCATCCGGAGAGAGTAGCACCCATGTCTACTGTAAGTCTTTCCATAACTGCGTCGATAAGTTCTTCGGAAATGTCTATCTCTTGTTCTTCTGTCACACTTTCCGAAAATTGATCAACAACTCTAATGTTTTCTCTTTCTATGTCTTGGTCAATGTAGTTATGTTGTTCTGGTGTGAGATTGTTAACAAAATCATATAACTCATCGTTTTCAATCTCCCTGTTATCCATGTGGGCTTCTTTGAAATCTTCCCAAGCATCCTCAATATCGCGAACACCTTCTTCTTCGCCGGCGAAGGAACCAGGATCTTGTGGTTGCTCCAACAAAGCTATCAAATCTTCTTCAGTAATTTCAATTTCTTCTGCTTCGTCGAGTTCTTGCTTTAATTCCTCAATAGCTTCTTGAAGCGCGCCCAGGTTGACATTGAATTCAATCTCTTCCCCTTCAGTTGGAGCATTTTCTAAATGCATCCCTACCTCTTTCGACAAACCATCGGCGGCTGCCAACGGAATATCACCGGGATCGGTTACTTCTTCCACAGTGCCGGCATCATCCATCGCCACCATGGGATCTTCACCCATTCCAGGATCGCCCATCTCTTCCCCGCTGAGGGGGCCGCCTAGTTCCAGATCCATTTCATCTTGTTCTAGCAATTTATCAATGGTTTCTTTGACTTCACTCGAATATTTTGCGATGATCGCTGATTCTGCATTCTTCAGTGCGGCTTCTTTGAGGGCATGGGCATCAACAATCGCCTCTTTGAGTAAACTTGACATTCAAAAATCTCCTAAAAAACAGTTTTCCATCAAATAATTAGTGCTATTTCTTAGTAAAAGCATTTTTGAAATAACCTAATATTCCACTATTCTCGTTTGAGCTACTATTCGAATCATCAACTTCTTCTTCCGCGAAGGTAGAAATGCCTGCTTCATCTTCTGAAATCTCTAGTTCATCATCAATAGTATCATCATCTAACAAATACCCTTGCATCTTGTCTTCCTCTATAATCTCGGCACTTGTGAGCAAGTCGATTCCTAAATTTTTAGTAACCCCTTCAGCGTCTTTAATCTTGACCATAAGCCTCTGAGTCTCAGCATCTAAATAAAATGATAGAGAGCCCGGAGGTAGCTTGTCGGCAGCTATCGGATCGGTAGGGAGAGCTAAAATTGCTTTATCCCCCTTAAGGGTGTTCTTTCCTACTCTCAATTCTCCATGCAACGCCACGTTAATAGTTGACAACGTATCGATTTCAAAACGCAAATTAGCAGTAGACCCAAAGAGCCCCCTGTCGTTAAATTGAATTTGAGAGGAAGCACCATGAGGGCGCGTCAACTTAAGTGTATTTTGAATATAGGTAGATAAAGATTTAATCGTAGCACTTTTTAGTGTATTATTCTGACTACTATCCGCAATCAAAAAACGATCATTGACACCGATTGCGCGCTTTCGTGGAGCTAACATCGGATCCACCCGCACCCCAACATCCGAAGAGTTCAGACCTCCGTTGGGCACATTGTCAATACTGATTCCCGCTTCTTCTATTTTTATCCCCTTTCCCCCATTAACTCTTAACTGTTGATTGGATGCAATCAGCCCACCTCCATAATTCAAATTATCTAATGACAATTTGCCACGAATCTCGGTTGCTTGCAAGTTGGTGAGACCTACTCCGGAACCAAAATATGAAGACGCTTTTAGGCAATCTCCATTAAAAGTGAGACCAGTAAATGCTGTGGCAGTTCCATCGCCGTTAGACACCACAATGCACCCTGAATTATCATTGGTAATTTCGGTTAAGGCGGGGTGTTCGAGGTTTTTCTGAAGGTTGGAATCGTAAAACGAAGGCGCGCTGACAGGGTTTGTGAATGTCTTGTTTCCCGCAATGGTTTGATCTCCCGAATCGCTCACCGAGCCTTCTATTTTTTTCTCAGTCTCCCCTTTGACCACATTATATGCCATATTCTTACCTCTTGTGTATAAATAGAGGCATTATATGATTTTTCCCACTTCTCTTATAGATGAATTTAAAGACAAAAAAAAGGTACCCCCGAAGGGATACCTTGGAAAGAGAGCAATAATAAATATTGGTCTTTTTCGTATATGAAATTTAGCAGATATTCCAGTTTACAGCATCATAAGCAAGCATAGTGACAGCAGCGCCGCTAGCCTCCAAAATCAATGATCCACCGGCTGGAACTTCAGAAATGTTATCATCGGCACCTGCACCAATAGTTGCCATGGTATGAGAACCAGACATCTTAATGATAACTTTGCGTCCTGCTGCAGCAGTAGCCAACGTAACAGAAGCAGAAGTCTTAGCGACCAAAACAAAATCAGTTGAAGCTGAAACAGTCAAGGAACTTGCCGACAGTGTTTGAACACTCAGAGCATTACTACCACCGTGGATGGTATCAACATATATGTTCGCAAAGTATGCGCTAGAACTACCTATATCACTGACTGAATCTGCTGCGGGGAGAATATCGCTGCTCACCGTGAGATCATCACTCAGCGCTGTTGAGGTGAATGTTGCAGCAGCACCAGAAACAGCACCAGTTACACTAAGGGTGCTACTGAATGTAGCTGCGCCGGCATGATATAGTTCTGCCGCACCAGAAACAGCACCAGTTACACTAAGGGTGCTACCGAATGTAACAGCACCCACCTGGTGTAGAATTCCCGAACCAGAAACCTTTCCAGTATCCAATACTGCCCATAGATTGCCGTTGCTGCTGTCTCTTATACCAAAGCCGGAAGTTCCAGCACCTGCCGCTCCTAGTTTGATGCGGATCGCTTTGGTTGCATTTTCTTGTTGGATGGTGAAGTTACTAGCAGCCGCATCATCGACGTCAATTCCGGTATTACCATAAGTGATATCGTCGGTCGACATAGTAGTAACACCAGCGATTGCACCGGCGCTGGTGATTCCACCAACTTGTAAGTCAAGTGAAGTCAGCGTTCCTGCTTCACCTTGAACAGCCGCACCAGAAATGGTGCTAGTAGAGGTAATTGTATCCTCTTGTTTGAGGCTCCCGGACATAATCGCGGGGCCTACTTGAAATTTATAAGCCATATAATAAAACCCTCCATATTAGTTTAATTAATTTAAATGGTAACTTCGAGACTAGGGATCCCCCAATCTCGATGCGATCGACCATAGTCGACCTTCACCGTTAACTAGACGCACCGCAAGCCAATGGCTTATAAACCTTGTCTTCACTGATAAAAAAAAATCCTTCCGAAGAAGAATAATATTATAATGACTTTGGTGCTCTCTATTCGATCTACAGTATTAGCCAATTCCCGGAACTCACATAAATAAACGAAACTGCCCCATATTCAGATTCCATTACAACCGATTGTATACCATCAATACTTATGCTAACATTAGATCCCGATTCGGAAAAAACAGTTATAGAATTATTTTCCGAAACACCGGATGTTGCCTTCATACGCACAACATCTCCCACAGAAGTAGAGGCAGTGTGTGGCATAAATACACCCACAGCGCTACTTACTGCGCTTACATAATTAAACCCCTTTGCCATAGAAGCCGAAACTGCTACATTATTAACAGATTCGTTGCCAGCCGTCGGAACATCGGTGAGACCTGCGCCTGATCCATAAAAAATAGATGCAGAAATATTAATACTAGCACTCAAATCACCATCTAAAGACAAAGTGCTGCCATCAAATCTTAAGTTAGGCTCACCCACCATAGAGTTTTCATTAACGCCCACAGTGAGCATATAATTTTCAGTAGGATCAGCAACTATACGAGGAACTTCAATAATTTCCGCGCCATCACCGTGCAGTGTGCCAGATATAATATTGGTGCCCGGGCCATCGCCTGGGCCAAAATAATTAGGCGCAACTATTGTTCCTGATAATCTATTAAATGCCATTGAGCAACAACTCCCCTATTAATATACGAACCAGTTGCTCCCGTTAGAATAGAGCCCAATGGCTGGCAATGTGCCTGTCAAAATATAATAATCAGCCCCATCAATCGTATCGGGAGAAGATGCCGAAATGGTAATACTAGTACTCGGTGTTCGGCTAACAGCTTCGTCTTTTATTAATATCATAGTACCATCGTCGCAATCAGAGGCGCTATGGAGCCTAAAGTTTACATCTCCGGTATTGCGCATTCCAAAAATGTAATTAGCAACTGAAGAAGTAAAAACGGTAGCGAATGTTCCTGTGTATCCTACGCGAAATGCTTTCGCATATGTTTGTTGGTAGGCTGCTAATGTGGAAAAATACGGAGTTCCCCCTGCGTCATCTCGTACCATATATAAACTTCCGGTTCGAGCGTGAGTGTCATCGGTGGAATCTCCAAAGAAGGTAGAACCGCTCGCTTCGATTCTGGAAATATCCTTAATAGTATAAGAACTGGCGGAAATATTTCCACTTACCACCAAAGTTCCGGTTAGAACAAGTGTGCTAGCATCATAGCCGGCATAAGCTGAGGTATGATACAAAAAATTAGCAGATCCACTGCTCGCATTCGCACCGGTTAAAAATTGAATAGATCCGGTTGGTCCTGCCGCTTGACCAGATCCGCCAGTGCTGTTATCACAATTAATGTATGCCCAACCAAACTGCGCCATTATTAACCGACTCCCACAGAACCTGAGAAGTTACTTCCACTGATGGTGGTGGTTCTATTTGGTAAAATACTCGTTAGACCTGCCACAATTTGTACATTGGTCGATCCTGACACCCAGATACTCGATACTTTCGTGTCATATATTTCACTATATTTGTGATCCCCGGATGGGGCTGCATCTATCGTAAAATAATTTCCGGATCCGGTCATCCCGCTGAGGGAAAAAGCAACTTTACATGCGTTCGTTGAATCTCCATTGATAACCTGGAACCACTTTGTAACATAAGGGAACTCAATCTCATATCCGCCCGGGCGAAGACCATGTTTCGCATCAATGCTCGCACTGGCGTATGGTCGGCCACTTACTTGGTAAGCGCCCACATGATTAATACCAACCGATACTTGATAAGGGTGGTCAGCCGTCAGATTTGCCATGTTATAAAACCTCCGATTTTTTCAAACTATTAATAAATAGTCACTAATTTCTTCTATTACGTCTTTCTTCTGCTTTCCGACGTTTTAGTTGTTCGCGGCGGCGCATGCGTTCTGCTCGGATCCTCTTCTCTCTTTTTTTCACTGAGGGTTTCTTATGGAAACGACGATCTCTCACTTGCTCAATAATTCTTTCTTTCTTTACTTTTTTAAGAAATTTTCGAATCATCTTCTCAACATTGCCGCGACATTCCTTAGCAGTCACGCTAGCATATACTAATTTTTTCCCCATTCTACACCTATTTTATTGCTTTCCATACTTGGGACGCGCCGGCGATCAGCGAAGAAATGTCGACACCAGCATCCCCTGTGTCATCCCCCAAAACCGAAGGCATTTGGGTAGACCCATTTGGGCTCCCCGCTTTTCGCATTGGTTCAGTTCCCTCAAACACATCCACACCATTGTAGGCTTCTTTTCCGATAGCATCCATTAGTCGTTTGCGTTGTTGTTCCATTTTTCTCTTCCCCTCTCGCGGAGGGCGCTTTGGTGGGCGATCTTCTTTAAATAGAGGTTGGGAGGATTTTTTACGAGGTCTTTCTTCTACCATCAAGTTGCTTTGCATACCTTTCGCCACTTCAGCAACCACATTAGACAAAAGCCCTTCTTCGATAAGAACTTCGTGAATGCATTCTTTAACCAATGGTTTGATAAGTTGTTTAAGATCTTGTTTTTTCATTTAATAGCCTCTCTATTTCATCAATAATAATATTTTCTAATTTCTTCGAAGACGATCCCACACTTCTAGCTTTCATTTTTCGTAATTTATTTAGATCGGTTTGACTAATTTGTTCTTTTTCTCCACTTGTCTTCTCTCCTTTAGCACGGCCGGGGCCGCTATAGGAGGGCATCGCTGTAGACCATGTGGGATCCCATTCGACACTTCTCATTAAATCCAAAAACGCGTTTCGTCTCTTCACTCCAGACTTTGTTTTTGTTCCGCCCACAAATAAATTAGCTATTTGATAAATTTGGGCCGCTGTGGCCGGGCTCTTCTGGCGCAACAATTGATATTTTTGAATGAGTTGTTCTTTGTTTCCTCTTAAATAATCCGAATCAATTATTTTAGACACCGGGTTGGTATAACCACCTTCAAATATTTGACGTTGAAGTGCAGATTGTTTGGTAGCTAGCGCTTGTTTCTGTTGTTCTTTGTCGGTAATAGCTAAAATCTCAGGATCAGTAGACAATTTAGAAAGTGGTGCGCCCATAAAAGGCCCGACAAATGCTACAAATTTATCTAATGCCGCAAGAAACTCTTTTTCTTCACTACTACGTGGAGCATCCGCACTCAAATTGGCGGTTTTGATGGGAGGATCCCAATGTGTTCCCATAATCTCTAAAGATTGAGGTGACATATTTTTCAGCACAAACCTCCCCATCTGTTGAGGCTCGGGAGTCGGCGCGGGTTGTGGTTCGGGCTTTGGTTCGGGCTCGGGAGCGGGCTCAGGAGCAGGTTGGGGCTTGGGCTCAACCTCGTCGGGGGGTTCCACTACTTGACCGGGGGCATAGACGTGATAGTATCCTTTTACTCTATCCCGAATAGAGCGCGATGGCTCGGTGCTTCGCAGAGTTTTGCCAATACGACCTTTGGAGGTGGGGGCTTCTGTAAGAAACTCCTTCCACGTATCCATACGGCGTTTATCATCGCTATAACTTGACCAATCACTCACTCTCTAAAACCTCATTTAAGAGACGATTAATTGTATCTGCTTTGGTGAAAACTGTATTAGTGTATTCTTTTGCCTCTTTCATCATAAAGGCTCCTGGGGTCGATGGTTCCGACACCATATCAAAACAAATCAATTGAAAGTCATCCTCCACAATTGTCTGGCCGTTGTTTTCTGTAACGGAGCCCATTCCCCTCGAAGAGATTCCTATACTTACGCCACCTTTTACGAGTTCTTGTAAGATTTTTCCAGATGGCGTGTTGAGAACTTGAATTTTTCCCATGACTTTGTTCCCCTCCATCCAGCACGAAGTGACCAAATGCGAGGCATTACGCAAATTAATAACAGAATCATCAGGGTGATCTAGTTCTCCCAATGCTCGTTTCTCTTTTACAAGCTTTGCATAATTGCGAATTTCTTTCATTAAAACACAGTGCGGATATACTCTTCCATTACCATTCACAGTCTCTGCCATTTGCATAATACCCGAAAGGATCATGCCACCATCAGATACAAATCTTTTTTCTTCTTCTGTCAAAAGATCTTGGCATACGCCACCTTCGCATAGTTGATAGTATTCTCTCAAAAGTTTTTTACTCATTAGTCTCTCACCTTATTAATAAAATGCGGGCATTACCCGCGCGAGTTAACAACCAGACTTGCAACGCCTAACTGGTTGTATCATCCATCTTGTTGTCCAAATACCACTTTTCATCGTTAATTACCTCTATGTTACGTTGAATTTTAATTCCATGATCACCGAAGATCATATTTAAAATATATGAGGTTCCAGAAGATAACCACCCCAAAAGGAAGAAATTTGCTGCCGAAACATCAAAACTAAATAGTTCTGTGTATGGGGAAAGCAACATTAAAAACCAACCAACGTGGAAGCCCACACACATCGGGCAATGAAAAAGCTTCCCGTATCCGCGCAAAAACTCTTTTGGAGGTCTCAATTCCTTCGCTAGCGGCATATCACTATAAACAACAATCTGGGTCAGACCCGATGCAATCAATGTAAAATATATTAATTCCATCATTTTAGTTTCTCCCTCAAATTGTGTACATATAGTTTATACCATAAGAGTCTCTGACGTATCCCGGCCTAATCGATCCTTTGTCGGTCGCTTGTGGAACAGCCCCCAATTCGGTAGAATCAGTATTGTCGGGATGAACAAGTTCATCATCAGACATCGAAATAATTGCTTCCGTTGATTCAAAATAAGGACGCTCTTCATCAATAAATTGAGAGATATTCACCAATGCCATTTTTGCCGAACTCACACTTTCCTTAAACGGCTGTTGTAGTTTAGCCTCAAATGCTCCGCTAAAAGAAGCTGCCTGAATGGATTCCGGAATGACAATGCCGCGCTTGTGTAAATGAGTAAAAAGCCTGTTTTGCGCGCCGTACACCAGATCGTTCATAGTTTCTTTGGGAAAAGCAACCACAGTATTGTTCGAAGGAGATAATACAATATCAATATCACCATGATCAAAAATCATCAAATCGCCATTAATGGCTTTTCGAATGTTCATCTCTAAACGAACGACAGCTTGATCTCCCTCTTTTCCAATTGTAACTTTAATTGTCATTATCAAATATTTCCTGTTCCAATTGCTGTGTGCGCAGCACCGCTAGCACTACACTCTCGTGTATGCCGCTATTCTTAAACTCCTGTAATTTTTCAAACACTTTCTTGGTTTTTTGTACCATTTCTGCATCATTTTTAATTTCGTCAACAGTGAGTGCTTCTTGTAAACGATCCTTCAATCTTCCAATTTCATCATTAAGAAACATTTTCAATCCCAATGCGTTATCAGTAAAAGATGAAATATAGTGATTCAATAAATCTTTTTGATTTTCTAACAAAAACTCATCATATTTAGAATTAAATTTAGACGCAAAAGATGTCACGACTAAACTATCTACCGGGTCGAGCGATTCTTTGTTATTAGGGTTTTTCATCATATTGTGGATAACTTGCGATTCTAAAATAACCGCATTTTTAGGAGAAAGTTTGGTAGAAAAAATTTGATCAATGGTTGCCAATGTTTTGTAATTAGGGACAAAGTTATTGAACACACTCGGTTCCAATTCTTTATTAACATCATTAATTAAATCAGTCTGGCTTTTAAATAACCCTTCTGTATCTATCGTGCGTGTCGAAAGTTTTGCTTCTTTTAAAATCTTCTCGCATATTTCTTTAGTCAAATTTTGATTTTCATACAATGAGCGATAGCACTGAAGATGTTGGTGAAGAACACTTCCCGCTTTAAAATGTTTTCTTACTAAAGATATCGCCTTATCTTTTCTTTCTTTATCTTCTTTAAGAATTGATATCGTAATCTCTTTAATAAGCGATTCAAAAACAAAAGCCGTATTACGCTTCTTGTTGTGTCTAATCTTCATTTTCGGTCTCCCTCTTTGGTTTAGCTTCCAAATCCCCTATTAAATGTCTAATCGAGTCATTTAATTGAAATAGCTTTTCTTCTTCCCTTTGCTCACTTATAGTATAAATAGGATCTTTTTCTTCATAAATACCTGCGCCCAAAGATTTCAAAGAATCATGACCACCATATCCAGGCAGAATGTTTCTTAATGTAGGAGATGTCATTTGTTGTCCCCATTTGGCAGCCGTCGATCGACTTCGGGCACCAGCGGGTCGTTTATCATTTTTTACTGGCGTGTATGCTTTTCCTTTCGAACGAGAGGTAACGTGCGATCTGGATCCCGGGGGAACCGCCAACAAAGTACTTTCATCGCCCGCTGGGGTTTCAGCTTCACCGGCAGGCATCTCTTCCGGCCCTCCGAGATCCAATTCTCCCCCTTCGTCACCTAAATCCAATTCTCCCCCTTCGTCACCTAAATCCAATTCTCCACCGCCTCCGCCGGCCAGACCCGCTTCAGCGACTGCCTGCAATGCGGCATCTTGCTTGCGATCAAAATAAAGTTCTCTCTGGTTTCTCACAAAATCCTCATGAGACATTGCAAAGACATGTTCAGATACCCATCGGCGCGAGAAAAAACCTTCCGTAGCAGATGCTGCAATATCAAACTTTTGCTTCCAGTGCTCCAACTCTTGCAGTTCTGCAATTTTAGATGGATTATTTAAAGATAAATTAAACGAAAGAAGATCATCTCCCCTAAAACCCAAAGTGTAAAGATGAATAATGCCAATCTTTTCGAGTTCAGCGATGATAACTCTTTGAAGTCGTTGAACTGTTCTCGCAAAACGGATATCTTTTTGAGCTAAAGTTGTCTTGTCTTCCGTGGCTTCGTCTCCCATCGATAAATAAGCTTGAGGAACTTTAAGTGCTGAAAACAATTTATCCCTTAGATATTTGATATCATCAATTTGAGTTATATTAGTAGCGCCCGGAAGGCTTTGAATATCAGTAACAGAGCCCGCACGTACAGGAATAAAATAATCTTCCTCAATAGACATGGGATTATAGCGCAAATCAACACGACCGGTAGAGGAATCTACCACAGAGTGTCGTTTCAGTTGTGTCACGATCTTCTGCATGTATTGTTCCACATCTTGGGGAGCGATACCCCCAACATCAATCTTAAAAACGCGCCTTTCAGAAGAGCGTATGACACGATAAGCCATCATCGCATCTTCCATCAACACTAATTGTCTCCAAATACGTCGCGCTGGTTCAAGAATGGATGTTCCATAGGGAGCATATTTATCATTGCCGAGAATACGGAAGTGGCCAACTTGCCAATTCTCAAAGGTCATTCCAGCAGAATTCCATTGATATTGAACATAGTTAGGATTCGTTGCATCTTGACCTTCCATCCTTTCGATTTCCGACGGCGGCAATGCAATAACCGACTTGACTCCAAACTTTTCATCAATATCCAAATACAAAAAGAAGTCTCCATACTTACACATGGTTCGACACCAGCCGAATAAATTATATTGCAAATTTAAAATGTTATCATAAAGAGTTGCCAAGACGGCTCGGATTTCCTCATTGGGGCATTTAATGTTTAACATAGGGCGCAAATCGGAATAAGTCGTCATCTCGTCAGCATAGATATCCAGAGTGGAAGCAATCTCGGGCATGTATTCCATTTGATCAAAATCCACATAACGTTCTCCGCGTCGTTGATTACTAATGGCGTTCGCTGCTATATTATCTAGAGGATTATAAAGGGTCTTTTTGAATTGTTGTCCAGAAGCAGTTTTAAAACGCGCAGCAAATTTATCTAAATGTTGCCTCCGGATCTTTCTTCCGGATTGAGATCTGTAATTAACAATGGGTCCTGAAAATAATCGCGTTAGGGCTTTAAACAATTGCGACTGATCGTTGACCGGGTTCTTTCCTTTATGTCTATTGGGAGGTGCCATATATTATCTCACTTTATAATCCATTTATATTGATCATACAGACTTTTAGCTTTATTTACTTGCTCTAAAGCATTATCTTTTTTATAACCAATTTGTCCTTTAATTTGTGTATTCATCGTAGTTCGTGTAGTAAAAATTGCATCAACAAAAGCTTTTTGATAATTTAGATCTCTTGCGTTTGCTTGAAGTGCGGTATCTCTTACCCAACACGCGATTGCAAGAGCCATGATCAGATCATCATGATACCCTTTCATTGCTTGCGGCTTGCCATTGTTCCATATGAATGTCTTCATCTCGTTGACAGTACGAGAAGAGTATAGAGTAATTAGTTTATTTCTTATAAACTCTTCTAATTTCGCAATAATTAGCGGCCGGGTTCTTACACTTGTGGTGAAACCAGCTATCGAATTATTTATGGCTTCAGCTTGATATTGTTCAATATACTCATGCGTAGATTTAATGGAATAATAAATATTAGGATAGGCGTATTCCACCAACTTATCTAAAACCGTATAACCAATATTATTATTTTCCACCACTAACATGGCATTGCCGAATTCTCTTCCCACTTGATTTAGCATGTTTGCGTATAAATCTGGTGTTGGCTTACCTTGGTATTCTCCAACCATTTCCATCGTTTCTAACTTAAGAATATGGAAAGTAGAATAGTCAGCAGCGTCTCCGCGAGCCACATCAGCGACCATAAGGTAATTACAAGTAGGATCAAACTCTTCCCAGATCCAAAAGTTTCTGTCGAATCCCGTTCTGTGTTTTGGTTCTTTGACATTCGACAACATCCATTGCATGCAGTCTGGATCGATGACGGTTTCTCCAGACGTGTTAAAGTTGCACTCAAGCTCTTGCGCTATTTGGCGGCGAGACATATTCTTAGTTTCTTTCTTAAACCATTCTTCATCTCGATCTGGGTGTTTGCTCCACTTTAAAGTAGTTAGATTGAAATTGTTTCCACCACTTTGGGCATCGCTGCATGTTTTATGAAACCAATTACCCACACCATTGGGAGTAGATAGGGCAATGCATCGACCACCTGTCGATAGCGTGGGATACAAACCTGTCCACAACTCGTCCAATCCATCGATGTGAGCAGCCTCATCAAGAACCAACAGAGACAACGCCTCAGAACGACCGGCATCTCCAGAAGTCGACGTAGCTTTGATCGTGGATCCATTAGAAAGTTCAAAAGATGTTCTATTGTCTACATCAATTTTAGAAATTGATAACCACAAAGGAAGATTCTTCATAATGCTTTTGACTTTCTTAACCAAGTTTCCAGCCGTGGCAAACTTAGTCGCCATTACAAGGATGTTCTTGTCTCGATGGAACAACATCATCCACACAATATAGCCGGCAGTAATGGTAGAAATACCCAACTGGCGCGCTTTCAATATTACATTAAAACGATAATCGTTGAATTCTTTCAACAAATCATCCTGAAAATCATAAGTATTAAACAGAATCAACCCCTGCATTGGATGAGAAATCCGAGCATAGGTCTTAAGAAAATAAGAAGGATCTTTTCCGCACTTTAAAATTTCAGCGACTTGCTGTTTTTTAGTTAACTTGAAAGTCATGCCTCATCTTATTTTTTTCGGGTATCGTTTTTGGGGCGTTTTCCCCAGCCGCCTTGACTCAAAAACGTTTTCCACGAAGCATCTACAGTATTCTCTGAGGGTTTCTCAATTTGCATATCCTCTGCCAAACCACCAACGCGATAATGCTTCTTTGCTTGAACCCATGAGCGCACCCTCGAGGAATTTTGAACTAAAATATCTATCTCCCCTTCTTCAGTGAGAGAGACCGCATCGCCAGTAATCTTTTTATATTCTTTTTTAAGCCAGCCCGCAATATCAGTAATCCTCTGACTCATTTCATCTTCAAATCCGCCGGCATAAACCTCTTTTAGTTTAATCTCGGATTGATAACTTAAACACATCATGTTGCCATAGAATTTAACGTTAAAACCATCCATCACTCGCTGGTCAATTAAAGCATTCCCTTCTTCTCTTCGTAAAATACCATCATTCACCGGCTCACAATCTTCTCCCAGCGCTCCGTCATAAGAATTTGCGGCAGCTTGTGCTAGCCCTTGTATAATTTCATAAGTTGTTGCCATTATTTGGTCTCCATCCTGTTAGCCATCTATCTTCTCTTCCTTCCACATATTTTATATAACATTTGTTGCAGCAGTCAAATTTTGACAAACATACATCATCCATCACACCTTTTGGAAAATTCCCACATGTGGAGCAAGAAACCAAAGATTCTCTATTAAGTAGTTTTTTTGAAACCTTTACACCATTAACCTCTATTTTTTCTTCCCACTGATCATTACGCTGAACTTTGCGATAAAATTCCTGAGATTGTTTTATATATTCTCGCTCTTTTTCTTGATCCCAATTAGCTTTAGGATTCTGGATGGCTTCGTCGCCATACTTCTTAGAAATGGCTTGTTCTACGGCAGCGATTTTATCTGAATTATCACTCATTAAAAACCTTATAAGCGCCGTACGTTGATGCCATCCCGGCGGCCACACCGCCGGCAAACCACCACCACTTATTATCTGGCGACACCCTATTCAAAGTCTCTTGAAGTTCGGTTATTTGTGTATTCGTAGACTGTTCTAGTATGTTATATTTCTGCTGTAACGCTTGGTAAGCAATGTGGTGGTTTTGTATCTCTAATTGGTGTTGAGTGCCAATTTTGTCTAATTCGTATTCTATTTTTAAGTCACATGCCGTGTGTATATCTTCCACAATGACAATCATTTTTGCTATGGCCGGAGGGTCGAATAGACCTCCCTCGTAGACGGCACACTCTCCCTCTCCCAAGAACGTAAATCTGCCTTCAGCGCCATATGCCACCGAACTAAGGAGTATATTTAATACCAAAAGTGCTGTTAATCTCATCTGCTAGCTCTTCTTTGTTGTGAGTAAATTGTTTTACGAGTGTTGTTTTTCTTTTCTCGCTAAGTTCTTTATTCTTTTTCTTTTGTTCTTCGTAATCTTTCTCAATATTCTCCATGGCAGCCCGATATATTTCTATGGCTTTGTTCTTTTGTTCTATTTCTTGCGCATGGATCTTGTTGAGTTCGTTGATTTGTGTTTGGAGTTCTTCTTGTGCCGTTTCGTATGTATCCTTCATACGATTATGATCTATTCGCATCTTGCCGATTATAATAACAGAAAATACAATAAGTAAAATCTCTTTCCAATATTTCGTGAAAAGAGATAATACTTTTAAAAAATCAATACTTATCACTCCAAGCCTTTCAGCTTAGCTACACCATCAATCACAGTCTGACCGCCGATATAAATAGCCGATATAATAACCCAATCAGAAGAGTTCAAGCTTGACATTGCCATAAGCCCAGTTGCAGTCAACCACACCAAAAACTTGCGTGATATAACTTTCTCAACTAACTTATCTAATTTTCCTTTTGCATTTTCAATCATTAGTGTTCTTACTCCTTATTATAAAAAGCACCTTTGGCTCTTTTAATTCTTTGTTCCTTGCTGTCTCCATCGAACTTCTTATCTTTAGAGTTCACAAAATCTTGAATATAATCCTCCAACGATGCATCAGCGCCCAATACCTCTTCTATTTCGTCATCCTCTTCGAGCGGAGATTCAAGTGCCCTCTCGTAAGGGTCGACTTCTGGATCTACTTCAAGATCGTCATCGCGCTTGTAGACTTTACCCATATAATGACCTGCGACATACCCAGGCCTCCCTTCGTCCATAGACAAGTAGTTAGCCAATTCTTCACGAATGATCTGTTCAAGTTTGGACTTGGAGATTTTCATTTCTTCTTTTCAACTTCTCTTGCTTTCTTTGCGGCGGCGGGGGCATATTTAGCAGCCTTGTTGATAATCTTTTTTTGATCTTCCTCAGACGCATGGCCGCGCGTATCTATCGCTGCTTCCGCAGACTTTTTATCAAAAATAGGAAACCCATCATCACCGACAGTCGCATATTTTTCGCGCGTATCTTGAGTAATGTTTCCTTTAGCTGTTCGTTTTGCCTCTTCTTCGTCCAAAGGCCCCTCTGGTGTACTCAGTTTGTTCCGTATCCATTGTAGATCGGATGCCATACCACCAAATCGTTCTTCCAAACTATCAAGCCTATCCTCAACAGAACCTCGAAGGGTTGGTACATCCATAGGATCGGCGCCAGCCACTCTTTCGGGATTAAAGCCGGGACTTTCTCCCGAGAGCATTCCTCCCAAGCCGCCCATCCGCGTCTCTTGGATTTCTTCTTCGATAATCTTTCTAAGTTGTGCTTTCGTGATTTTCATTTTAAAATCCCCTTTCTGGTGTTAAGGCCGGTATGCCAACCACTTTTATTATTGAATATCCTTCGGACTTTGATGGCGGCACGTAGCTATTAAAAAATCGATTAAATGCGTGAGGGGGTATTGTTTTTGATCTTCCCGGTTCTGATGCTATTTCTTTTGCTCTCAATTCGGCGCTTTGTATAATTTTTTCTTTTTCTTCATCGCTCCATCCTTCCAAACTATTTGCGAACACATATGCTTGTTGATCAAATTTATCATCAATAATTTGGCGCGCTTCTTCAACACTATCAACAGGGGTCTCTGCAATTGCTTTAGCCATCTCTACGCGGTGACCTGCTCTTTCATCAAGAGACATATTAACCATATCTATCACAACGTCTTTTGTGTCTCTAGCGTAAGAAGCTCTTGCTTCTTCAAATTGCTTTTTGATGGTTTCATTTGTCGTGTTAATCTTAGGATAATATAGGGGAACAAAAACAGCCGCCGGAACTCCCCACCCCCCTTCGGTTCTTGGGGTTAGTGCTTTAATATAATTTTCGACCGTGAAAGGCTCAACTGGTCCAAATTGTTTTGTTTGCTCGGGATTTTCATTATTAAATTTATCTGCAATTGCTTGTAAAGACGCTAAATATTGCTTTACTGCTTGTTGGTTTTGCGGCTCTGGTAACGGGGTAGGCAATATTTCTTTTGGCGGTCTTTTGTACATATCGTCATAAGTTCCCACGCCGCTTTCTAGAGCAATTTTTTCAACCATCTCATCTCGATTGAGAATTAAAGAATCTCCTGACATATTATCTGCAACCCAACGGCTCTTTCCAACCGATGGCGGACCAATCAAGAAAATTAATTTTGGTTTTGAAGCTTCTTCCTCATTCACAAACTTATTCCAATTTTCCATTATTAGTTTCATAGTTAGTTTCCTTGTGGCAACCCACTCATACCTAGTATAGCAATCAACCCAGGCACGTTCTGTCGCACATAAACACCTGAAAAAAGTGTTTCACATCTTCCACCAACGTATGCGATCGCTGATTCTAAATGCTTGCTTACTCTTGGATCCGCAACCATCTCTTCGGATGCAACCAGAATGAGAGAGCCGGCAGCAGCTTTTCCCTTTGGTGGAGGACAAGCCGATCGGTTCATACAGTTATGAAGAATCATCGATCCAAGCTTTCCGGTATTTGGATCTTTTATCATGGTCGAACCAATAAAGCCACGACCATTTTGCCCTATACAGGTTTCCAAATCTTTCGAATCGAAGGACTGAATCGGTGAATCTTCGGTGGAGAGTTTAAGAATTTGCGCAAAAGATTTCGCAAATTGAGTATTAGCCACAGGATAAAGCCCCAGCATCCCAATTCTTCCGCGCAACAAGCGGGTGGCGCGTTCATTATCTAATACAATGTTGGGATACTTAGACACATCATTTAAAAGAGTGAGAGCGTTTTTAGCAATTGTGGGATTAAGTGCCTCTTGTGCCGTGGGCCAAGAAACGACATACACTACTTTTCCACCCGCCTGCACAGATTGCATGTATCTTTCGAAAACGGGATGCAGTGCGGCGACAGAAGATCCGGTTCCACCGCCACCCCCTGCACAAACAAAAAGCCAGTCTACTTTGCCAAATTTAATTCGTAACGCATCTTCCACGACAGCACCGTTCTGGGCTAGCACTTCTTTTCCATATTCAGTATTTTTGCCAATTCCATCAGAATCGGGGATCAATACCACATGATCTTCGGTAACGTTTTTAGGAATATCTTTTCCAGTAGTATTAACTAAGATTGTTTTGTTGAATCCTAATTCAATAAAAGAATTAGCCATCTTGTTGCCACCACCGCCCACGCCCACAAATCCAATGTTTAAAGAAGACGGTGCAGTGTTATCTGGAAGCAAGTCTTCATCAGAATATTCCATTTGAAGACCGAAGTCTTCAACCATTCCAAAGTCTTCAGCAGCCACTTTTTCGTGATAGTGATCCTTCTCCTGAGTAAAAGAAGGAGGAAGCTCTGCTGGTGGCAGAAAGTCAAATTCGTTTTTATTTTCTTTCTTTTTCTTAGTCATTGGTTAACCTTGGCATATCCATTGTTCTTTTCTATTATAATCTGTCTATCTACACAATCCTTAAGAGAATCTAGATGAGAAATCAAAAGCACATTTTTAAAATACACCTTAATTAGTGCCAAGATCCGAATAAATCCCTCCATATTTTCTTCATCCAATGCCGTACCCGGTTCATCCAAAATAAACAAATCCCCCTTGGGAAGAGAAGAGACACTTAACAGTGCCAAACGAATAGCCATGGCTCCCATTGTTTTTTCAGATCCCGATGCCATTTCAATGGGGCGCGCATCATGTTGAGGGTGTTTTATAAAGATGTCAAATTTGTTCCCACTACTCTCAAAAATTATTTCAAATTCCACAATATTAGTTAAAATCTTAGCAATCTCTTGGTTGATTACTGGTATTTTCTTTTTGATAATATCATAAGCAATACCATTAGGGTGCATACATCTCATAAACAAGTCGTATGCAGAGAAAGATTCTTGTAAGTGTTTTTGTTCCTGTTTTTGTTGTTGGAGGTTTTCTATTTGTTGTTCACACGATCCTACTAATTTAACAAGCTCGAGTGTTTGGTTGTCGCACGTGCATATTTTATCTTCCTTCGCAGCAGCTTTGAGGTCATGCTCCACTCTCAACTGAAGAAGACGTTCTATATTTTCGATAGCTTCTTTGTTAGAATTATATTCTTCGATTTGTGATATAACATCTTTCAATCTCGCTTCTAAAGTAACCTTGGTGCCTTTATTCTTCTCTCTTTCCAAACTCAACTCGCTAATAGTTTTTTCAGTTGTGGCAATTTGCGTTTGTAACTTTTTATAATCCGATATTTCACGCTCAACATCTTGAGGATTGAGTATTTTTAATCGTTTTGTAGCGTATCTTAAATCTCCTTCCACTAACTCTTGGCATGCCACAGCAATGTTAGCATCGCGAATAAATTTACACGTAGGATACGACTCACCACAAGGAATTCCATCAAGTAATTTTCGTTTCTTTTCTATCTCTTCTAATTCTTTTAAGAATTTTACTTCCTTTTCCCCAACCTGTTGTATTTCTATTTGTTTTTCATCTAAATCTTCGATATTAACCACTTCCAATAAGCGCGCAGCAATTACAATTTCGGATTTTTTGAGATCGATCTCTTTAGATGACTCAACAATTTTACTATGAATGACAGCAATTGTTGTCTCTTGTTCTCTTTTGCGTTTTTTTAGTTTAGTAATATCAATATATTTATTAGGAATAGAATTGATTGTTTCATTAACCGTTGCCACCGATGCTTGAATTGTTTTTACTTCTTCACGCAACGTAGTGCAAATTTGCTTATTAATCTCTACATTTTCTTTATATGTTGCCAAATGTTGGTGAAGTTCGCTAATTTCGGAATCGTAATCTCTATCTTGGTGCTTCTTTAGGAGAACTTTCATGTCTACTGAATCTTCTTTAGCTAGCCTAAACTTTTTATCGAAGACTTCCAAATCCAAAAATTTGGCGATGATTTCTTTACGACGAGTCGATCCCTCATCAATAAATGCCAACGCGCCATGTTGAGATGCCAATGAAGAGACAAAAAAGTCTTCAATAGACCCAAAGTGCTTTCTAATATTTGCGTCGGTCTGGTTGCGAGTATTGCCGTTTAATGAGGTTGTTTCTCCTGTGACCATATCATAAACTTCAAAATTCAATTCTGTTTTTGCTTCAAGGGTTTCTTCACCTTTAAGGCGTTTTGTATACTTTTCAGATTCTCGGCTAATAGTGTATCTCTTTTCTCCTATATCAATAACAAGTTCTCCGCAACCTGTGGTGTGATTTTGGTTAATGACATTTAGATTTTTTCTTTCATTCTTGGATGTTGTGTTGAACAAGGTATAAAGCGCAGCATCAACAACAGAGCTTTTGCCAGAAAAGTTCTTTCCAAAAATACCAATAATGCCATGAAGACTGTCAAAATTAATATGATTGGATTTGCCATAATTAAACAGATAATCCCACTTAAAAGATTTAAGTTTCCAGTTAATGTTTCTAGATATCTCTTCACTATTTTCAATAGATTTGTTATAATGTCGATTAATCTCGTAGATGCGTGTTAGTGTCTGGGTTGTTACTTGATATTCTTTAAGATATTTACGCATCAACTCTTCTTGTATCTTAGGATCACGTAAGTTTTCTACTTTTAAATCATTGGTAATCTCTTCAACATTCCCTCGTTGGCCGGCAGCACGATTAAGAAAAGATATGCTCTCCGGATTAAAGCGATGCTTAGCTATCTGCATTGCTCTGCGCATTGTTGCCAGAGGCAAGTTGTTGTTACTTACCAAACGCAGGCGAGCGCCAACGGGAACTTTTACATTATGCGGCATTCTCCCCTTCGGGGTCAACTCGATAGTCATAAAAGGTTTAGGATTTTTTAAAACAATAGGCTCGATATCCCATTCATCTTTGGAAGTGATCTTCCAAATGAGAATACCCTTATCGTTTGTCTCTCCGTGATTCTGTTGAACGGTAGAGCCCGCATACCAAATACGACCTTCTTCATCCAAAAATTGACGACGGTGTATATCCCCCAACATTGCAAAATCATAATCTTTGAAAATGTCTAAGGTATCTTCTCCCTTTGTCATCACCCAATTCATATCCGTTTTACAGTTAGAAATAGAGCCATGATATAGAGCAATATTAATTTTATCTTTATCGGTAGGAGTAACCCATCGATCGCGATCAAAAACTGATAAAACGTTTAAACAAAACTCATCATTTAAAATAGTCTCGCCAGAATTTTTAAGCAAATGCAAATTAGGCAAATCCAACGCCTCCACAATAGGCGTTAGTGCGTCCTGACGACTGCTGTTCTTCAAATTACCATCATGATTTCCTAAAATTATATAAGTAGGAGCAATTGCTTCTAAATTACGAAAAAACTGAGAACACATCTCCACAAACTCAGGCGATATCTGAGTCTTGGTGTGGGCGATATCGCCGCAATGAATAATGTAATCTACTTTTTCTTTTTTAAGTCGATCATAAAGTTGACGAAAGACTTCGCGATACTCAAAATGATATTTTAAATTCTTAATGTGAGTGTCGCTAATATGCGCAAACTTCAAATACCCTCCAAACGGATCTATCCGTTAAGATATTATAACACGTCAGAATAGATCTGTCAAGGATTAAATTGCAGACAACATATCTCGCAGAACATATTCTTCTTGATCCACGAACATAGCATTCCGTTTTCGTTCCACAAATATATCATGCGACATTGACCCCACGTCTTCATATCCCGATACATCTATTTTATAAAGCTCTACATCATATTTAAGAAGTGTAGAGATAATCTTTCTTTCTTTTTCTGCCGCATCGGGATCGAGAGCCATATAAACCGGGGTATCATTTAACACAATTTTCTGAATCAGACGGGAATCATAACGCAATGTGCTTCCTAATATAGGTATGCTGTTTCCCGCAACAATTGCGTCAAATGTACCCTCGACCAAAGTTAAATCTTTGTTCCAATCGACATAAAGTTCATTAAATACAATATCTTTAGAGGCGCGGGGATTCTTATATTTATAGGAGTCTTTGGTATAAGATCTCGCAATAAAATAATTGACATCCCCATCGTCATCAAACGAAGGAATAATGATTCTGTTTCGATATTCTCCACTAAAACAATATCCTATCTTCCATCGAACGATATCTGAACGAGTTAAGCCACGCGATAATAAATAATTATACGCATACTGACCCGTAGCCGGAATCTTGCGAGATGTCAGAGTTTGAAACTCTCTAGGGAGAGATAACTTTTGTCGATCACAATTCCGACCTGGATCCATAAACAAAACATCAAACTGACTAAGATCGCTTCGAGATGAGATTTGGTCCCATTTCTGTAACTGTGTATGAGTTCCAAACCGCCGAATAAGATGCCGAAGGCTACGACCACGGTAATCACAAATCCAACATTTAAAAGCATTTTTATCCAAATTAACAGATAGTTTACGTTTGTGATGGCGACACGCGGGGCACGTAAAGAGAAGTTCGCTACCCTTATCGTGATAGTATCCAAATGCTTCATGTAATATCTTCTTAGCTTGTGATTTGTTCATATTTCCTCATGAACAAATATAACATCTATCAGTATGTATGTCAAGAGATATTTTCTTTTTCTATAATTAATCCGGCGCGAGCAATAACTAACGCGTCTGCCATATCAAAATATACAGGCTTGGGGTTCCCATGATTGGTATATTCTACTTTAAAATCTTCATCCGTCGTCAGCAGGTGTTCCATCACAACTTTTTTCGCCTTGATGCCCCGGGGAACACTAATTCCAACTTTCTTTCGTGCCTGGGTTGCACCCACATAATTGGGCTCTCGGGCGAATGTCTCGTATAACATCCAAGAAACCACCCCATTAAAGCGTTGCAACAATGCCATCGTCTTAGCGCTAGAGCCACCTGAGTTAAAAAAAGTAAATGGCTGTTCAACATAGATGTGCTCTACTCCCCTCTCAACCCAATCAATACAATGTTTTTCTGAAAGATTTAAAGTAAACTCTCTCATCTGTAAGCATTTTTCAAAAAAGCTTTTATATCTACGAAGATCACATGCGCCTATATCAACTATTTTGCCATTCTTGTCAACAACGGCAAATCCTGTTATGCTAGTGGAAACGTCTACGCCTAATATCATACTCTATTATAACCTATTTATTTCTAAATATCAAGTTTTAATTTAAAAGATACATCTTCTGCTTCTTTTTTAAGAACCGGGTTCGCCAAAGTTGCTACCCCAATTAAATTTTTGTTCTTATCATAGAGTGCTACTCGAGAGATAAACACTTGTCTCTCAAAAGAAGCGGAATAATGACTGTAAGAAGAACTTACAAAATTCTTCAATTGAATATCTTTAGATTCTTCATAAACATGAGATGAGGTATGGAAAGTTTTAGTTTGACCATATTGAAGGAATGTGGGGTTGTTGGAATAATTTACCTCGCCACGCCGAGCATGTGCAAACATTGTCATTACTTGGGTTTCAGTCTGTCCTTTGAATGACATTCCAAAAGAAGCGTTAATCATGTTAGAATTGGCAGTAGCTTGGGTAACGCCATCATTCATCCCTGCGCCAAAATAGACCCACTTCGGCGAATCGTTGCCGCCGGCTGTTCTCAAAGTTAGAGATTCTCCGTTCAGCGCCCACGAGCCAGTGAGGATAATGATTCCCTCATCATACATCACCACGCCCGCCACCGATCCAGAACCTACGGATCCTGGCGGCCCAACCTGAATAAGTTCGCCGTTTTGTTTTGAATCCTGTAATTCTGCCGCCAAGGATCCTGTGTAATACCACTTTAAAGACATCGATCCTGGATAGATACGCGATCCATAAAAAATACTAGGGATAGATACCATATTCAAGGTTTGAATATTTTTATTTCCATATGAAGAATTAACTTTATAATGCTCAGATCGTAGAGAATAAAAATTTAACCTATTTTTTAAAGCTACAAAATGTTTATTATAAGTTCCCCCCGAAGAGGATGGGGTAGTGATGTATTCCCGGCTAATAGAAGCCTTTAAAGGATAAACATTCGTGAGAACATCCCCATATTGAAATTCGTTATTGTAGGTCGTCGAATCCGAAGATTGAAAACTGTTCGCTGTTTTAAAACTAGATCTTGCGCTATCTTTTGAAATCCACGGATAGATACGACCGGTGTCGGCAATACTTGCTGTTTGAACCGTTCTTCCGGTGTCTACCCAAGGTCTATCAATATTATATTCATAGAGGCTAATGAACCCCTTACTGGATGAAACGTTCCGAACTTGATAATTTCGCGCGCCACTTTGAGCAGGCACACTATTATAGATCACTTTGCTGTCAAATACAACAAAGTCACAAGTTGGAAAAGCCCGCATCGTGTTAACAAAGACATCTTTGTTACCGAACTTCTTTAGAGACATCTAATAGTCCAATCTCACCCTAATTGTGATGTCGTTGGTGGGAGACTTCTTAAGCGGCTCAGAAAGTTTAGCTACTGCCAACAATTCGCCAATGGTGTTATATAACCCTATCGTAGTAATATAGGAAACAGGATTATCTGACGCGACGTTCTTCACTCTTATTTTGCTTCCCGAAACATACGTTGGGTTGGAACTATAATTGAATTTATTATGCGGAACGCGACAGAAATAAATTGTAGAATTAATTTCCGTAGTATTATTATATGAGATATTTTGAATGCGGTGCCTTAAGGCATCACATGCACCACTAATGCTAGATCCGGTTAGAGTGGCAGCTACGGCATTCGTGCCAGATGTATTAAAATCCGTCACATCAGCAAACACAGAAGCCGATAAAACAACAATGCCTGCCTGATAAAAGACAACACCATGTGCTTCGTTTCCGCTGGTATATAGCACTCCGTAATCTCCCCCGTTCGAACTTCCTACTCCACCATCTGTTCCATAGGATGCTTGCGAATCCGTCAAAGTTACTATTTTCTGCATCGCATTATCATAAGAACCGGTTCCCACTGCTATAGTAAAAGAGTTTCTTTTGATTTGATCTTTTGTAAGAAGGCGAGAAAATGATAAGAAAAACACCTCATTCATCGTTCCCACCCCATCCAGATTCAAATCGCTTTCGAATTTACGAATTGTGTCAGCAGTCGAGGAAGTATATCCTAGCAAAAGCTGGGCGAACTGATTGTATAAATTGATCTTCTTGGTGTTCTGTACAGATGTAGAACCAGAATAATCAGACTCTTCATCATATCCGGCTGTAATATCAAAAATATGATTAGCCGAAGAACTAAGATATGGATAGTCATAAACCGACTGAAACATTCCATGGGTGTAGTTCTTAATGTTATTCTCGTCAGGGAAAGTTCCATAAGTTCCGCTAATGATAGTACCAGTCAGCGGAATAACTTCGTGAAGTAAGGTGGTTGTAGTTGTCACATCGCTAACAGGGTCAATTGGTGACATGTCTATTACTGGCATTGATAAATCTCCGTATTAATTTTATGCGGTTTGTCTAATGATTCTTACGGGTAACGTAATCGTTCCACCGGTATTTGATCCGTTGATATATATCATCGTATCAATAATATCATAAGTTCTACTAGCATCTCCACTCAAACCAAGCGAAGCTGCCGTCTTATTCAATGAGCCAATCTGAGAATACAGAACATCGCGAACACCTCCGGCGGTTCCGTCGGTTCGAAGACTCGGCTTTACCACCACTTTAAAGCAAGTTACTGTATCTCCCGGCCCCTCTATCGCAGATAGGGTGGATGCCGGCCCATTGATGTCTGGTTGCACAATCCCATTGTTCACTGCTGCCGATTGATAAAAACTGTAGTTTTTAATTCCAGTAGCGCTTGTGGTGCTCCCGAGAGGTGATTTTTGACTTACCGCAAAGCCTCCCCTCATATCAGTTCCATCAGTTTTGTTATTAGCAAAAGTTCCAGCGCCATTACTTGTGTAAGGAACTCCTAATCGATTATCCATACCTATGGTATATCCGCGATTAGAAATGTTGCCTGCCTCAATATAGGAGGCTTTGTTGCTAGCATCTTTTTGCAAAAGAGGGGTGTTCAAACCTCCTTCAATAAAGACAAAAGGAGATGCGCCGGCATTATAAGCATAGCCAATTTGATTTATTCCAATATTAACTTCCGTATCTTTAAGGGTGGCATACGTTTTTGCATTAACAGCAAAATAAAAGATATTACTAAAAGTATTTAATGGCTTAAAATTACCTCCCATTAAAGAATTAACCTTCAAAGAAGGAAGATAAAGAATGTCGGTTTTCGTTAACGACATCAGTCCATAATTGATATTAGCATTTCCCATCGTAAATGCTTGCAAAATCGGAGTTTGTAAAATCTCCAAATCTGCATAATTAGATCCAGACGCTGCGTTCAAGTTATATTGAGAATAGTTAATTTCATCATCGCCTAACGCAAAATGAGTAATATTAGCACTCGTCCCTCCATTGATGGTGGTCTGAGTAAGCCTCTTGCGTCCCACCTCTGTTAAAACGGCATCTAAAATAATGTCGCCCGAATTGTCTAAAAAAGCCATTTATTATACCTCTCTTTACATAAATAGTTCTATTTTCATTTGTATTCCTTTTCTCGAAAAGAAAATGGTCTAGGTGCCGGAATAGCGAATAATCCGAAGGGAGATGATTTTCTGCACTCCGGTCGTGGCACCTTCTATCATAATATTGGTATCGATATAATCGTAATTATTGCTTCCTCCGAACAAAGACTGATCTGTCAACCCAAAAAGATTATACCTTTGATCACGAGTGGAAGATGAATCGTTTACCAATCTATCGTTAATTTTAATATTCATTGCAAAAGCAATCCCACGAGGGCCCTCCACAGCAGACAGCGCCGAAGGATTATTATCATCAAATACTTGATTGTCGATTGTTTTCACCTTGAACGTTTCGTAATTCTCAATTGGCGGGGGCAAAGAAATTTTTATCGAATCCCGCAATGGAACCACATTCAAATATAAATTATTATTACTATCATTTTTAAAAAATGAATCTGATGGGTTTACAAGAAGCTTGTCGACGACCCTTTTGTCACAATATACAAAAATATATTCATCATAAAGACCTAAATTGGTAATAAATCTTTCTTTTCCCGCAGGGCTTTGATCCAAAGTAGGAGAATCAACAACTATTCCCGATTCTATAAAAATAAAATTATGGGATAACATATTGTTTTCAAGAATAAATTCCTGACCTAAGTCAGATTTAAGTTTCGTGGTAGTCTCATCATTAACTGATAAATAGTAACGAGTATCATACAACCTGCATGCGCTTCCAAGGCGCTGGTTTATAAAAAACTGAGGAATATACCACACATCTGTGCGATAATTCAAATCCATTAATCCATGCTGGATATTAGCCAAGGGGCTACCAAATGACTCCAATATGGGGGTCGCCGATTCATCAAGTAATTGAAAATTATCTCCGGATCCTCCATTATTAATAGAGTAATCTACTTCGTCATCTCCTAACGCAAATTTTTCAATTTCAAATTTGTTCCTTGCCATCTTTTGACGACCAATGTCAGTCAAAACCGCATCTAATATTATTGTTCCACAACTATCTTGAAAAGCCATATCTTAATTACACCGAATCCTTTAAATTATAAGTCACATTGAGATCTATTTTCTTTCCCGTCTTCTTGGAAGTCATTCTAATTTTGAAAGTTTTTCCCCACACTTTATCCACATCGGGCATTCCCACATTTATATTTTCAAACTGGTTAAAAGCTGTGTCTGTAAAATCAACATCAGAAGTATCGAACTGAATCTGGTTAATGTTAGGAATAATTTCGAATATCTTTTTGAAAGATATGGAAGGGTTCTGAGTTTCACTAATTTCGGCTAACTCAGATTGTAAAATCGAATTAGATTCCAAATATTTATATCCCCCATCCGACACGAGCTTTAGTTCCTGAATCGAACTGAATCTCCCAGGCATGCCATGCTCATTTAAAAAACGAAAAGCATAATAATAAGTTTTGTTAACATGGATTTTCTCTTCGTAAAAACACACATCGGAAGTTTGAGTGGTCGATCTAAAACCATCTTCCTCCACTTGGGGATATATACGCTGCTTTAAACGTAAATCTTTTTGCGCTATCATCGCTCCATCAAAATCACTCATCTGTGTAGGTTTCTCTTCTAAACGAAATATTTGCACATGAGAGAGCGCCGAAACCGAAGATGCCGCAATTACCTCATCTTCCAATAGATTATTAGATACCAAATATGATACTCTCAATTCCTCTTCGGTAATATTTAACGGAGTAGGATAAAGGCTGCCATCTATAGGGCTGAGGGGAGCGGGTTTTTCCGCAAAGAATCCAATGACTTGAGAGTTGTCTTTTCGTTGAAAAGGGATAATGTCAATTTGTCGGGGTGGGTTATCTATAATCGATAAAGTTTTAGAATGAATAGGAATCTCATAAATCTTAACGTATGGTTCCACTTCCAGCATACATTCTGCCACATAGTCATTGTCTGAAAGTGCTTCTGACATACTGGAATATTCCGTTCCCAAAGCCCTCATCGGATTTGGGCCAGTCGTCGAGAGTTTCATTTTATTCCATTGAGAATCTACAGGCTCATTGGTTGCAGGGCTATAAAGCCTCAAGCAACGGTCAGAAGTCGCATTATCTGGATCCGCAAGACCGGTCTTTTGGGAAATAGCAAAATTTTCATATTTATATTTATAAGAAACAACCCCCACATATAGATAGATATTGTAAGTATATTCGGCTCCATAGTGAACTTGTGAATCATATAGTTGAATCTCTTCTCCATCGTTGTTGTTGAGAAAAAAGAAGTTCTGCAATACTGTTGAGCTAGCTGTTCCTCCATCGCCCAATTCTGTACCCATCTTTTCTATGCGGTACGCTACTACATCCCTAACTCCAGTTGCGTAATGAGTTGCGTAATGAGAGGAAATATTTAAAAAATCTTTCAATGACCAAGATTCATAACTCATCAATGTTGGCATTGGGAATTGTGGTCCTCCGAAAGAATCTATCTCATTAAGAATCGCTTGAAGAGTTAGTGATGTTCTGGTGGTTCTTAAATTTCTATATCGAGCTTCGGAAGTCAACAAGTTGTATTGAAGAGGGGAATTAGTTAAAAAAGACACATCTGACATATCCGGATAATCCAACGACATCTCGTTCAAAAATACCTTTTTTAGATCTACACATCGAAAAGTCTCATTCAAATGTTCTTCTTCACCATCTTGCTCTATACGAACAGCGAGGGGCATTTCTTGAGGGGTTTCATCTACAAAATTCTTTTTAAGAATAGACAAAAACATATTATCAAATCCTCGATTTATCATAGCTGATAATAATCCGGAATTCGGTGATGTAGCAAAGGTGGGAATATTAACGTTGATATAAAAAGGCATTAAGTCGACGTTACTTACATCGAGGTTCGAAATAAAATCTCTATCAAAAATAATATTTTTCATTCTCTGTGAGATATATGAATCTGTGGAGCTAGAGTAGTCGGTTGCTCCCCATTTTCGAAAATATTCATTAATATTATGACGGGTATCATCGTATGTATCTTGATCCAAAGTAGTAACCGATTCATGCACTGCGGGCCAACTGAATGGTTCTGCTATAAATAATTTCTCGAGATCGGTTTCTGTATATTGACCTTCTAAGTTTAAATAATTCTTAACATCATCATCATAAACCAAGTTAACATTGGATGGCGTTGACAAAAAATAAAAATTAGGCAATTCATAAATTGAAGAACCTTTCTCTTCTACAGACGACAGATACGTTTGATATTGATTTTCAATGGTTGTAAAGTTATTTACACCAGCAAAGATCCCACGAGAAGCTTTTAGTATTTTAGATTCTAATTTTTCATAAGGAATGGTTATCTCATTATACAGCCCATCAAATACGGCAGAAGTAGAAATGCCGTCATAAACCGAAGTAGAATAACTTCCCCCTATAATAAAAGTTTCCCATTCCAAATCATCGTTTATTTTTCCCTCATCTCCCACAAACAATATCGGTGTTTTAACAGAATTGTAAATTAATTCAGAAGATATCGCTACCTGATCCTCTGCATCTAAAACATAGGTTTCCGAAATCAGCGAATCGGTGGGGGCCCACTGAGAAGCATAAGAAGTGTTGGTGCTTTCTAGGGTAGCTACGAAATTCCCCACATCTTCCACAATTTGATAGTTTCCACCGAAAGCGTTTCTTAACTTGTCGGATGAACCAGAAGCCAAAGTGGGGGAATAATACAATAGTTTGCGCCCACCCACGCCGGCGGCCGCTGCAGAGCAACCCTCGGTACCGTTGTTTCCGCCACCGCCACCATCGGCTCCGTTGTTTCCGCCACCGCCACCATCGCTCGTCATACCAAAACTTTGTTGGTGGGTTTCCCTCTCTTCCTCGCCACTATCCCTTCCTCCAGGCCCGGATCCGGGCAGGAGGGAAAGCGGCCGATCAGTTTCTTCTTCGTTTTTATGGATTTGTTCGGTCAAATCACTCGAAAGGCTACCTGCTGGTCGATCGGCTGATCGACCATGGCCTGGTCGATCGGCGCCGATGCCAGAACTGGTGTTGGTACCGCTGTTATTATTAGTCCGCCAGTTACTCATGCTAATACCCTCGTCCGGTAGACGTAGAAGATGGTGTGGACATGGTAGTTATAGGGGTGGAAATATCTAAAGAACTAAAATTAATTTGCGTTAAGGAAGGTGCTTTTTTGGTTTTAATAAAAGAATTTCTGCGCACATTATAAGATTTCATCACATTGCCGGTTCTTTCTCTGATTATACGATCCATTTCGTCTGTTAACGACATATTGGATGGAAACGAAAACGTTTCATTTATTAAAGACTTTTCAACATCTGTGTAAGTAATAATTAAGGAGCTTCCGATATTTCTTGTGTCAACAAACATATCATCCGATGCTGAAAAGGGAAAATAATCTATTTTGCTCTCAGCAGTATCAACATCGAGTTGTGTATTTTGTAAAATAGTCATTGATCCATTAACTAATTCGGGGTCGGGACGGCTGGGGGTTAACAACCATCCAGGATTTGGGCCTGATTGTGAGCTTGCGGCTGCGGTAGGATTGCTATTAAATCCACCGTAGCTATACCACTCAAAGATATCGTCACCTGCAGTGGGTGGATCCAACACTCGGTGACCATGCACAAATTGTACCACGTCGGGTGATGAACCTTGACCTGGATCAAAACCCATAATAAATTTGTTGTTACCTATTTGCCACGAATCGGAAGATCCTAATATATCTGCACCCGAGGAAGTGGTGGAGTGGCTGTCCATCCACTCCAATGTTTCTTCTAGTTGTTGGAGTATTCCACCATCTTCATCAGCATCTGAACCACCGGCATCGCCAGCTTTCGTTGTTGTTGATTTTGTTGCTGTTGTTTTTTCTTGTTCTTCGATCTCTTCAGCTACCTGTTCAACTGCCTTATTTATGTCTTCCCATGGCCATGTCATCTTTTATACTCCCCCCATTTCCTATTTAGGAAATTGTTTTAAATTTTTTGTATTTCCATGCTTAAAAGGATTATTTTGATCAAAAATATCCGCCGCGATCTTGGTAACATCTTTTGCTGTTTGTTTTTTTAAAACTACCTCTTGTTCTCTCATAAATGATGCAGGCTCATCATCTAATTCAAAAAACGGATCCTCTTTATTAACAAATTTGTCTTTTTGTGGATCTTGAAGTTCATTACTTAAATTCTTAAGACTTGGGTTTACAATATTGGTATTCTCCAATAAATTATTTTTCTTTTGTTGTTCCAATAAACTGTAGTCACTGCCGATATCGTCACGAATAGTGATATTTACCCCAAACAAAGCTAAATTAGAAAATTGTTTAAGATCACCCATCTGCTCTCGCGAAGGGGGTGGAATTATTTTATTAGATACTAATTTATTTACCATGGCTGCTGCCTTTACAACTGTTTTCTCATTGGCAACCTCTTGACCTCCCACGAATACCGTTCTTCGTCTAGGTGTGGTATTGTTTCTTTGATTTGAAATAGTTTTTAAAGTTACATTTCTTCTTGCCATAATCTCTCTCCTTTAATTTCAGGCACCATATTCTTGCACAAACGCCATATCAATGTCGATAACTAGGCTTCTCATTTGTTCAGCCCAATCATGATTGGTGCCATGGACGTCTTCGGTGTCCCAGGTGCCGGTGCCTCCGAAACCTACTGCACCCGCAAATAATTCTTCAAATTTTTCATAATCTCCATCTCCCGTTAAACTGTCTGCAAAATGCGTTGAGGCATACAGTATCGCATCATAAAAGTTTCTTAACGGGGCGCCCGATCCCTTGACTCTCTCAAATTGTTCTGATAAAAAGGTGCGCCACAAATCTTTGCGGGTATGTTTTCTCTGATCTGGGGTTAAGCTCGTGTTAGCCAAGCTTTCACTCAGATGTGTCGCAAACTCATCAAAATCCGCATAGCTGTCTCCCGTCTTTTGGGCTACAAAATATTTTTTAAAATAATCCCACACTCCGCTCGAAACAAACTCATCAGTGTTCCATGCCCATGGAATTGTGCCATTTAAATCACCTCCCCACACTTTCTTATCAAAACCAACAATGACATCGGCTGCTTCCACTTCCCAATCTTGTGCCGCCTTCCACCAATACCTGGTTGCAAAAAATCTTTGGGTCCACACACCACTTATCCCAATGTCCGCAGTGCCCGACTCTGGGTAGCCTTTCCACCATTGTTCCAGCGAGCCGGGGGCTTCCACGCATGCGGAGTAAGCGCTCCATAAACCTGTGCCGGCATAACCACACGTTATCATCATGAAATCAAGAAGAGAACATCTCTCCGGAGAAATAACGTTTATTGCATCATTCCCCATCGATATTTGTGAGACTCCTGTTTGGACTACTTGTTCTGCCGCAGCCATCCCAATGTTGCTTATATCTTGATATGGTCTTAAGTTTGTAACCGTATAGCAACTAGTTTCTGTCGCATCTTCGCTTCTTCTCCCAAAGACAATTTCGCTATTTACTACATAATCCGTCGGCGTAGATATCCCGGGGATTGCAGAATAAACGCTATGAGGCGTTATATCTGTTGATTCAGATCCTTCTCCTGTTATTATGCCGTCAAGTGAATTAATTCTATCTAGATATAAACTCAACTGCTCCGTTGTGGTAGCTTTGGGATTAAGTTTTGTGGAAGAATTTGCGGCCGCCCTATAGATTTTATCTATATCTCCACTATATCTATCAAAAAACAAATCATCATAAAATTCTATTAAAAGAGGTGCCCTATTCCATGGGGCTTCTTCGGGGTTGTCTCTATAGCGCTCTTCCACTCCCTCAATAAAAAAATCACTCAAAAAACCATCCATTGTGCTCGAACAAGACTCCATTGCGCCGCCTGCAAAATGTTCAAAGGATTCCTTTATATTTTCAAAGTCTTGTTTTATTTTATAAAATAACAATTCGCTACGATCCTGTATGGTAACTTCGAATTCATAAAACCATCTTCGATTATCAGCATAAGATGTCACAGCCTCAAAATCACTTTGCCAATCACTGGACTGACCGGTGGCTTTGTATACTTTAAGTTTCTGAAATTCAAAACACATAAGTCTATATAGTTTATTTGAAACATCAAGCCCTGACAATGTGGCTGCACGAAAGCCACGCAATGTAATATAAGAACACTGGTTGCCCAGACCCCCATTGTAACTCTCGTCTGCCAACTCTTCATTGCCCGGTTCCACTTGGAACGTAAAAGACTGAGGGGCTGGATTAGACAAATTGAGATTCGTATTATAAAAAGATGTCATTTTCAATACCTCATCCCAATCGTTACCTTTATTAGGCACCACATCTCCTGTAGATATCGGAATAGTTCCATCAGCATCTGCAGTTTTATACATATTTAAATAAACTGAGGCTTTTCTTAATCTGTAAGTGGAAGAAACAACTTCCTTTCCATAGAAATTTTCCAACTTAGTTACATCACAAATATGAGAAATTTTACTGTAAAATTTTAAGGCTTTTTCATAATCAAAAAAGAAAAAACCAAAATCTTTAAATAAATATTCATTATCTTTTTTGAGCATTTCCCTCGTATATCTGGTTGCGCCGGGGTAGATGTAAGCATATGATCGATTCCACGTTGTGGGGATTCCGGCGGTGCCATCTGCGTAATAATCAAAAGCTTCCCCTCTCTCCAACATGGAGAAGTATGGGAGTGGCACACTAACCTGACTCTGTTGGAAGATAGATTCACGAAGATTTATAATGCGAGGATTAGAAATTATTTCACGTCTCACTTGAACCCCCTTTCTCACTAAGAAGTCAGCATCTGCTATCTTATTTCTAAATACATTATAAAACCTTCCCACTGGAGTGGTGGTAGATTTATCAGGAAATGTTCTGCGAAACTCATTAAGTTCTCTCAACAAAAACACATCACTTCCGTAAAGTTGTAAAATATAATTTATATTATCATAAACACTTTGAAGCTGCCAATCATCTGTTGTGAAAGATGCTAATTCTGCTATGTCGCTACGAATGGTATCCAAAAGAGTATCGTCTTGCTCATAGTAATCTCCATCCAATGATTGAATAACATTATCAATCACATCTCCATTTAGATTAATAAAAATATCTTCTTCCGAAGTGACCAACGATCCGTTGGTTGTTAATGTAATAAATCCCGCATTTGAAAATCCAGATTCAAAAACCTTTTTCCTTCCGGCTTTAAACAAAGGAGGATCGTGAAGCATTCCATCCACATATGTGTTCCACTGAGTTCCTTGAGTTCCTTGAGATTCGGCGCTATTTCCAAAGACATAAGAAAAACTCAATAATCCCATTTTTTCTATTCTAGAACTAACCACCTCGGCTATGCTCAAAAAATTTGCAGTCACGAGGACACTAAGGGGATCACCTCCCATCGGGAGGTTCGCCAGGGTATTCATATTTATAAGTTTGGTATCGGGGTTGTTGTCATAGAATATACCCAAAGGTAAGGATGCATCTCTAAAAGTTATCTTTTTTATCGGATTATTTTGAGCATCATAAAAAGTCTCTTCTTCATAATTGCTCAGAGCTATATCTAAAAAGAATAAGTTAGATTTCGACACTTGTTGGAAACCATTAATTGACCCTCCGTATACCTCCGAACCCTCATAAGTTGTGCTGAAGCCGTAATTCTCTCCACCGGCCAAAAAGCTGTTAGATATTCCTTCTAAAATAGACCACTTGCCACTTACCAAATTATCATAAACCCGATCGGGACTATCCGCTTCTTGCATGCACAATAGCAAGCCGATTCCCGCGTATTGATCGGTAGTAAAGTCACTCATATAATCTGCAAAGTTACCAACTCCCCATTCGTTTAAATCAAAATAAAACGCCAAATTTATTTTTAATTCCGTCACTCCGGTTGAAGCAGATGTATCGATTACCACCTTTTCTATGAAAGGAGTGGGCATCAGTTTCCCAAACTTTGTTACTAAATCTCCAGAAAAACGCGTTATTGACATATTTCAGGCTCCGTTACTTTTCCATATATATCCACATCCTCTGGTTCGGTAGATCTCAGAGAAGTGCAATCAAAATCCAAATCCACATAATATGAATCTTTATTAAATTCGCTAGCTATTTTACATGCCTTTTTAATATCGATCTCGGCATCAGTAAGTATATCAAAATAATATTCTACAGAATTAGTTGTCAGTTGAGTGTTTTTGGTGGCATGTTCCGCATCTTTTTGAATTGCCATAAGGGTTCCATCTTCACTCTCGATGGTCTTCATTAATTCTCCTTGGATAGAAGTATTCTCATTAGGAAAATATTTTCTCATCAACGCATCTCTGCTCGAACCATCAATCCATGTTTTGGGATAAGCATCGGCATCTACTTCAAATATCTCTATTTCAAAATTCTCCGTCAAAAGAGCAGTATTAACTTCTTCTCCGTAAACTAACAAATTTTCTCTTACTAATTTTATGACTCGGTTATCCGCGAAGGGATCTGATGTCACCACTATCTCTCTAAAATCTTCTTCCGTTAATATAACGTTGGGATCGAAGTCTTCGATTTGTTTAACATAATTGAGATTAATGTTAATTTGAGGAATGCGAATTTGGTTTTTGTTATCTTTCTGGAAAGATGAAACAATGGTTCCTTCTAACGCCACAATTTTCCATGCCGGCGCGGTCTGAGTATCACCCTCCAAGTAAGCATCTCCGATCATTGCATCAAATCTATAGTTATCAACTCTAGGTTCGATTCTCATAGGCTCTATGTCGGTTTGAAAATAAACTAAATAATCATTATCTTCATCATTTTCGTTTTCGGTATTTAAGGTGTTAAATTGATTTTCTGCATCTTGGAACATCACCAAGCTTTCAATGTATTGAGAATCATTTCTAATACGTGAAACCACATCATTTTGTTTTTCGTTAAGCCCGGTATATGCGCCATCGTAAATGATATTATCATCCAAAAAACTATAATAAATTGGTTCAAATTTTCCTATGGAAAACAAATAATTACCATAACCCGTTAATTTCAGATCTATTACTTGTTCTTTTCTGTTAATAAATTTAGCCATTAGTAATTTCTACCTCCACCACCGCCGCCTGCTCCGCCGCCGCCACGATTACCACCGCCGCCTGCTCCGCCGCCGCCACCGCCGCCTGCTCCGCCGCCGCCACGA